CTCCGCTATTTCGCGTCGATCGACGAATTTTCTTACGCCGAGGAAACCAAGTTACTCAGCTCGATATCGCCGACAGTCCTTATCGGTCAACTGCGGAAATTGCGGAAAGATTTAAGGGCAGCAAAAAGGGCGATCGACCCTGCGCCCCGCCGCATCATGCGCCCCTGCGAATACGGTCTGCTCGGTACAGTGCGCGATTTGGAAACGCAGATGGGGACCGTCGAAGCCTATAACCGGCTCTGCGACGCGGCCCAGCGGTTGAAGGCAAAGATCGATGCCGGTGACGCCGAGCAGCAGCACAAGATGTGGGCGACTGATCCGAATTTTATCTACCCAGCGGAGCAGAGATGACCGACCCCGACGACTGGGCCGAGCCCGAATACCACGACGAGCACCGCACTTGCCAGCATGGTATTGGGCTGGGTGGGGATTGTGATTGGTGTGGGGAGATGGGGGAATGAGTGAAGCGATGAACGACTTACTTGCGACGACTCGCAGATTTTGGGGTTTAGAATGATACTGAAACCGGAAGAGGTGGTGAATATCACGGGCTTGCACCAAGCCAAGCGCCAGGCCCGTTGGTTCGCGCAGCATGGCATCAAGGCGACGATCAACGCCGCGAATCAGTGCGTGGTGTTCGTCAAGGATATCGAGGCGCCCGTGATCGCGCCACGCCCGCAACTGAGGTTGGCAAAATGAGCCGTCCACGCAAAAAGCTGCGCGACCCGCTCGGCAATCTGTTGCCGCCGAAGATGCATTTTCGGCACGGCGCCTATTATCTGGCCAAGCCGGACACGCGATTTATTCACCTGGGCCGCGAATTTGCCACTGCCATGCAGCAATACACGTTGCGCGTGGCGCCGACCGGCAAAGACGCGATGCAGTGTTTGATCGAGGAATGGCGCAAGGACAAATTGCCCGCCTACGCCGAGAAGACCCGTGACGATTACGGGCGCATGTTGGACGGCATCGCCACGGCCTTTAGCGAATTCAATGTGGCCCAGGTCACGCCGGCCGACGTGTACGCGTTTTGTAGCCAGTGGAAAGATAAGCCACGCAGCGCAAATTCGTACCGCTCTCTGATGGCCATGCTATTCACCTACGGCGCAAGCACCGGCTGGCCGAATGATAACCCTGCGCGACAGTCTTTGACGTTCAAGCCCGCACCGAAACGCGATCGATACCTGACCGACAGCGAGATTATCAAGATCAAGCACGGCGCACTGACCGGCAAGGATGAGCGGGATAACGTCAGCGGCCCGATGGTGTGCGCATTCATAGACTTGGCATTGGCGACCGCGCAACGTGTGGGCGACCTGCTGGCGCTCGACTGGTCTGACGTGAGTGATGCCGGGATTTATTTCCACCCCGCCAAGACCGTGAACAGCACCGGGGTTCGGCTGCTGATCGAGATGAGTCCGATCCTCAGCGAGATTTTGGACCGGTGCGGCCGCGCTAAACTTGGGCCGGTGATTCACCGCCAGGACGGCAAGCCATTCACCTACAGCGGCCTACAAACGGCGTGGCGCCGAGCTCGCGATCGTGCCAAATTGCACAACGCGCACATCCACGATTTGCGAGCTAAAGCACTGACGGACATGGAGCACGCGAAGGAGGCTCAGGCACTGGCCGGACACGCCACAGAAGGTATGACCGCGCACTATCGCAAGGCGCGAACAGTGACAAAAGTAAAGGCCGCATTATGATCGGTTATGAACACCGATCACCATACGGCCTTACGAGTACTATATAAATCAAGGGTTTAATGTCGGGGCGAGAGGATTTGAACCTCCGACCACCTGGACCCCATGCATGCAGTCTGGTATCGAGAAAATCCAGTATTTATAAGGTGCTCAAGGAAATTTTAAATGGTGATTGTTCATAATTCACCTTAAAAATATAGCCCAAACATCCTTATATTTACTACGTACTGATCGGAATTATGAACAGTTTTTGGAGTCAAAAATGAAGCGAAAAAACCCACAGATAGAAGTAGACGCGTTCAATGCAATTATGGGGGTTGGCGATCCGATTGACTACTGGGAAATTCTTGGGGAGGGTGACCCGAAGCGGTACACCACCCGAGCGCCTGCCGAAGTATTGAGCGGGCACACGGCGGTCGTATGGGTAAATGAGAAATCCGGCTGCCTGTCGATTTCGCATTGTCTGCCGGCCAATCCAAACGCAAAATAGGATTTGCCATCATGACCAAAGAAGACTTCGAATCTGCCACCGCAGCACTCCCCGAAGGTGTGAGCTGGGGCGATCCGCTGACGCCGGAGATTGCGCGGGGGATTGGGATGGCTTGGGCGGATAAAGCTGCCGAGACTTTCAATTCCATGCGAAAAACTGCCCGGGCCGCCGGCAATGTCGAGCGAGCGTATATTTACGCGGATGTGGTGGTACGTATTCGGGCAATTGATGCGCTAAGAGCGCGGGAGAAAAGGATGTCGGCTATAAAATTGACTTCCAGTGAGCTTCTGATTCTAAGATTCGACAATTCAAACCCTGAGCCGCGAAGGTTTCGAGCGGATGATGTCGAAGTATCTATTGTTGCCTCAGAAAATGGGGTTGAGGGGCAGCCAGATTTACCGGCCCTGGGATTCTGCATAACAACCACTCCCGATAGTCATGGAGAGCAAATCAGGGCGATCTTCGACATCGATAGCTACGAGGAAATAGACCTCTTACGCCGCTATTGCGAGATGACGCTTGAGCTGTTCCGCGATGGAAGGCTGGATTGATCGTCGCCACTGGCGAGAGGAGATGGGATGGGCAGAAAACGTTATATGTTTGACGAACTCGGCAGTCTTGAGAAATTGATGCGCTTAGCGGCCAACGATAAGACGGGCACGAAATTCGTGGCGGTCAACTTTTCTCGGGCAGCGGCCCTGCGATATGCGAAGGCTATCAAAAATATTCGAGGCAAGCTGATTGATATTGCCATAACGCGAACCACCGGGAGAAATGGATAATGAATCTCAAGCTGCGCCGTCTATGCGAAAGAATGGCCCGCGCCAATCGCCTAAACACGCGCGGCCTGCGGTCATACCGGCGTCAGTTCGCCAAAGCTCACAAGGATCAGCATTCGTTAGTCACCCAAGTGGTATCCGGCTATGCCGGGAAGCCGCTCAATGCCGAGACCCGAGACGCGATGCTCGTCGACTTGATGAAAGCTTTGCCGCCCGCACCGGTCATGGATTATGTGCAATCGGTATCGGTCGACGCCGACCGCAAGGCGACGTTCACGCTAACGCCCGAGTTTTCGGCGCTGCTGCGTGCGCAGGGATACGGCGATGCTGAATCTTAGTTGGATCGATCCTCGCCAAACCGTGCATCTCGAATCGGGGTACGGTCTGGATGCGATTGGCGCGATGAAAGGCATTGATCTGCCGCGCAATAATACAGAGCCGGACGCCCTCTATCGCAATCGATTGACGATCCGCCTATGGGAATGGCGCGGCCCGACGAGCGGCGACGAAACTACCGCGCCAGCGGATGACAGCAAGCCCCGCGAAAACCACATCCGCGATGCCATAAATGCCTCTAATGGATGGCGTGATTAACAGCAAGAGACGCGATCACCCGATCCATCAAATGATCATCTACATCCGGCACCAGCCCCGCGGGTTTTCCAACCTGACGCACTACCCCGCCGGCACGCCATAGTGGTGGCACATCAGGAACCGGATCGCTTCCATTGCGGCATAGCCACGGGTTGATCGACTTGAGCAGATCGGCAACGCAGGACGTGGGGCTGATGCGGGGCGACTCGAATCCGTAGACAGCAATAGGCATGATGCCAGAGAGAGTCATCTCGGTAGCTGCGCACAAAGCGATAGCGGCACCGAGAGAGTGGCCGACGAGCGTAACCGGCTGGCCATTGATCGCCGCCAGGACATCCGTGGCGATAGACTGCCACGCATCCCAAAAACCCGCATGTACGGGACCGACGCCCATCACATCGGTGGTCAGTGCATCAAAGTCATGCAGCCACGCATCGATATCGTCGGAGCCGCGGAACGCCACAACAAGACCCGCCGGAGTCTGTCGCACTATCGCCCGAGAGGCGCTATCTGCTATGCCGATATCGGGCGCTGCGGCATAGGCCTCCTGCGCCAGAAACGCATAATCGAGAGGAATCATTGCGGCGTGCTGTATCGCATAAGATCAGCCTGGAATCGCGCCTTTGCATCAGTTGCCTGACGAGCAACCTCAGCATTAGCTCGGTCAATGATGTGCGGGCAGTACAATGCCTCATTAACATCGCTCCAGGAAATTTCCCCCATTCCCAACGCATTAAAATTGGATGGCGCTCGAACCGCATTTAGATTCTGATTTACACCGTCTAACACGCAGCGGGTTGCTGTGTCTTGAAGTGTGGCGGCCTGAGCGTTTGTCAGTGCGATGGCAAAAATCGCGGCAGCAAGCGTCTTCATCATTGCACCTCAGGTGTTGATGCAGCGGTTGGAGCAGTCGTAACGGGCAACGCATTGATAATCTGCGTCAGAATCGGCTGAGCTAGCGTCAAACCAAGCAGAATAGCTGGCTGATTCGGCAGGTCCGGCAGCGAGCCGACAAGCGTAATCAGCGCCGGGAAGGCCGTGGCTTGCAACGTCTGGAGGCTCGCCACATTGATAACCGCGCCGGCCGCGCAAACGGCCTTATTATCCGGGATGATCGTATTTGTCAGCAGCGATTGCTGGCTCGCGGTCAGGAGCGGCGAGACCGATAACACGGCCAAGTCAGCATTCACAATCGGGCAAAAATCCGTCACAAGTTGCTGCGGCGTGGGGATGGACACGGGAGCCGAGGTGCAGCCGGCGAATGCAACACAAACAGCGGCCAAGGCCGCGATAAAGATCGATTTCATGATTTTCCTAAGGTAGAGAGATTTTTGCGGCGGCACCAACGGCGCTTGTGACCGCACCGGCTACAGCACTGGCACCTGCTGCACCGGCCGCAATCGGGGCAGAGGCGCTGACACCAGCCTCTTGAAAATGGATAGCGTAGTTGCCGTTGTTCTCGGTCGCATCGAGACTGAGTGACGTTAAATCTCGGCCGTCTTGCACTAGCGCTTCGCAGCAGACCATTTTCTTGAGATCGGCGCTGTAGAACGGGCGAACGATATAGGTCGAGCATCCGGATAGGCCAGCGAGCGCCAAGACCAACAGAGCGCGAATCATGCTGCGGGTGCGGCTGGGACGGCAATCGGAGCAGCGACGACGGCGCCGAACTTGGCTTTGATCGCCATCTGAGCGACGTGCCCGGCGGCCACTGCACCACCGACCAGAAGCGGCATAACATCGGCCGGCACCGGATGGCCGAATCCCGTGAAAATCCACTGAATCAAGCCAGCAACCGAGCCCGAGGTGACGGCTACGCCGCCGGTGACAAGTGCGTTATTCATTGATGCTCCTATGCGGGTTGGTGAGTCGATACGGGTAACTTCAGGCAAAAAAATACCCGCCGAAGCGGGTTTGTGATGGATTAAGCGGACAGTATTCGTTCGGGCGGCCATCCTCTGCTATGCCGGAAATATAGCGTTCCAGCTTTCAACCCAAGTTCGCGCGACCACTGCGCAATCGTTAGTCGTTTACCTTGGTGCTCAATGAAAACGTTGTTGCGTTTGTTGTTCGCCTGCTCTTCATTGGTCGCCCATTTACAGTTTTCCGGCGAATATCCTTCATTCACACGCTCTCTCTCCAGTGTCAGGCCCGGCGGCCGCTCCCCCATATCTTGCAGGAAGAATTCGTAACCGCTTCGCCACCGCTCGCAAACGGCGATACCGCGCCCACCATATAGGTGAAACTCGCGATACTTCGGGTTCTCGCATCGCGTGCGCATGTCGCGATAGATCGAATACGTACGGTTAAATGCGCTTTTCCGCGAGTGGCCATGTTTCGCCCTTGACTGGGCGGCGATTACCTTTTGACATCCGCACGAAGCAGTATGTCCATTGCGAATGTTATCGATATTCGCAACAGTCAGGTTGCCGCAGTCGCATTGAGCCTCAACCATCCTACCGCGCGCCTGATAACCTGCGCCCCTCACAATCACCAGCTTTCCGAATCTCTGGCCGATAGGCAAAGGAAAGGTTTCCTGCACTCTTTCCTTCTGGTAGCACCCGCATGACGTCGTCTTGCCTGCGCGGAGGTCTGCGATGGCGGCAACCTTATCCGCTCCGCATACGCACGCGCATAAAACTTTACGGCGCGCGCCACTGCCAATCACCTTTCCAGTTTTGATCGTCAATCGACCAAAAACGGATCCGGCGGAAACCGAGGCGATCTTTCCTTCATCGGCCATCCTCAGAGCATACGCTTGGGCTGCATCCCGCCTGAGGCAGCCACAGGATTTCTTGATGCCCTTGACCAGTTGTTGGCAACTGGCCTCAGTTTCAGACCCGCAATCGCAAATGCATCGCACTCTGCGGATATGGAACTTATCGGCCCAAAATGGGCTTGTGACAACGAGCCGGGAGAACCGCGAGCCAATTAGAGTAAAATCTGACGCAGCCATCGTTTAATCTCCGAGATTAGATGGAGGTTAGAGGCCCACAAGGTGTTGACGCACCGAGTGGGCCTTGTCATTATACTATGGCTGTTTCGTGCCACGAAGCTTTTTGTCTTCGTTCTGCGCGTGGCTTACTGCTTTCGTGATTTCAATCCCAGGCTTCACGGCGCGCAGCGATAGCCATATCGGCAGGGTGATTTCGTGGACTCCGAGATTGACACCGCGATGGTGACCGCCGGGAACGGCGACACCCCCAACCTCATGATGACCGCACAGAACGACGAGGTTTCGGATATCGTCCGGTGACTCAATCGGCTGCTCGCCCATCTTGTGGGTGTAGCCGTACGGATCGAAGACATGCAGCGTATCCAGCATCTTGTCCGTATCTAGCGCTGGAAACAGGCTCCACTCGAAAAGGTGATGAACCTCCCGGTTTTCGCGCGATCCGCAAATCCAGCACGGCACATCAAGCTGCTTGACCAGCAGCCTCTTGTTTTTGCGAAACTCTGAGGACTCGGTACGATCTTCGTGCGCCGGGTAAACCACGTCTTGAGTCAGGCGTTCAGATTGCTCGTGTTCTTTGGTCATGGATTTCTCTTTACTGGCTCCGTATCGGAAGGATGGGCCTGCAAGGGCGCACCAAGCTCTTCAGCCATCATCCCCTCTGCCGTGCATTGCGCGCACGGAGACTCAAGCGGCACTTTGTGGCTGCATCTGGTTGTCATAGTCTAGAAATAAAAAACCCGGCGCGGGGCCGGGTCAGTGAATAAGTTGAAGCGGATCAGTCTTCCCAATCGGGAATTGGTACTGTCTGGCCTGCGAACTTGTGCGTGCAGTCATCCAGAAACTGGATCATTCCATCGGCGATGAACGAGTGACACACCGTGTCAGCGCCCTTCCATTGCGACGTGACCAATATGCTTGGTGAAACGGTCGGCTTATCAAGATCCCCGTTGAACGACCAGCAAGGATGACCGCCTCCGGTGATTCGAATTACGTGCAAGAATTCGCACCCAGGACACTCGAAAAGCATTGCCCGCTCACCGGTGTGATGCATCTGTTCGTGGAATTTCATGCAATTCCCAATGCGACCTTCGCGGCCCCATAAAGCGCCAAGCGATGCGGATATCCCGTGAGTCCGCCATTTATCACCTTCGTGATCTGGCTAAAATTCTGCGCGTCCGCGAGTTCGTTGAGGCCGTGATTCGCCCACCACCAAGCCGCCGATAGCGCTGCATTGACCGGTTGTTCGAGTAATTCCGGGTGGGCTACCAAATCAAGGCCGAGCCCCACCGCCGCCAACGTGTAATTCGTGCGGCCGGTGATCTGAATGCAGCCTCGACCGCGGTAGAGCCATCCGTCACCGCTCGCCTGATCGCCGTTACCATTCCGGCCGGCGTAGACGTAGTTCGCGATAGCCTCCGGCTGCCGTGCGTACTGATTGGCCTCGGGCGCATCGAAATGTGTCGGCCAGGTAGCCATCAGCCCGGCGGCTCCGTAGTTCAGGTTCTCGACCAGAGCGGTTAGACCCGCGCTCTCATGCCCGATCTGGGCCAGGAAAGCGGCTTGGCGCAGTGGTGTATTGATTTGGAAGCGATCGCAGGCCGCTTGGATCGGCGGTGCCCAGGCTTCGGCGCTGATCGATGTCGCGCCGCAGCCGACTTGAATGACTGATGGCATCATTTCAATTGCCCTCGTAAATCTTGTATGCGGCCACGATCCACTTCGTCCACTCGGGCAACGAATGGAAAAAGATGTAATGAAAAACGAGATATCCAATCACGAGCGCCACAAAGCGCTTGGAGAAAATCTGCCTAACACCCCACTCCCAGCCGCGCGCAAGTCGACAAAAGAACCGCGTGGCATTTACGCCGCCATCCCACATATCAACGATCGCTGCAGTGCGCTCGCCTTGCAGATCAATCTTTCTGCCAAGCTCAAGAGTCGCGGCGTCCTGGCGCTGCAAGTGGGCCGTTACCTTTGTCAGCCCATCCATGACATCCACGAATTTCTGGTCGCCGTGCGATAGCGCATTCTCTGCGCGCCCCATTCGGTCCCGCAACTCGTTGATCGCGTCTTGGTCGTTCATTCATCTGCTCCGAGACATAAAAAAAGCCGCTCGAAAGCGGCTTTGATGGTTGAATGATTCGACTACGCAACGGTTTTTATTGCTGAAAAACTAGTATCGCGTTTTCTCTTAGGAGTCAAAATCCATTCTTTCAATTTGATTCGGCAAGGTTTTTCTACCAATGCCCACAGGGCGAACGCCGATGCAAAACATGCTGTCCAATACGAAAAGCACTGAACCCAATCAGGAATTTCGGTCAGCGATGCACGATTCGCAGTCAGCCACATAAAAAACAGCAAGTGAATCAGATACAAGGCAAAACTTGTCTCGCCAAGCAATATCAGCGGTTTAGTTGTCAGCATCTTAGAAATCGCCCCGCGATTGAGACCGATCACGATAATGATGACCATGAATGATGGTGCTGAAATCGCTGAATCTGAAAAATACAACCATGGCGAGCCGGTCAAAACATGCCCAACGGCGCGGCTCGGGAAGTCACCAAAACGGTGCAAAACGAAGAGAGAATAAAGCGCCGCAACTTCGATGATCGTCCACAGAACAATCCCATCCGGCAATTTTTTAGAGTTCAGCCATTTAAAGATCGACGCCCCGAGCATCCCAAGCATGAAATTCACAATGCCGACAAACGGAGATGCAGCACCTAACCCGAACGCTGAGACCGTCATTGAATGATCATATGTGTAATTCGGTACGCCTCTGGCTGTCGCGATCGTCAATATCGATGCGCTGAAAATTAGCACGAGTAGTGTTTTCCAGTGCCATGTCGAGCGCCACTTATAAAAAAGGAACGGGAACATGATATAGAAAAACAACTCCATTGATAAAGTGTATGAAACCGGATTAAACGATAGCATGTAACCGTACTTCGGTATCCACGCCTGGACTAGAAATAAATTGGCGATAGTCACTCGAAGCCGATGATCGGTTGCCTGAGTGATAAACCACTGCGCAGACGGTGTGAGCAGCAGAAAAATGGCGAAGGTGACAAGGTGCAGCGGCCAGATGCGCGCGATTCTGGCGACATAGAATGCTTTCACGTCATGCATCGCTCGAAAATCTGGATAGACGTAGCTCAGAATAAATCCCGATAAAACGAAAAAACAGATCACGCCGTAGCCATATGGGAACCACGGCATCCAGGCCGTAGCGGCGAAACCCCCTTTTGTATGCCCCAGTGCGACACACAGCGCGGCAAAAAACCGTAGAGAAGTCAGGGAATCTATTTTTTTCATTATCGTGCCGTACCCAATATTATCGAGCACACGATATCAAAAAACAGATAATTTGCAAGAGAAACCTTTGAATCAGGCTGAGGCCCATATTTTTATATAATCTGCCGCCGTACTGCCTGCAACACATGGGCCACTTGCAATATTGATCAAGGTCGCGCTTACAATATCCCCAAAATTAAGGTCGCCTAAGCCAAGTGTTGGCGATCCCATCAAATCTACGGGGCCAAAGCCCAGCGGCGTGCCATTCACCGATATGTACATCTGACCGTCGGTCACATTCCCACTATCAAGTTTGGCGGCGATTTCAGCACCTTTTACCCCGCCTGGCGCGATTATCGTAAATGTACCCTGTGATGCATTCCAACCGGCAGCAAAATATGCAAGATCCCCAGTGGTATTTTGGTTTTGGTATTTCAAAACGGTGGCTTCCCCGTTGGGGAGTGCTTGTCCCTCAAGATTCGAAACATCCAGAATGAGGCGATGCGAAAAATGCACATGACCAGCACCGGTGATCCCAGCCAACATCGAAGGAAAATTGGCTCCAAATGCTCCATCAGCGACATAAATATTGCACGGACCCTGAGCATTGATCGTCGGCACTGTGCGCGGCACCGTCGAATAGATGTTGTTGCTCGCGTCAATCCGAATATCTCCGCTGAAATCAGGGTCGGTGACAATCAGCGGAACCAAATTTTGCGTGTGAATGCCGGTGCAACCTTGCATGATAATCGCACCGCCTACGGGATTTGACACATTGCTCGGGTTACTCGTGGCGATAAATGTGGATGCAATTTCCATCGTGACGCCCGTTAATGTCAGCGTCCCATATCGATTTGGATATGGAGGCGTGGCTTCGCTTTGAATCGGCTCAAGCATCGCACCATACGACGTTGTGGCAGTCGATGAGGTTTGCAGTAGTTCGCCGTTCTGCATAGTCACATTAGCGCCCACACTCAAAATGCCGATCAGCGGCGCGTTAAGCCACGCACCCGTTCCCTCCCCGTAACTGGCAATGAGATTTGAGTCAGCAATGTGAGCTACTGTTTGGGTACCGGTCGCGCGTAACGGATTGGGGCAGCCATGCGTCGATGTGCCGGAAACATTAAGCTCACTGACTAACGCGTCGGGCTGCGAGATATCCCCGATATCTATCCCGATAGGCGCGCCGATAACATCAACACCTTCGATATCTAAAAGCGAACATCCTCCTGCAGTGTTTGCCCAAATTTTCAAACCGCTACCATAATTTGTCACATAGCCGCCGGAAATAATATTTTTCCCGTCCGTTTTTAATTCCGTAATATTGAGGACTTCTAATATTGAATTTTGTGACGATGTTGATTGGCCCAACAACACAGTGTCACAGATAAGATGATTGATACCTTGAGGAATGGTCAATTTGCTTACTGAATTTTGAGCAGTGAGAGAATATGAATTGGCACCCGTCGATATCGCCGTTGACATCGCGGTTTCGATTGTGGAAGCTTGATCGGTCGTCATATTATGTGCCAGCGGGGAATGGTGGTTTGATGGGCAAAGTGGTTAGTGTAGAATTAGTGCACAGTTCGCGCAATGCTTTGCGATACGTCATGAATGTAATCACATCGGCGTTCGTGAAACTGCAAGTGCCGAGTGACACACCTTCGTTGATTCGCTCTAATGTTACCCGTGTATCAAACAATGCAGAAATAGCAGATTGCTGCATTGCGGCAACGGCCAATGCGTTTGTGTGAGCGGCGATATCGCCGCTGCTCGGGGATTGCAAAACCCCATTGCTGACTGTGTAGGGGGGTTGTGCGGCATAAGCCGATTGCCATTCGGCATCGCTGATAGCAATCGCGCTCACGCCGGATGGTACCGGACTATCCACGTCATCGTAGTAGCCAACAACAACTCCTGATGCGTTATATGCTGCAAATTTTTGTCCCATCATGAGCCCTCTTTATTTTCCAATTGCCAAAAGACCAATGCTTTGACCTGATAGACCGCCGCCGGTACTCGGATTGACTGCGAAAACTTCGAATGTCGAAACCGTTAAGCCTTCTGCGGACACGCATGCTTGTGCGCCAACTGTTAGACTAGTGGCATAAATTGCATATACAGCTGTGGGGAATGCAATAGGAAACGTACTACTAACACTCCCCCCAGTCCCCGTGGTCGCCTGGAAATTTTGAATGATCACCCCGCTTGGCAGTTTGAAATAACCATTTGTGGAGATCGACGCGTTAAACGAACCAAGATTGGACATACCGGCGGTAGATGAGCCTACTTCCCAAGCGGTGGTCGATTCTGCGATCAACAGCAAACTCTCCCCGGCAAGCGGAGAAATCGATGCACTTTGACCGGATGTGCTGTACGTGTAAGTCGACCCAGAAAATGCGACATTTGCGACATTTGCACCGAAATTAGATATGAGTACGGCATCGCCGACACGTGCTCCAATACTTGTCGGCGTGGGAATCGTCAGCGTGCTGCTGCTATTAAATATTAATTTCGCCCCCAAATCAGCGGCAGTTAAAGTGCGGGATGCTCCAATTAGTGTGATCGTTGAAAATGATACGCCATTGGCTTTAACAAAACCTGTCGTTGCCATTTTCGTGCTGTTGTCAAGTGCGGCAACAGTGGTCAAGTTTGTTCCCGCCGCTAATTGACCGAGTTGAACGGCTTGCTCACTTTGCGCTGCCACGGAGACCTGGACCGGCGCGCCGGTACACTCGATCAGCACCCAACTCGTCAGGGTCGCGTTCCAGACAAACAGCGCCCAGCCGGTTGCAAACAACTCGCCGCCTTGCAGTGCTGCATGGGCCGACCCCAAAATCGGGAAGGCGGTACCGGTTAGATTGAGAGTGGATGCGCCGGTATTCGTGTGCGCGATCTTGATCCAGATCGGGGCGCCTGGCGTCGGCGTGGTGATTGCGGGTGCCAATGCGGCCACATAGGCGTTTGCGGCACCGGTATCTACGCCGGCAGTGCCGGATCCAGTTTGAACCTGGCCCATCTGTGCTGCATGCTGGCTGGCGGTAGCGGGGGCGACTTGAAGGGCGCCAGCAGATTGACCGATGAGAATAGCGGTGCCCGTAGCCGTGCTGTAGATCGCCTCATATTGCTTGAGCGCGATCAACTCTCCGCCCTGGAGCGCGCCGACCGCGCCAGTGAGCGAGATGTTGCCGCCACCCGCATTAAGAGTGACCGCCCCCGTGTTGGAGTTCGCGACTTTGAAACGGATCGGCTGACCGTCGGTATAGGTGGTGACGGGAGGCGTAAGCGCGAGCGTGACAGTGTTAGCTGCAGCGCTCGTATCCACTGCATAGATCGCGGAGCCCGTCTGCAACATTTGCAGGATGTTCGTGATAAACGGCGCGCTCGAATATTGGGATATGTTGCCGGACGTGATCGTGGTTGCGCCAAACGCGACGGTCACTACCCACAGGCCGACATACCCCGAGTCAGGTGCGGGCGTCGTTTGCGTGCCGGTGGTTGCTGGGGTGCCGGCTTTGGCCTGCAGGACGACGATACCCTGGCGCTCCGTAGCATTCGAGCCGCCCAGACCGCCGGGGCCGTTGAGCGGCTGCGATACGTTGGCGCTGTTGAAGTACGGCAGCACGACTTGGGTCGTATCACTATCTTGATAGGTCGCTTCGATCAGAAAATTGACCGAAAATCCGCTCGTCGTAGGTGCCGGGCAAGAGAGCGTCGTCGTGCTGAGCTGAATCCCTTGTTTCAGGACAACGTCAGAGGTATCGGGAGGCAATACGCCATATGCCGTGCTGTCAACCTCCGCCAGCGAGTAGATCTCTCCCAAGCCTACCAAGACATTCAGCGCGGCAGGCGAATTGGGCGTACAGGCGAAGCCGTGAGCGAGCGTATTAGCGCCCAACACCGCGCTCGATAGTTTCGCCAGCCCGATCATGGCCGAGCGCATGCCGAACAGGAAGTCGGTGCTGCGGCCTTGTTCCTGCGTGTAAATAATTGGGCGGTCCATTTCGGTCCTGTAAATGAGAAAAGCCGCCCGAAGGCGGCTGGATCAATGTGTGCGGGGATTACGGCGTGATGGGGTTGTTCGCTATCCGGAGCCAGACTACGGTGCCAACTGCCCGTGTAGATTCGACGGCAGCGATGATTGCGGCGTCGGTAACGCTGGTCGCTTGTGAATCAGACCAGTATCCGTAGGCGTCGAAAGCCATCCGATAAGTGTCCCATTCCATCAGCGATTGCAGCCCACCAGTAGGCCGATACGCGGTGATAAGCGATTGGTAAGGCAGTGGGTCGCCCCACCGCCCGACGCCTGTATCCCAATAGAATTGCGCGTCCCACCCGCCCGAGTCGGTCGTATTGCTGGGCTCGAAGATGGTCGGAGCGCGCCCTGTGATCAGGGTCAGGACCGCCGACATGTTGGCTCTTGTCGGCCCCTTGATAAACAGGTTGGCGAGAATGCGCGCCTGAAATGCGCCATCTGTCTCGTTCGGCAGTCGCGGCAGGCCTGTCCCGAAAAAGTCATTCGAGATGAGGTCGAGCCAGCCGCCGGTGGCCGTCTTAATTCGCGTCTGCAAGCCCGCGAAGGTCAGCAACGCATACTGGCTGGAAAGCCCCCATGCCGCCCCCTGCAGGACCGCGTTGAGGTTGGGTGCCTGAGTGAGATCGCCAAACCAGCCGCGAGGCAGGTAAGACTGCAGGCGCGAAACGATATCGTTCTGATCACCCGTCATGAAATCACCACCGTCCCCACCACAATTGCCTGCTGCGAAGTCGCTACGAGGTCAGATGTGGCGCCATTGATCTGGAGCGCAGTGGCCTCCTGCACGCCGGCCACGCCATATGCGACGGCGTATAGTTGCGACCAATAGAGCGTCTGCCCAATCTGGATAGTGGCGATGAACGCCTGAATGGCAGATTGGATGGCAGCCGCGACGGTGGCATGCGTGTAGCCAGACTGGACGGTTACCGTCGCCGTGACGTTGGCCGTCAGGTTCGATGCGGCATAAACCGCGAAAGTCACGCTCAGCGGGCGGATCGCATCAATTGCCGCGTAGACAGCCGTTTGTAGCGGCGTCGTAAATGGCGAAATCACGACATAGAAAAAGCCGAGTTGCGTGGCGCCGGCCAGTGTCTGGTTCTCGGTGAGCGTGTACTGAATGCCCTGCTGCAATCCGGCAATGGCGGCAGCAACTGCGCTCTTGGTGCCCTCGCGCAAACCCTGAATGTAGAGCGCAAAGCGCGCCTTCAGGGCCGTGTCCGATTCCGCATTGACGCCACTGGAAAATGCGTTGGCATTACTGACATAGTCAATACCGGGAATAGCGGTGCCGAGCACAGATATCGCGCCAGCGCTGACATTACCTTGCGCTCCGGAATTTTGAGCTTGCACAGTGACCAAGCCGCTCGAAATGGTCGCGGGTATCACATAGGCATTCGCCGTTGCATTCCAGTAGGCTTGCGTCGGGTCTGCCACTACCGCGAAAGGCTGTGTGCCATCTGCTGTCTGCACCAGCGCGCCCAGCGGGATCGTGGCCGCATTGGTCGGCGTGAAGCGCGAGAACGTGACTTGCCCGATGGCTGATACGGCCGCCTCACGGGTCAAACCGAAATCAGCAACGAACGTGTCTACATCGGTTCCACTGGACGTTGACAGGCGTGTCGTCGCCAGCAATTGCAGGATCAAACCTTGAATCCAGAGGCACACTCCCGCGACGGCCTCACTAATCGCGCGCAGCACCGAGCCAATCGTAAAATCAATCAGGCTCGAAGCCGCGCCTTGGACTGCTGTCGCGAAGTTCGAGACGATCGCCGAGAACGATTGGGTATTGAGGTTTGCCATTAGTTGGACACGTCGAATTCAACAAATTGAGGCGTCGCCGTGTTGGCGTCCGTGTACTGGATGTACGAACTCACCGCGCCTTGTACCTGCGTGAGCGTGATCGACGGCGCTGGCTGTCGAGCAACGGCTGATTCAAGCAACATCTGCCCGCGAATCAGGGCGCGCGTCACCGGCACGTTGCCTGGCGAGCCCACCTTGCGCGGCACGCCCGCGCCGTAGGTCGGATGCCAGGTGTAATCGGGCGATGCGACTGGGTTGCCGGCCGAATCCGAAAGTGCCGGATTGGTCAGCAGGCGGCGATAGACGCGCTGCGTTCCAGTCGTAGGCTGATCGGCGAGCAATAGGTCGCCCGAAGCGGACGCCGAAAGGTCGCCGCCGTACCAATGCATAACGTCTGGCATAAATTCGATGGCAATAAAAAAGCCCGCGCATGGCGGGCTTGATTGTGTGAGGGGGCTTCCTATAAGAGGAAACCTCGCGACTGCATGAATTCGATTGGATCTCTGGCTTGCTTGCTACAGTTGCATATTGGGTGCAGCAACTGAGCGTTTGTTAATTCATTCGTGCCACCTTTTACCAGAGGAACAATATGGTCTAGGTGGTATTTTTTGCCCAATTTCTTTCGGCATACAGGGCACTTCCCTCGCTGCTTTCCGATTAGGAACTTGATATCTGCGGCAGTAATGACACCCGGCACATTGCGCATTCTTGCTCTGCGCTTATGCCCATTCACTCGTTGGTTCAGGGCGTGACGCTCTTTATTATTCTTGCGCCATTCGCGGGCAGTCGCAGCGAAATGTTCTTTGCGCTTTGCATAGCGCATCCTATCTCGCACGCGCTCAATCTCAAGATTCTTGCGCCTATACTCCCTGTCATATTCCCTTAGGCGGGGTCTATTCTCCCTCATCCATTCGCGCATACCTCATGCTTATCGACGCGGTACCGCGCCATATATTCGCGCTTATAGGCGTCGACGGCATCTCGGTTCTTCTCTATCCACTTTTGTGTGTATGCGAGAGACTTTTCGGGATTTTCTTTGCGCCACGCCGCGCCTTTTGCATTGCGACATACCTTGCAGTTACTGTAAGGCTTCCCGGTGTTACGCCCGGACTTGTACGTATAGAAGCCGTTCAGCGGCTTTTCTTCGCCACAATCCTTACAAACACGCGTGATATGATCGTCATCAGCCATCTGTCGTTCTCCGAGAACGGTGGTTGGTCAGGGAGCCGGCACGTGTTGGTAGCACTGCCGGCTTCCGCTATTTTAGCTCAGTTACTTCGGATTGCGTACTAGCCGCCTGATACGGTAGAGGTAAGCTGCCCACTGCCCATTGTCTGGTTCGGAATGCTCGTCGGCGTGCCCGGTGTTTCAGACGTGTGCGTATGGCTATTGAAGAAGGCAACCATCGCCGAGGTAACGAACTGAAGAAGCGTTTGACCGGTTGCGCCCATCTTGATTGCTGGCGCCGTGATGGTCGCTGTGCCAGAAGCCGTCACACTGGCATTCGTGGCCGTCGTGCTTGAATTCCCCGTCACATTCGCCGTCATGTTTCCGGTCACCGTCGCATTCAGGTTGCCGGCGGTGTTCACGTCGATATCGCCATTCGTGACAAGCTTCACGAAGCTGCCCGTCTGGTGAACCGCCCAAATCTCGCCGCTCGGCACCGCGATGGCCTGCTGCGCGACGGAAAAATAACGCCCGACGATGCAACCGGAACTGAAGTCTCCGTTTTCGTAGACGACCAGCACCTGATCGTTGATCTGCGGGCCGACCGCGACGCCCCAGCCACCACCAATCCCGATCGCGCCCAGCGGCATCCAGTTCGATTCCTGCGGGCCAAGTTCAGGGTCAACCGGCTGCAACTGCACCTTGACCGCGTGATTCGATGCGTCGTAACTGGTGATGGTCGCGAGCCGCGGCAGCGAGTAGTCGTTCGTCGACATGCGCGCCTGCTGGCGGATCGCATTCGATAGTGCGTGTGCGCCCCTCATACGACCACCTGCGAGTCGGGCGCATGGTTCTTGGCGGTGACCGTCATTGAGTAGCCGCCATCGAAGCTCATGGAACGATTGATGTTGTCGGGGAAATATTGCTGATCGAACGCCGTGCCGGTGCCGCCGAACTGGATGATCGAGGTGATGTCCAGATCGTTGTCGCCCGGCATCGTGAGCCCTTCAAGCTTCATCTCATGCGCGACGAGCTGCTTGTACCAGTTCTGCGCCGCTTGCAGCGCCTGGTCCTGCGTCAGGTTGGCGACGGTCTTCGAATAGACTTGGCCGCCGGCTCCAATCGAGGACGATCCGACCTTGATCGTTTTGGCGCTCGTCGGATACGCGACCGTGAAGCCCTTCGCAAACTTCTTGTTCCACGAGCGAACCTTGACCTGAATGCCGCGCGAGACTGTGAGCGCGCGCTGCATCTTCAGGTTTTCGAAGTTGGCCTTCGGCCCGCTGCTCGTCGTGGCAACCTGATAGACAATTTGATAAGGCGTCGTGTTGGCGGGAACTGGCGCCGGCTGAAAATAGAGCGACTGGCCGCGCACCCAGACCTTGAATCCTTCGAGGTCTGCCAGGTAGTTCAGGATGTCCCACTCCGAGCGCTCATCGGCCATGTTGACGTGGTCGATCTCGTAATACTTGCCGACCATGGTCGTGGTCGCGGTGACGACCGGCGTCAGGCTGTGCTTTTGCGCAAGCGCGGTCGCAATCTGGCTCGACGTCTGATTCGGCCACTTCTGCGTGGTCTTCGCGTCAATAAACACGCGCGTCAGGTCTCGCCCGTCGACTTCGATCGTGTACGTGACCGGGTCAATCTCGATGTGGTCGACCTGTCCGTAAATCCAGCTTTGAAGATCGGACGCGCTGTAATTCGACGGGTCAGACGGGAAGCCGATGAACAACTCGACAAACATGTCTTGCTGCTGCGAGAACCATGCCGCATTACGGTCGGTCGGCAGCAGCCCGCCAGCAAACCTGCAGCGAAAGGTGTCGGCCGAGTAGAAGCTGTTGTTATCGAGCTCGAAATCGATCCACCCCGTAATCAGCTCGCCATTGACCTTCACCGCCCCGCGCGGTTGCCGCCCGGTCGGAGTCAGAAATGCAGTCATAGCGCTTTAGGAACTGAGGATGCCGCCACTGGTGCCGTTGTTATACGGCGGGATGATAAGCGTCGAGATACCGGCAAGCGTCGGATCGCTCAGGTTGTTCGCCTGCGCAATCTGCGTCCATGCGCTCGGGTCGCCATACTGTTTCGCCGCGATATCGAACAGGTTGCCGCCGCCGACCGTGATTGTCCGGCCGCTCGAATTGATCTGGCCGAGGTTGGTCGACATGCGCCCGAGCAGCCCGCTCACTTGAAGCAATTGCGGCTGCAACCCGGACGCGTTGAGTTGCGACGTGAAGACCGCGACGTTCGCCAGGATCGGCACCGAAGGCAACACACCGGCCGGCACGCCGACGCTCGCGAGCGTTGCATCGGTCGACGTGATGAGCGCGCTCACGCGCTGGGCCGCAGCGTTGATCGGCTGCAGGACGGACGCGACCGTGCTCAGCGACGCGCCAACAAAGGTGGACACCGAACCGACCGCGCTCGATACGGTACCCATGAGGCCGGACAACGTGCTGTCGCCAATGCTCGACGTCAGCGAATTCGCCGAATTCAGATCGCCATTGATTAGATCGTCCGCATCGGGGCCGGCATCCCCATACACGGGCGCCGTGAGATCCTGCAGCACCTCGCAAACGATCTTGTACGGGATGCGGCCGAACCGGTAATCCGGCTCGAACGTCCTGATGTAGACCATCAGATACAGCTCATCCCACGACAGCGCGATAGGCTGCGCCGCGTTCTTCATGCCTTCGAGCGTCAGCGCGCGATCAAGCGCCGATTGGCCATCTTGCGTCGGGAAAAAGATCCCCGACCATTCGAGTGGACGGGGATCCGGTCCCAATGCCTGAATGTCGCGCACCCCGCCGATCATCTTCTTGATCGCGAGCCGCTGATCGCCACCGAACCCGATGGACTCGGGGACCTCCATGTCCTGAAAGACGAAATCGCCCAGCGTGAGTGTCGTCATATCAGTATTTCAGTCCCGGCATCGGCAGACTTACGCCAGTGTCGACGCCGCCCGTGCTAGTGGAGAGTCCAGTTTGTTGCGCGATGTACGGAGTCACGGCTTGGGCTACTTTCTTGCCGTCGATGTTGATCGTGGTATGGACGAGCCCGTCGTTTTTGCCTTTGGTTGCGAATGCGGGTGCACCTCCTAGCGGGCCATTCCCTCTCGGGGCGGCGCTAGGATCCTGGGTGGTTCCGCCGCCCGGCAGCAGGCTACGGAACCACGCCCACTTGGACGAGAACCAGTCGACCAAGGCGCCAAATGCAGTTTGGATACCGGACCACACAGCTTTCACCTTCGGTCCAATCACATCCCAGTTGCGATAGATCAAATACGCAGCGCCAGCGATCGCCGTCAGCGTGAGGCCAATCGGGTTCATCAGCAGCGCGCGGCCCACCCACATGATCGCAGGAGCGAGCATCCGGAACGCGCCAACCGCGATGCCGGCGACGCGTCCGAAGGTGAAGCCCAGCCAATACAGTGGGGCCGTGAATCTCATGGCGACCGACATCGCGAGCAACGCGCCGCGGAACAGCAGAATGCCGCCAGCCGCGATCGACAACACCGAAAAGATCGCGAGACCTTGTACGAGAAACTTTGTCAGGCCGGGGTTGTCCTTGGCGAACTGCGTGATGCCCTTGATCGTGCTGATCAGTGCTGTGATACCACGGATTGCGAGCGGCAAAACGGAGTCACCCAACTGCAGCATCAGGTTTGCCCACTTCGCATGCAGATCCACTTCCTTTCCGTCCAGCGTGCCGCCTGCGGCTTTCACCGACGCATCGATCCCGAGCGTCTTGCGCTGAGCTTCCACGGAAGCGTGGATATTCGGCAACTGCCGGTCGATCAGCGAGAACATCGCGCCACCTGTACTGCCGAAGATCATCGCGTTTTCGCGCGAGATCTGCGCTTGGCTGGCGATGCCGAGCTTCGCGTACATGGGCTTGATCGTTTTCTCGTAGAACTCGACCGGATCGCTCGCGAACTGCGCCTGGTTGACGAGAGGATTGCCCTTGAACGACTTGATGCCGCCCTGGCTATTCCAATCGATCTGTTTGTTATCCCACACACCCGAATTTGCGAGTTCGTGCGCGACCTGATTCGGCAAACGGATGATGCCGTTCAGTCGGTTATAGGCGGTGCGCAGCGAGAAGCCTGCTGTGCTGCCCTTCATCTCACCGATGACCGGCTCAAGCTTGCCGAACAGCGCTTCGTCTGATAGGCCCTGTGCCGCGACGCCGCCGCGCGCCATGAACTGGCGATATTGCGACCAGTCGACGTTGCCGCCCGACGAGCGCATGGCTTTCCAGCCTTCGTCCGCGATCCGGTTGAAGTCGGTCGGTGATTTGAGTCCACCGCGCATTTCAATGAAGCGCAGCATGTCCATCGAGGACGTGCGGTATTTGGCCTTCGAGTCCTCGTCCATAGAAGACGTGGCGAACGCGATCTTGGCGAGCACCGGAGCCGCCAGCTTGGCGCCCTCAAGTGCGGCCGATCCGCCCAATCCTGATTCCCGGAAGACGCCCTGAGCCTCCGTCATCAGCTTCATGTTCTCAGTCGCCGACGAGCCCATGACGTTCATCGCTTTCGCGAATTGCGCCGCTTCGTTGTTCGTCTTTTCGCCCAGTCCATAGAGCGAGAATTTGGCGAGTTCGGTCTGGAACCGCTTCGCTTCGTCAAGCGGCGCCTGCAGTGCCTTCAGCCCGAAAACGCCCACGCCCACCATGGCGCCCCCGGCCATCATGAGCTTCTGGATTTGGCCTATACTGCGCTGGAGTTGCTGCGCGTTTTTGTTCGCTGCCATGAAGTGGCGCGAGAGCCCGAGCAGGCCCGCAGACACGGTTTCGACCAGCGAAAGTTTTACCGCGACACGATAGGCCTCAAATGCCATTTTGTTGCCTATATGCAAGTCCGCGCTTCGTGATTACACGGTGCGCCGTCGAAACCACGCAACCGAACTCTTTTGCGATCCGCTCATAACTGAGCCCTGCATTTCGCATTTCGTGCATGCGCCCAATTTCTTCTTCGCTGAACTTCCGAAGCGATATAGCCATGCGCCCAGACCATTCACCTGGGCGCTTTATCCCACGCTTCGCGGCACTGATTTTCGGCCCAGCGTCAGGGGATTTGGCCTTTCCTCTTTGCGAATCACCGATCGCCTGCTTATGCGCTTCTGAAAGGCTTTTGCCTAACTGACTCTGCCTTATGCGCTCGACAGCTTCGGGGCAAAACTTCATCCCTAAGTTGCTATGAGCGATAGCGCGCCGGTTGTAGCCATTCGCCGGGTCGCACGCGGCGAAGTAATCGATGTAGTGCTGCTCTCTTTCAATCAAACGGCTCGGATCCTCAACCACCTCAAGTATCTCGAATGCGAAAGCTTCGCCGCCATGTTTAAGCCATCCCGACTGAAGGTGCTTATTGACGTGGTAGCCGCCTCGCAGCATCCTAAAGTGATCTTTTCTGCGCCTTTCAATGCAACTTGCGGAGCCGACGTATAATTTCCCGTCGACTAGGTTTCTAATGGCATAGATGCCGCCGACGTAAGGAGGCCTATTAGCCATGCAAAATTCCTTTTCCCGCGCTCAAGAATGGTTGGCAGACCGGGTTTCGTTCGTTCAATACCCGCGCGTCCGGCGGATAAAGCCTAGAACCGTGGCCGATCGAGGACCGAACCAGCTAAAGCTCTGGGAAGGACTCTGGCTGATCTGGTTCGGCGTCGTCGTGATGGCTGTGTCAGGCGCACTGCTGATCTTCATGGGCCTGTTCTTCTGGCACTTCATCACGGGTTCGTGATGTGGGACACACGGATCTGGTCAGGCAACACATGCCCGCCTGCCAGCCCTATCACCGCCGCCCTCCCCAAGATCTCCATGATCTTGTCCTTGCTGCTGAATGCAGCCGTGCCGAGAACCGGCCGCGCTGGCATCTTGCTGGTACCGAACTCGTGATAGACCATCACGTCGCTTGTCGAGCCGATTGCGACTTCCAAACCCGCCGATTCATGGCTGATTGAGTCGCGCAACTCGCCCGTACGTAGCAACGGATCGTTTTCCGAATAACCTTGACGCACCCGGTCGTCTTTCGTGGCTTGCGCCAACTCCGGCCACGCCTGAAACGGACCAACTGCCGGCTGGTATTCGCCGATCTCTTCTTTCGCACGCGCTTCAACGAGCGCGCCAACGGCACTCATGCCACTGTGCATCGCCAACACAAATCCGCCAGCCGACAGCATCACCAGATGCTCGGCGAACTTGGCCATACTCCCGAATTCTTTCATTCTTGCTTCCTGAAACTCATCGTCTCGAAATCAAACTTCTGCCCTTCGATCTCGGAAAAGATGATTGAGTAAGCGGCCCGGGTTACATCGTCCAAACTGAATGCCAAATCGAGGTCAACGCCGTGCGAGACAAGCCATAACGCCTCGCGAATCGGCGCCGACGTTACGATTTTTTTAGTTCTTCGCGGTCGGCCTCCGCCGTGGATTCGCCGAAGTGTTCGTACACGCCTTTGTGCACTGCCGCGACGCCTTCATCGTCCAGCCGAACGATCAGCGCTTCCACATGTTTCTTCTGCTCCAGCGGAGGCACGATGATGCCGTCGATCGATGCGACGAAGATCAGCGGCATGACCATAGCCATATAACCCTGATTCGTTGACGAGTTGCCGACCGCTTCGGCGAGCCGAAACTGAGCCAGCGCGCCCGGCTTGCGCAGCACGATCTTGCGGCCGTTTGCGTCGACGACCTCCGCTTCCTGGGTGGCCCGCGCGATCAGTTGCTCGGTCGGGGTCTGAGTCCGATTTACGGTAACTTTCGTCATCGAATCAGACTCCGATCGTCAGCGGGATCTTCTTCGATGCGCGCCAGCCGACTTTGGGGTTGATCTTGTCCAGCCCTTTCCACGTGCCGGCGTCGGTCAACTTCAATTGCACGCCGGTATATTGGAACTGCGTGATCGACCCATCCAATTCGTTGATGGTCTGCGTGATGGCGGCGGTCGGAGGCGGGAGGCCAGCGTAAAAGTTCGCTTCGGCCTGCGTGAAATAGGCTTCCACGCTCGAATCCTGCCGGTCGAACTCGAAGGTGCCTTCGTGACCATTGGGCACATTGCGAAAGATCGTGTTGCCGGTGATCGTTTCGCTTTCGAGTTCTTTCGTGCGCGCCTTCGCGTCGAAGGAAATCGTGCCGTTGAAATTGACTTGCCCTGCGACGGAATCGAAGATCGTAATCTGTGATCCGTCACGGCCGATGTTAAAACTGTTATCGCCCACGATGTGCGGCTCCAAAAAAGGAAAAGCCCGCGCGCGGCGGGCTTAGGGATACAGAAGGGATCGATTAACCGGGCTGGACCGTCACGTTCACGGTGCCGCCGCCTTGCAGCGAGATCACGAACACGCGCACGATCGACAGGTATGTGACCTTGACGAGCGTCTGCATCAAGCCGAGTGCGACCTGGCTGCTCGGGTTGTTCGCGGCGTTCGTCTGGACCGAGAACGGAACCTGCGTCGGCGCATTCACGTTGCCGATGTACCCTAGGTTCAGCCAGAGGTTCATGAGGAACCCGGTGATGGCGTCATTCACATCGCCGCGCAAGTCGGTCGTCTGCGGATTACCCACCACCCAGCCGAAGTTCGACGCGAGTGTCAGCGCTAGGAAGTTCGTCATCGACGTGTAGGCTTCCGAATTCGTCGCCGCGTACGTCGAGCAGTTCATATCCGTCTGGAAGGCGAAGTAGTTGCCGCCCGGTGCCGGGTTCGCCAGATAGTCGAGGCGCCCTTGAACGGCGGCCAGCGCTTCGGAGTCGGCATATAGCAGGTTCTGGACGGAACGTTGCGTGCCGATGATGCCGTTGACGGGTTTATTGAGCGTCGACTGGTTCGGTGCGAGGTTCGCGCGCATCGCCGCCCAGAAGGTTGCCGGTCCAAGCAGGCGCTGCACGTTGTTGACGGTGTCCTGCCAGTACACCCAATCGCCGACCAGATCCTTGAAGCTGTAGTTGTCGACGCCTGCTGATGCGAGCAGTGAAGCGGTGCTAGCCACTGACGAGCCGACCGCGGCTTGACCCGCGCCGAAGATGCCGTAGGTGATGCCGAACTGCGCCATCGTGCTCCACTGCGACGGCGTCGAGTGGTCGATCAGGTTCATCGTCAGCACGTTCGCGTTTTGCAGCGCGTACATGCCGGTCGGCGGCGTTGCGTTGGTGCCAACCAGCGTTGCGTCGACCACGCCTGCCGCGCCATCGGTGCCGCCTGAGAAGGCGTAGGTCGCGAGCGCCGGGGCTGCCGCGGACGTGCCGACGGTCGCCACCACGATTTGCGACGGACCACGAACGCCAGATTGACCGTTGTTGATGGCACTGACGAGATTCGTCCAGCAGCCCACGCCGAGAGCGATCGTGCCCGGAGTGCCTGCGCCGCCACCTGTGAGCGTCGCGGTGGCCGTGGTGTAGCCAGAGCCCGGCTGCACCACGAGCGGCGTGCCGAGGCCCCACACGAGGTTGATGATGGCGCCAACACCGACACCGGACGTCTGGATTTGGGTGTTGCCGGCCACGGGCGCTGTACCGCCGCCGAGTGAGCCGGCATTCGTGACCGTCAGAGCGGTGATGATGCCGGAGGCTGCCGTGACCGTCAGCACGACGCCATTGGCCAGCGTGATCGTGTCAGCGGTCACATAGCCGCTGCCGCCCGATCCACCGCCGCCCGTGATATTCGCGGACAGGACTTTCAAGGTAGCCTGAACGATCGCCTGAACGCCGCCCGCGGTTTGCGGTGCGCTCGTCGCGACAGCCGGAACCGAGGTGTAGCCTGTGCCCGGAACGACGGTGCCGAGGATCACGCCCACGCCAAGGTTGTCGTAAATCTCCGACAGGAAACCGGGCAATGCAACCGTGCATTTGAACGTCGCCGGCTTCGTTCCGTTGGCGAGCGTCGCGGTGAGCGTGTTACCGACCACGCCGGTATAGAAGCCCGTAAGCGTCGCGCCGGTCGCGGCTGAGCCATCTTTCAGCGCGGATGTCGCTGCGGTGTCTGTTCCGTCAGTCACGCGCACAGCCGTGTTGTTCGTCTGGCCGAGCATGAAGTTGATCGCCATCGCGGTCGCGAGGTCGTACTTGCGGGCGTTCACGGGACCGAGCATGAGACCGGCGATCTGCGGCGAACCCACGCCATAGGCGCTATTGACCGGACCCCACGAAGCGACACCGACCTCGCCGAGGCCATTGCTGGCGACACCTTGAACGACGGCAGGCGGTGCGACCACCTGGACATATGCGCCCGGCGGCAATTGGCCGGCGAGATTCAAACTGCCTGATTGGTAAATCGGCATTGCGTAACTCCAAACGAAAAAGCCACCCGAAGGTGGCTAGGCAAACTGGAATAAGGGGGAATTACTGCGGAGCTACGCGATGCACGTGATGTTTGTTTTCGCCATCCATGACAGCTTGAATCTCGCCAGCATCCGAAATCGGATCGCCGCGGCGATACTCGCCAAACGGATGCACCACGACGAGCATGAAATCGGGCTTTGCCACTTTCGGGGCCGTCACAACAGTTTCTTCAGCCATGTCGGCTCCTAATAGGTTCGCGAGGCGAGCGGATCGCCCTGCATGTCTTCAAAAATGAGTTCTGCAGCAACCACGGTGGCAATCTGCTGCGTCACGGTGGTGGCGTATTCGACGAGGTAGAACAGATCGCGCCGATACGTTTTGGCCTTCTCCAGCACGTCTGACAGCAGGCTTCCGGCCGGCTTGATGTTCGAACCGTAGCCATCTGGCATCGTGAGATTCGATATCTGCGCGAAAGCGGTCTTGATCGCGGCCGATACTGCGGTGCGCGTGGTCGGGTCCGGCGCCCAGACGGTGATCTGGATACGCTGGTCTTGCCGCTCCCATTCGGTGGAGATCTGGCCTGACGTGCCCACGCGTGCGGCTGTTACGCGGACACCGGCAGGCAGCGTGATCACTGTGCCAGAATTGACCGTGCCGGGATACTTCGCGGCGATCAGTGCGCTGAGGCCGGTCGCGATCGAGGTCAGCGTGTCGCTCGCCTGCACCGGGTAGATGAAAGCCTGCCCCGCGATCAGCGCGGCGACGTTATGCAGCGTGAAGGGTGAAGGCATTGCGCCGCCGACCGTGAGCGTCGAGCCGGCGGACACGAGGGTTATCGTTGCTGCTGCAACCGACATCACGCTTTGCTTGGGTCGATACCGCGTCGTATTGCGCTCCTGCCCGGCCGGGAAAATACTCACGTTGACCGTGCCCGCCTGCAGATCCTGGTCGAGCGAGGATGCCGTCGGCCAGCCGGGATAGACCTTGACCATCGAGCCGCACACGGACGGCTGGCTCGTGCCATTGGGATAGACGAAGGCGCTGCATTGCGCGGTGAGAACATTGAGGACGTCGGAAATATCGCTCATGTCTCGGCCTGCATCGCGGTGATTCTCCACCCGAGGTCAGTTTTTTCCGCGCTGCTGATGATGAACCGCCGATCGATATCGTCGGTGATGATGTCAGCGCTGCGCAACGTGACACCGGGGAACGCCGGCAACAGGATCGCCCACCATGGCAGCCGAACGTCGCCGGGCAGCACCGCGCCATCCTTCTCGCCCTTCGCACCCTGCAGAACAGAAGCCGGCCACGCCGTCATCAACTCGGTCTGGTTTTCGTCGACCGTGCCACCGTAAGGATTGGCGCCCGGCAACGTCTGCTGCTGCGGCCGATAGATATTCAGCGTGTTCGTGCACTGCACCGCCAGGATCGGCAGCAGGGGCTGCATTGCTGCGATGAAAAACATCTGATCTGCGCTTTGCAGATAGTCGCCGACAGCCGTCTGCGTGCCGTCCACCAGCGCATACCACAGCGGCTTGGCGTACGGATTGGGCTTGCTGTACTTCATGTCCTGCGCGTTGAAGCTGGCAAGGAGCGTGGCTATCGGGCCGGATGCGAACGGGTTTATCGGCGTGGTCGGGCGGAACTGGTTGAACGCGGTGCCGATGTATTGGGCCGATTTAGCGTAGCCGTAATAGATTTTCGACTGCAGGAACTCGCCATTCATATCACAGCTCCATAGCGTCGATGCCCATGCCACACGACGAACACAAATCGCAAGCCACCTGACAAGCAGCGTAAGCATCGAGGCCGAGGTGCATCGCAGTCATTGCATAGTCTTGCCCACTGCCGATCGCTACATGCTTCCCAGCGAACAGAATGCCTTGGTCGCTGTTCGCATACACAAACGGAATACCATCTGGGCGCACGACAAGCATCCGCGCAAATTCGTCGCCAATAACTGCAGGAAGATCACCCGGCACGAAGCCATTTGCAGCCCATGCGTACATAACGAGCGCACGATTCGTGTCGCCTGCGGTGCCGATGAGGGTCCCGTCAGGGAGCGCTCCGATTTTCTTCATGGCGAACTTGCCGCCATTCATTTCGCATTGCCGATCGGCAGCCAAGGTCTTTCCGTCAAAACAGATGACCGTCATCAAACCACCAATGAATTTGAAGGACCGCCGAAGTTCGGGCCGGGAGGAACGCCGAGGAAGTTGCACAGCCGGCGGCGCCATGAGTCGAATAGGCGATCACGGTCTTCTTGCTCGCGGGGGTTGTGAGTCCATACCGCAGCGACGGATGTATCGAGGTTCGCGCTTGTCCCTGGGATCGCAGACTCCAGCGTGTACAGGTTCGTTAGATACGTATTCGCGACTACGGCGCCCTCATTGGCGCTCATGTGCTGCAGACGATATTCAAGCGCGAGGTATTGACGCATGATCCACGGAAACGGGAACACGACATTTCCGTCTCCCATCGCCGGGTAGCCGCAAAAGCGCCGGACATCGGTCAACTGCGCGTCAGTGAAAACGTACGGAACGAACGCCATTACTGATGCTCAATAATTGCACCGGATTGCGCCAGAGCGAAGACGATTGCGGCATCTTTGACCGGGTCAAACTCGGTTCCGGCGGCATAGAACGCGTGTGAGCGGCCATGCTTGGTGATACCGTGGTTCTTCACCAACACGACGACATTGCGGAATTCTGGCTGCTCGGCTGGCGCTGCTTTCTTTGACTCGGCCATTCGGGCCTCCTGAATTTGGGCAATAAAAAAGCCGCCTTAGTGGGCGGCTCTCAAAATATTCGGTTACGGCTTAAGCTGCCTTCGGCAACGCGAACGGAATCATCGCCAATCGATGAATCTCTGCCGCCCTGTCGGGTGAGAATTCTTCTGCAGTCTTGTGCTTCTTTTTCAGATTGCACTTCAAGCATGCTGGCGCAATGTTTCCAGCCTTGTTTCTGCCGCCTCGCGCAAATGGCGTGATGTGCTCAATGGTCATTCGGCCGGGCTCACCGCAGTAGCAGCACTTGTGACCGAAGACATGGAGAATAGCTTCCCATGCGTCGTGGCCTAGCTTGTGGCCATCATCGTCATAGATCGCGCGATCTTTTGTGAACGCGTGGTAAAGGCGCGAGTGATCCATGCAGCGTTCTCGGCGCCCGGGCTTTGTCCAGTAATGCTTCTGCTGATGCGCCTTATGTTTTTCCGGGTTCGCCTGACGCCAACTTTTCCAATATGCATTGGCGTGCTCCCGGTTGGCTTCCGCCCATTTCCGCATGCGCCGGGCGGCTATCGATGGGTCCGCAGCGTGGCGCTCCTTGGAGCGGACGGCATGTTTGGCTTTTGCTTCGGGCTTTAGACCCTGCTTGCGATCCTGCGCGGCTTTCTTTTCTGGATTAGCCTTTTGCCACGCAATGACTTTTTCTTTCGTGCACGGAATGCAATACCCAGCCCACACAGGTTTTCCAGCGCGATTCTTGGTCTTGTAGAAATTCCCCGCGGCAATCTTGGTTTGTTCGCAACGCGGGCACCGTTTTTCTTCGGCACACGGTTCAAGTGTGATGGTTTTCATGCTTTCCTTGACTAGAGGAGACCGTTGAAGTGCTTGGAAACTGGCGGTCAAACCAGCTTGTCGGGTGCCCCCTATCCAAGCCCTTTAATTGTAACCCTAAATCAGATTACAAAGACTCTAAGAGTATGCCCCGTTTGAAAGCGGAACTGTTGGCCGTCGGCACGGTCGCTGCGGTGGTGGTGATATCGCTGGGCACAACAAAGCCGCCGATGTACGACCACGTCTGCGTCACCACCTGCTTGAGCGCATCCAGCGGTTCGCGCGTCACGTGCGCGATGCCTTCCACGATGGTGATCAGTTCGTCTTTGTCCACCGTCGCCAGCGCTTCGGCGTATGCCGTGTTGGTGAACTCGCCCTCGACCAGCGCGCCTTGACCGCACAGCAACGCGCGGCGAACCGTACCCACACCAGACAAAGTCTGAACCGGGTTTAGATTCGTTTCCTGCAAGCGCACGCCGAGCATTTCGGCGATGATGCCGCGCCGATACTCTTCAGTCGTCACCTGACCGCGGAAGAATTGCTGGAACGCCGGGTCGCTATACAATCCGGTCGCCTGAATCGGATCGATGTACAGGTTGTACATGCCCGAGCTGTTGCCCACCGGAACGCCGTTGGCCGACATCGTGGCCTTCGCGTTCAGGATCATGTTCATCGTCAACTTGCCGTTGTTGATGTCGCTGGACGACGAGATGGCGGCCGTGGTTGCAGCCATCACATTGCCACTCGACGTGCTGGGACGCAGTACGTACGGCGCGACCGCAGACACGACCGGCTGAGCCAGCGTACCGTCTGCCACCGTGACGTTCGTCGAGAACGTCAGCGTGCCCGACACACCGCCAGGCGATGTCGACACGTTCGAGCCGTCAGCAGATGAACCGGTCAGCGAGTAAATGTCGCTGCCCACCGTCACGTTTACCGGGAACGAGCTCGACACCGGCACCACCTGGCCGAGCGTGTTGAACGTGTTCTGGAAACCGCGGATGTCATCGACCGAGATCGTCGGCCCCGTCGAGCCCAGCGTCACACGAACGCGCGTGTTGCCGCCGAGATACGTGTTGAACAGCGTTTGCTGCGCGAGCGTATCGACCGAGCGGAATGCTTGTTCGCCAAGCGTGTACGCGTTGCGCAGATACAGATCGGCAATCGCAACCTTTTGGGTCACGATGTTGATCTGCATGTTCGCTGCGTACTGCGCGATCGCCAGCACATACTGCTCGACCGAGTAGTTCTGCGGGGTCAGTCCACTGGTGATGTCGCTATTGGCAGCGGGCGACATCGGCGTGGTGTTCGCCGGCAGCAAGCCCGTGCGGGTCTTGGTGATGGTTTCACCGATGTTGGCCGTGAACGGCTCGCGATCGGCGATGTCACGGAAGCCGAGTTTGGCTTTGAGCGGCAGGTTGAACTGATGTTCAAGCAGGCCCGTTTGGATCACGCTTTGCAGCGCGGCCGGGAGGTTATTGATAGACATAGCGTGAGTCCTGTTAAAACGAGGAATGAAGGGGGGAATCGATTGCTTTCCCCTCGTCGTCAGGACTCACGGGGTAGTGCGGGTACGGCTTAATGCGTTTTGATCTTCACGCCGAGTTCGCGCGCTTTTGCCTGAAGTTCGGCATCCGTTGCGGTCTTGGCGTCGAATGGCTTCGGCTTTTCCTTGGGAGGGACCGGATCGATGCTGCTGCTGCTCGATGCTTCCTTGAAGAGATACGGCTTGGCTTCTTTCAGTGCCTTGAGCATGTCTTCGGCACCCACCACTTCGCCCTTCTCGTCAAGCTTCACGGTCGACAGATCGGCCAGTTTCAGCCCGTCCAGATCAACCATGCCAGCCTTGATGGCTTCGGCCTTGAGTTCGGCCCGAATGATGCGTTGCTCGGCGGCCGTGTGCGTTTCCTTGACCTTGGCATCTGCATCCGTTGCGGCTTTCGTCGCACGGGCTTCGGCTTCGGTCTGCGCGAGCGTCGCTTTGTCGACGGCTTCCTGAGCCTTCTTCTCGGCTTCGTTGGCGCGCGTGCGGTATGTGGCGTTTTCTTGCCGCAATTCCTGCACGTATTCGCGGGAGAACGTTTCCTTGCCTTGAACCGGAACCACAGGCGCTGTCGGCGCCACGTGCGTGGCATCGTCGCCTTCTGGCGACATCAAGCGGTTCTGCATCATCATTTGGCGCAACAGGGTAGGCATCTAGCCCTCACAAATAGAAATAGCCGCATCGAGCGGCTGTAGTTGATATCCGGCATCGAGCCGGGGTAATGCGGGAATTATTTACTCGGCGATCTTCGCCTGGACCTGCGCGGCTGCATTCCGCTCGGCCATGTCCGCATCTGCAAGCAGCTTCTCAGCGGCGGGGTTCTCAATGTCGTATTTCGCAGCCAGAACCTTGATCGCCGTTTCGCGGCTCAACAGGCCGGCATTGCAGAGTTGATGAAGCGTATTCGCCTCCATCTGCATGTCCGACATCGTTGGCGGGAACCACTCGGGCCAGCGCAATGAAATGCCCTGTTTGTGATCGATCTTGCCGACCTTCTCGCCATCCTTGAACACGAGCGCGAAAGCCTGAGACGCTTTGGCGATCATGCAAATGAGTTCGAGCAGCGCGCCCTCGCCGTAGCTGATGCGCAACCGGTCAGCGAGATTGATCAGCGCTCCCTGCATGATCTCCATCGCGCGGCCGGACTGAGCCGTGGCCATCTTTTCGGGGCTCGTCTGATTGCCGTGCATCGTTTCTAGCGCTATCTCGCGCAGATGCTTGACGTATTCGAGGACGGCAGCAGCGCCTGTGCCGTTGATCTCCAGCAGCTTGGCATCGCCTTGCTCGCTGACGATCAGCGCATTGGCAGCACCCTTCACGGTCGCGCCTTTGTTGCCAAACAAAGGCTCTTTGATGAGCAGCGTCGGGTCGGACGTGTACTTCAGTCCTCGCCCAGCTTGCGACAGCTGATAGTCGATCTCGATCTGCGTCTCGATCGCTTCGTTCGGGAACGTCGGAAGTCCATCGATGGCGTCGCCGCCTGGCAGATTCTTGATCCATACGACCGGCACGAAGCCTAAGTCATGCTTGACCGTGCGCTTCTTGTCAGGCTTGGGAACAACCGGCTTCAGTTTGGCCTCAGCCACCTTCCATGGCGTGAACCATGTTTCAGCAGCCTGATCCCACACGCGCTGGAACCAGAAATCGGCCTTCAGATCATCGTCGGCAATCGTGTAACCGGTCGCTCGGAGGCTTGCGCCTGAGACCTTGTACAGTTCCGTGACGGCTTGCAGCGTGTCAGGTGCCTTCGGGTTCCATGTCGGCGTGAGATACGATGTATCCATCACCTCGAAGAACACGCGCTTGCTCAGTACCTTGAACAGGATGGCCGCGCTGCCCACGCTTCCGTGCGTGGCTGCATCAATCATCACCTGATTCAACGCAGACTCTTTGATCAGCTTCTGAAGCGCTTTCTTCTGACCCTCGTCCTTGAGCTCAACCGAAGGGAAATGCGCTTCGGAGAACAGCAGCGAGACCGAATCGTCAACTACCGTGCGGCACAGATTCGAGCGGACGCTCGGCCGGCGCTCACGTAGAGGGATGTATTCCTCGGCGTCGTTCTTCTCTTTGCCGAATGCGTGCTGGAGTTCGTCGTACAGCGTGCCTGCCAGGACGCGCTGAAGGACCTGGATTCGGAATGCGCGCTCCGGGAAATCCTTGTCCTGATTGAACGTTTTTTGGAGGGTCTTGAACATTGGCGTGTCGGAAGCCGCGCACGGCCGTTATCGAATCATGTGTGGAACGTGGGCACCATGCGTCGCAATACCCTTAATGCTCGGCCATTCGACGTCCACGCAATACCCGATGGCGGTCGTAATGTGCTGGTACTTGTTCTTTTGGTCTTCCTGAAACGTCGATCCTTCCTGCAACTGGACCGTTGCCAGACCTTTGTCGCACCACTTAGCGGTCGTCGGATTGACGAACAGGCTGCGCATGCCGTCTGCGGTGCGAATCTTCGTGCGCACCGCGTTCTGCCGATCCTTGATGGCCGGCGCAGCAGGCTTGACCTTGCGCACGAACCGCCAGTTATGCGCCTTCAGCACGCCTTCGATATCGGTGTAATCCGATGCGTGACCGTGTTTCTCACCAGCTCGCCCAGCAGGATCGCCATAGATCAGCACTTCGCGATTCTGGTGATTGACAAACTTCTCGACAAACTCCATGGCCGATTGCTTGGAAATGGCGCTCGTCAAAACGATTTCATCGAGCAGATAAAGCCCGTTGTCGCGCCGCACGCCAATCGCGGAGGACAGCGGCGTAAAGTTCTGGTCATGCATCCACAGCAACTGTTCGTGCGGCTGAATGCGCGCGTCCGTGTGGTTTGTGCGGTCGTAATCCTCGTAGATGCGGCCCGTTGCACCCTCAAAGCTAGCCTCGTATTCCTGTTTGTACTGCTTGGCCGACATCTGGCGCTTTGCCGCGGCGATCGTGTCAGCCGGCAGGATTTCCGCACTCTTCCAGTGGAATAGCTTCCAGTCCGGATCGTTGCCCGACTCGGCGTACTGCGCCATGTCGTAATAGTGATTCAGCCCGTCAGGAACGCCGATGAGCCAGCACCATGCCTTGTATTCAGGGCGAGTAGGATTGAACGTGTCCAACGCAGGACGGATGTTCGCCTCCCACGCTTCAGCTTTCACGTCGGCGATTTCGTCAATCACGCCACCCGACCAGAACACGCCTTCGATGCGCTCCGGACGATCCAGGCCGATCAGTTGAACCTGCGTGCCGTTGTCCAGATAGATCGTGAGCTCTGTCTCGGACGGCGCCTTGGAACATAGGCTCGTCAGGCACAGCTTCTTCATGTCCGCCCAGTAGATCTTTTTTACCTGATCTCTGGTAGGCGCGGCAATGAAGTACATCTCGCCGGCATTCTTCATCGCCATCTTGGCAACGAAGCGCTTGGCTCGTTCAGTTTTGCCTGATCGCCGGCCAGCAGGAACAACCGGGAAGCGAACGCCGTTCTCTACGGCATGAATCAGTTCCGTCTGCACCGGATGGTCAATCAACTTGTACCAGCGGGCCAATTCACGCTGTGTTTGCAGGTTGAGTGCCATCAGTCGGGGAGGTGAGCCGCAATCTCCTTTAGAAGTTGCGCGTTGTCTTTGACAGGCTGCGCCGCCGCCTCAGCGATGCCGTATGCCTCACGTTCGAGAGCGACCAGCACCTTAATCGTGTCGGCCATCTTCTTCATGCTGTCGATTCGGCCAGCACTGGAAATGACCTTCTGATACAGGTCGTTGCGCTTGTCTTGTCCCTTGTCATCCTCGGCCCTGAGCATTTCGCCCAGTTCGTGGAACAAGTCAATGCTTCCCGTTTCAGCTTCCAACTCGGCAAGCAGCGACATCGCAAGCGTTCTGGCACGGGCGATATCTTTGCGCTGGGTGAGTTTGACCGTCGCAACAGTCTCGGCCCCCGCGTCGATCAGTTCGCGCTCCGGGATCGCACCTTCTGTGCGAACCTTGCTGCGAACCTCTGCGGTGCGAACCAGTGCGTCTGCCTTGGCCTGTACCTTTGCGGCAAGGTCTCGAACCCATCCGTCACGCTTGGCACGCTTGCGGATTGCGGTATCGGTAATGCCTTGCGATGCGGCGATCTCGCGTATGGATAAGATGCCGACCCGGTAGTCGGCTTCGATCCGCTCCCAGTCCGGCGCCGCTTTATCTGGCTGCGCCATTGCTTGCCTTTGAGTGATTATTTTCTTGTGGCTCGGGCGACGTTGGAGAAATCTACTCAGAAACTGCGCATCCCCGCCGCCATTCCCTGGGGAGGCCCCAGGAGCGCCACGTGATGCGCTGCGCCGGTTGTTTCAGGCACTCAGCGCTTGCCTGGGCAGCGGGCGCAATGATTAGCCTATGCCCAGGCGGGCGGAGCGGCTGAAATGCGCCGGTGCTGCGCTTGTAAAAAAGCCCGCTCTAGGCAGGCAATCCGGCGGCTCTCGCCAACTGGAGGAGATTTGGTTTCTTAATCTACAGAGGCGCGCATGTGACCGCCGGGGATCAAGCGGTCCGCCTCTACGACCGCAGCGAGCACATCACGCGCCCATGCCATGCCTTTTGTGCAAACAATCCGGCAACTACCGCCGTCAGCGAACTCAAACCCCTCTACGGCGATCTCAACGCCCTTAGCCGTGTAATCGATGGTCACGCGCCCGAATTTTTTCAGGTCGGTGTAATCAATGTCGGCGGCGGGAAGCACCATGCCGGGAAGTGATTTGATCATGCGCCCTCTAAATGCAAAAACATCTTGACGTTACGCGCGTAACGTATATAATAGATTCATGGGTTCAGCAAAACCCGCAACCAACCGGAGATTAAAATGAACAACGTCTCGATCAACACCACTGTCACGACTACTCCCGATTTCAGCGGTTTCAAGTTTTATGTTGAGGCTGGTCAGGCATTCGATGCCGATGACTATGCTGAATATACAAGACTGAACCGCGCCGATCTGAACGCGCGCGACGTTCACGCTGCGCAGGATGCCGCATCCCAGTTGCGTGACGGCGAATGGTTGGAAATTTCTCACGAAATCGGCGATTGACCTTATTAAGGAGGAAGCACCATGTCCAAATTTGCCGTCATCATCGCCGACCTTAACAGCAGCGAGCTCGGCTACATTGTGAGCACGCATCGCAGCGAGGGCGCAGCCATCAAAGCACAACCTGACGCGCCGGGCGCTTATGTCGCCCACCGCAAGCCGGATGGTGAGTGGGAGCGCTATCTTGATGCTCGTGATCGCCGCGAAACTCCACCCGCTTTCACTGCCGCTCAACGCGTCCGAAAATCCGAATCTGCTCTGCGTGAGCGTGGCGGTCGCCGGCTTCCGGGCGGCTCACTGCAACCCGACGCCGCCGCAGCACTCGATACTCTGCAGCGATCCGGCTATGCAGCTAGCGCTACTGCGGTCATTGCGCGCGCGCTGCTCGAAGCAGCAAGCAAATATTTTTAATATTTATACACACAAATATCTTGCATTCTTGTTTTGTGTGTATATAATAGAGTCATGGATGCAGCGAGGTCCACAACAAACCGGAGAGACGAAATGACCAAACTTCAAGCCCTTACCGCCGAATTTCCGATGCTCGCGGTCTTCACCGAATGCGCTGAATTCACCAGCAGCACCACTCCTGAAGCAGCAGTCGAGGCACTATCTGAGCAAAGCTTTGGTTTTCTTCGTAGCCGCTTGACTCGCCTCGCCGCGGAAAAGACCAAGCCGAAGTTCGTAGAAGCCATGTACGGCGCACCCACCCGCATCGCCGCAGACCATCAAAACGACGAATAACACCGGCCCTCCGGGACTCCCACTGGGGAATCAAAATGACCATTCGCATCGCACACGCAGGCCATGAAATCGTTGTCGTGGATGAAGACCAAACTATTTCCAATCAATGCAGTCCAGGCGATACCGCAATCACCAGACAAGAAGGTGGGTATGTAGTCTCGTTTGTGGGAGAAGACGGCGAAGTGAATAGCTGGGAGGATGTCTTCGACGCGGTTGAAGAAGCAATTCACGCCATAAAAAGCATCTGAGGCATAAAAATGTCTAAATTTGCCGTAGTGACCTTCGACCCTAACTCGGATGCGTTCGGCGACATCATCAGCACGCATCGCACCGCAGCTGCCGCCGAAAAAGCGCTCAATAAGATTGATTATGCCCGTTGGATATACATCGCACGCCAAAAAGTGGGCGGCGAGTGGGAAAGACCCGGCGAGGCACGTGATCGCCGCGAAACGCCGCCGTCACTCGGACGCCCCCCAGAAATGACGGGGGGAAAGCGTGTGAATGTCTATCTTGATGCCGCTAGCGTCGCTAAAGCGCTAAAGCGCGGAAACGGCAATCTCAGCGAGGGAATTAGAATTGCCCTCGCTGATCCACTCACTTGATTCAAATTCATGGCTGGCATCGGCTTCGACTGACGCAAAATTCCGCTCAGTACCAAAAGTTTTCCCCGATGCCATGCATGAATTTTGAGCCAGCCGTTCGTAAATCTTTTCAACTTCCGCAGAATGTGCCATTCTTAGCGTTTCTGCGATGCGATTACAGCTAGTCACGTCTGAATCGGCTTCATTCAAGCGTCCTGGACAACGATTATTGCCCATCCACTTCTTCAGCATCCGCTGAAAATAGCGCTTTGATGCTCGATGGACGCAGAGCGACTTTCTCAAAGTCATCATTCCGGCACCACGGATTTTTTCTCGGTACATGAGCTATCTAGCGGATTCCGGCATATTCTTTTGCCTCGTTGCCGGCTCTCAAGGAAACGCGCCGACATGCGACTGCGCACAAAGTCGTCGGCGCAAGTACTGTGCGCTTCCTTGAAAGCCCTCGGCATGGGGTGCTGGATTCGAACCAGCACTGCACGGTTTTGGAGACCGGCCGGCTACCGTTGCCACAACCCCAAGCGGAAAGCCCTCGTTTCGTGAGGGGCCGGCCGCGCAGCGCTACGCGAGCACCAATTAATTACACACCCGACTTTACGGGCACCTTGATCGCGGTGTTGAAGAGAGAATCCCCTATCGCCGCCGTTATATGGCTGATGCGCTTGACGGGGCGGACTACGGTGGTTCCGTTGCAGGTGAAGCCTCACCACGCACAGAGGCCGTTTGGCAATGTGCTGACGGGTCAATCCGTGGCGCTGTCGCTCTCACGACTAACCCCGCTTCCACCATCACCCCCAAGAGGTTCTTGAGGCTCAGTAAGCAGAATCATGCGTGAAGGCTGCCGCTACCGGCGGCAAATCGCTAATGCTTCGGCCCAAACACCGCGTCGGCGGCATCGATCGGGTCGATATCGGCTTTAAAATAGGCCTCCATGCGGACCAGAATCACATCGCATGGACTCCATGGTGGTGTGATGTAGCCTCGATCTACCGCCCAGTCAAAGACGCTGTGCGTCCATGCATGCAGCTTTTCTTCTCTGGCTGTAGGCATGGATCATGACCGGTAAACGAACAAAGCCCCGCGCGGCGAACCTGCGGGGCTTGATATTCAACATATGATCTAGCGTTGGTAAGCGAACTCGCCGTGAAACAGCAATGCTGCCGCTCGATATGCTTCGCCAGCTTCAGCCGCAGATCTGAATGTGCCAAGGTGTTTATTCTTTGGCCCAACACTTATGCGCGCGTGCCACCTTCTATCGCGCTTATTCCAAGTCACACCCTTAAACCCGGAAGAATTATTGGCTTGCGCCCCGCGGTTCTGTAAGTTCTGAGAGTTCGAGCAGACTCGGAGGTTCGCGCGTTGATTGTTGAGCTTATTGCCATCGATATGATCAACAACACGAACATCGTCGTACGATAGCCCAGCTAAAACACGATGCATCGAAATCCGAATTACTTTTCCGGATCCTGCCGATCGCTGCTCCGCTGCGGACGCGGTGCTGCTCGCGTATCCGTTATTGAGGTGCCATTTCCACACCGACAATATATTGAAGTCTTCGTCGTCGATTAGCGCAAATTTGCCTTGGGTAAGAGGTATTTCGCGCATCTTTACTATTCACTCAAGGCATTCACGGCAACGTTACGAGACTCGTGCATCCGCTCAATATTGCGGTCGGTTTTTCATCCATATCGCGCTCACGTTATTCGCGGGCGCAACTTGGCTACCCCCAAAATGTACCGGTTTCCGTCCCGGTTTTCACGATATTTCTGAAAGTTCATGTCCCGCTTTTTGTGGCACCGGTGGGGCGGGTTGATTTGCTACCACCTCGCGCCATTGATACAAGGTTGATGCACCGTTGACCGCGTGCGGCGGCCAGCGCTTCACCGAGCCGCAGTCAACTAGGGCGGCGATTGCTCGCTGAACGCTCTTTTTGACTGCGGCCCGCTCGCGGCCCAATGCTTGCGGTGCAACGTAGCGGATGATTTCACGCATCTTGAAATCGCGGCCAGGGTACGGCGCCATCAACTCTATAATCTCACGAGCAAATTTCATTCGAACTCCGAGGCGATGCGCTGGCGGGCGCGGTAGATCATGCTTTCGTATGCCTGCACGGTCACATTGGCGTAACTGGCGGCGCAACACAGGCCGTTGGGTGTCCAGCGCTTCGATTCGTAGGTGGCCACGTATTCGGCCTTCACCACGCGGCGCTCGACGATGGAAAGCGTCGTATAGATGCGCTGCACCTTGAGCGCGTCGTCGATGTGGATCGGCGGGGGCGGCCTATCGTCCGGGTCCGTGGCCCATAGCCCTTCCGGGATATAGTCACTCTCCAGCGAACCGCACTGAGGCGGCAGCGGCCCCGGCGCCGGCCCAGATCGGCACCAGCGCACCCAGTTGTAAATTACGTGATCCAACCAATTGCGCGGCTTTTCCATTGCTATCCCCTTTCCGAATACAAATCACAGCGCCTTGACCGATGATCCTCAAGCCAATATTTCTTCTCATCGAGCTTGCAAGTCGTGTAGCAGATATCCGCCACGCGTCGCTCGATATAGCTTGCGCAACCGATGCATGTTCTTCCGCGTGCCGACATTTCTTCCTCTTGCCGGCGAATCGCTACGCTTTCGGCTGATTGGCTGCGCTCCCATTCGCGGTTACCCCAGTCATCGCGGCGGTTGAAAGTCAAGTGCGCACTCCAAGTTTTCGTTGCGTCGCCAGCGCCTTCTCACACGACTTGCAGCGCGGGTAATTACCAGGCAGGAAGAGCGCGGCTTCCGTCGCTAGTACGCGGGTGCACAATGACTGCCGCATCCCTGCATACTCATCGCCGAACCAGTGAACCTTGTCCCCAGCGAAGATCTTCTTGGCCCACTGTGGAAAGCCACGACCCTCGGCCGCGCCTCCCCCGATGAATCCCTCGCGAATCTTTCCGTCGACGAACACGACCGGCTGCATTTCGCCGGGGATAATCGGTGTCAGGCGAATGACTCCTTTCATCTCAACTCCCGCAATGGTTGGAGTCGGCCGGCGCACCACACGCGAGACACTGCCGAACCTTGGTCGTGTCCGGATGGAACGCCGCACAAGCCTCATCGCCGCCAGTCGTCTGGAATCGCGGACTGCTGCGATTCAGGCAATCGTCGTTGAAGCTGTCGAAGTATTCGCAATCGCCGCAGGTTTTCATGCCACCACCCCAAAGAATCCGCCATCATAAAGCAGCCACGCGAGCACGGCGATATCGAAGCATTTAAACCAGGCGCTATGCAGGCCGCGCGGCTTACCGTGTCTTGCGGCGGCGATTCCAAGCCCGATCGAGCAGAGGATGATGAGTGTGATTTGTGGCCAGTGGAATGTCATGCTGCCTCCATAGATGGATGGTTGCGGGACTCGGCGCGCGGCACCATTAGCCACTCGTAGTCGAATAGATAGTTGTGTGCATTGCCCTGTAGGTTGTAACGACTCCGCGATATCGACACCTTTGCGAAAGTGCGCATACCCGGTTCGATCTGGGCCGGGGGCCGGTGGACAACGGTGCCGTCCAGTCGCAGCAACGTGTGTTCGCCGTAGGTACAGATATTCTCTGACTTGGCCTGCGCCTCCATCTGTGCCATCGATTCGTCGCAGTCGTCGCTCAATTCGAATGGCTGCACGCAGAATTCCGTAGGCGCGCGGTCGCACCAGACATAGTTAATATCGTCGGTGCCAAAACCGTCCGCATGCCAGCCGGGTCGATTAAAGCACCTGTCGCGGTCAACATGAAGGTGCTTGGCCGTTAGATAAACATGTTCGTCTGGATGCGCAAACATGCATGCGACCTCAACCATGGGATAGAAGCACTTCAGGTTAGGCGGCAAGCGAATATCTGACCCCGGCATGCGAACCGGCATGTACTGCACGAACAACATCTCCGGCGGCTCAATAACGACTCTGCCCATAACATCCGGCGCGTTACCCGCGATCATGGCCGCGCCCTTTCGAACACGTACATCATCAGTTCCATCTGCACGAAAATGGCGCCACAGCCCAGATAGCGATATTCCTGCAAGATGTCGATAGGCATCTCTGCGCCGGTCTTGAACAGGTAGAACGTGCGATCCTCAGTCGGGGCCGTCGTCTCGACAATCGCCCACGCCCAAAGCGCTCCATCGAGGCCATCGATACGGATAATTTCCGCTCCGCATGGCAAATCAATAGTCGAGACTTCCATAAACGGAATGCGGTACTTAAAGATTTTCTTCATGCGACCTCCATCTCAGGTTGATTGATTGCCGCCTTCTTGAGCTCCCGAACCTTTGCTCGGTAAAAAGCTTTCATTTCCAATATCTCCGCCAAGGTGAGTTTCAGCGGCGGATGGTCTTTCTCCAATTCCTCGACCGCCTCCAAACCGATTCGCTTGATGAGGTTGATGCGATAAGAAATCGGCGAGCCATGCTGGTACAGATTGCATTGCCGACATTGGAGCCAGCAATTATTTGGCATGAAGCGGGTGGCGGCACTCGACCCAACCGATCGGTAATGCCCGGCTTGCATATCCTGGCCAAACCGGCCACACGAGATGCAAGGCTGCCCCGCGTCTCTTGCGCGCACCCAACCATTGAACGCCGCCTGCAACTCCTTCAAATGCGCGCCGCGTGTCTTCGCCTTCTCCAGCGCCTCGCGGAGTGATTTTCGCTCGGCGCGGTTCGCTCTCGCCGCCTTTTGCGCTGCGAGCTTTTTGGCCCAGGCTACGGCGCACGGAACGGAGCACGCGGACTGCATCGACCGCGCCGGGACGAAATTGCTTTTGCACACGCGACATGCGCGGGGCTTTAGGTCGCTTTTGCGAGTCAGAGGCATTTCGCGACCTCGATCCATACGGTGCGCAGAATGTACGCACTGACGAAGACAAGAAGCGTCCATTCACGCGCCCGGTCCCAACGGGTGCGCCGCAGCTCATCATGCATATCGATAACCTCGATCGCACAACGCATCAACCCATCGTCTTGATAGGTCTCGGCGATTTCGGCGATGCGCACTGCTAGGGGCTTTTTGGGGGTCATTGCGAACCTCCCGCCTTCTGCCCAAACTGCAACCACTTCGAAAATGGGATGCGGAACTTATCGTGGAAAATCTGTGCCGCTTCCGGGTTGTGGTCGAGTTCTGCGCACGATACGACACCGCAAACTGTGCGGATAATCCTAACGGCGTCTTCCTCGCACTCGCAACGGCACCATTCCCAAAACTTCGGATCGTTGCGCCACAGGCCGGTCAGCTCCGCAAGTGCACCGCCCTTCTGTTTGTCTTCCGGTTGCTCGGGTTGCACCGGAAGTTCGTCATCACCGATCTCGACGAGTGCCGCCATAAAGCGATGGCCAGCAGTATTTCCTTTGCGCACAGTCAGCGCGCGGAAGGCTTCGAGCTCGGCGGCGTCGGGCAGCCAGAACGTGACCTTGCAGCCGCCGTTGTGCGTCTCGCTCCAGCCCGCGAGCTGCAACTCACCTTGAAATGCTGTCTGGATTTCGCTCATTTCGGCTCTCCGGTAATCAACCAACCGATGTTCGTGCCCGGCAGCGCATTGATAATCACGATCAGCGTGTCGAGACCTGGCTTGCGCTGGCCGGTCAGGATGTGAGAAAGGTTCGGTAGCGAAAATCCCGTCCGCCGCGCGAATTCGCTCAGCGAGATTTCATGATGCTGCGTGATCGCAACGCGAAGACGATTCCCGAAGCTCATTCGATCACCCTGTACGCAACGATGTCGCTCGAATGGTTGGCGTGGTGCCAGTGCCAGGTCGACGCCTCGTAATCTTGGCCGAAGCTGCCGTCGCGAAACTGCACTTGGTGCTCGATGCCATCCGCAATCGGACATTCCCCGCCACTCCAAGGGATCCAGCCGTCTGTGTTTTGGGGGTTGGTCATTGATCGCATCCTCGCCCGACTTGCCCGGGATCACCGGCAGCCGTGAATTTCTTCCAGTGGATAAAACCGGTCGGACAGAGGAATCCCCACTCGCGCACGCGCGGCCCAGTTACGAATAGAGTCCAGCAGTCGCCGTCAGTGAGCTCGACGCGGTGCGCCGCAGCGCCCCACCGGAATTTGACGTCGCCCGCGTTACGATCAACAAAGTCGGCCGCGCCGTCACCGAACCATTCGCGATACCGGCTACGTAGCAGCCAGCTCAGATTGAAGAGCCAAGGATGCGTATGCCGGGCCCGGTCGTCGTCGCTGCGTTTGAAGCAATGCAAGTAGACGTTGAAGAACCGATTGCGCGGGATGATCCACCAGCGCAGCAGGTACGGATTCTCCGCACCGCCAATGATGAAATCCGGCTCCCGGCGCGTTACGCGTGCGATCAACCGTTCAGCGGCGCTCATCGCGCACCCCGCCCAAGCCGCGCCAACTCCTGAAACTCCCGATTGCGGCGGTCATACCCCGTCAACTCGCCAACCTGCCAGCGATGCACTTGCGGCGCTTTTTCCTCGACCTTTTTCGGCTCAGTTCCCGCCACGTAATATCGCGTCGAAATCTTGTAGCCGTCGCCGATCTTCACGCCGACGATCTGCTTTGTCTGCATGGCTGCCGTGAGCGTCGGTGTAACGCCCTTGGCGTTTGTGCCGAAAAGCTTCCCGAGCTCGGTCGTCGTGTACGACTTGCCGCGCGTCATACGCTCGACTAGGCTGCCTGCGGATAGATCAGCGTTCATGCTGCGACTCCCATCGTGAGTTGGTTGACCAGGGCGGCAAATCGATGCGACGGCTCAATCACTGGACGACGCGAGATCGCTCGGACCGGGACATACTTCACGTCAGCCAAGTGCCCAAGCGCCCAAAGAGCGGCCGGTTTGCGTGCGGTAACGCGCCAGCCCTTCACATACACGCCGTGGCCGTGGTGCAAGTCGATCAGGCGTGTGCAAGTTGCCTTCGCGCATCCGGTCTCCGCCACTAGGTCGTAAATCGACATGCCGGGCTTAGCCGTTAAAGCACGGTGTATCGCAGTCCAAGACTTGCACTCGCGATATGGCACGAACCAAGAAGGTCTACTCACCCCAAGTTTCTCGCGATGCTTCCTGATTGCATCGAGCGAATGGCGCGGGATCTTTGCGGCGATGTCGATCATCTGGTCGCCGGCTTCCCACCGCTCGCGCAGTATTTTTTCTTCGCTGACCAACCAAGGTAGCTGCGGCTTAATCATGATTTGCTCCCTTTGCAGGATCGGATGCGAGGCCGCGCCAATAGCGGTTTTGCAAAGTGCAGTCGAAGCTATTTCCGGCATTTCTCCAGGCGGAGCCGTTCCAATACCAATTAAGGTCACTCCATTTGCATTCGTATAGCCCGATCCTGGCCGGCTTGATCTCCGGCGGGAACCACCCCGTCAACTTACCCATGATTCACCTCCGGCTTAGTCGCCAGCCCGCGCCAGCGTTTGTTTTGCGAGCCAATACCCTCACTTCCGGCGGCTATAGCCTTGGAAAGGTACTGATACCTCCAATGCACTCCGTCCCAGCGCGAATAACCGAGATCACCGCGACCGGCAGCGAACTCGGTTTGGTAGACGCCAGAATGAACTGGCTTGATGTCCGGCGGGAACCAATCGGTCATTTCCATTGCGTCTCCTTTGACGGTTTGATTGGGGGTGGGGTTGGTGGTCATGCCTTGAACCCTCCGCGAGACTGTTTTTGCTGCGGCGCTTCAGGCCAGTAACCGACGTGATCACCGAAGCGCACGAACTCGCCGGCATAAGTCAGGCCAACATCGGTTGTTCGGCCATGCCGGAATTTGGCGATGCGCAGTTTGGCAAATCCTCGGAACTGGTCGCCGCACTCGGGGTTAGCAATTTCCTCGCGGTGCAAGAACATCACCACATCGGCATCCTGCTCGATCGCGCCTGAGTCGCGAAGGTCGGATAGCTTCGGCAGGCCCGGGCGATCCTCGGCTTTGCGGTTGAGCTGGGCCAGCACCAGGATGGCGATACCCAGCTCTTTGGCGAGCGTCTTGAGCCCGCGTGAAATGCCTTCGATCTCGGTATTCCGATTCGCACCGTCGCCGGACATAAGTTGGATGTAGTCGATCACCAGCAAGTCAAGCCCGCTCTTGCGTTTGACGAGGCGCGCCTTGGATCGCACATCCAACAGGCGTAGGCCCGATTGGTCATCAATAAACAGATTCAGGTCTTTGATGGAGCCGCACGCCTTGGTGACGCGCTCCCAAAACTCGGTGTCGCCCTCTGGGGCTTGCATTACCTTGTCGAGTGCAACTTTGCCGAGCGATGCGATGTTGCGATCGTGCAACTCAGATTCCGGCATTTCCATCGACAGGAATAGTGAACTGTGATCGATCGCCACGTGGTCGGCAATGTTCAGCGCGAGGGCCGTTTTACCCATCGCTGGCCGAGCTGCCAGCACGACCACCCAGCCAGGACGCAGGCCGCCGTTCAATGCTTTGTCGAGATTTTCCAAGCCGGTAGAGATGAGGCGCTCCGACCGGTTAGACCGGCGTTCGAGCAAATTCAGGTGCTCGGACAGACCGACCGACGCGCGGCGGGGTTCGGATTTTGTCTTGACCTGTGTGAGCGCTTCGATTTTTGCCGCGGCACGGTCCACAAGGTCTTCGGCCGAATCAGCCGAGGAGCCGACCGAATCCTCAATCTCAGAAGCCGCTGTGAGCAGCCAGCGCTTCTGCGCCCTATCAATCACGATCGATGCATAACGTGCGATATTTGCCGAACTCGGCGTGTTGTGCGCCAAGCTGTGCAGGTATTGCAAGCCGCCCATATCATCGGCTTTGCCCTTGGCCGCCAAGCGCTCAAGCAGCGTGATCGGATCGGCACCAATGCCACCGACGATCATTTCAAGCAGCTCGGCAAAAATGGTGCGGTGATCGAAGCGGAAAAAATGATCCGCTTTCAGGTCGCCGATACGGTCGATCGAATCGTTGTCCATCAGCAGTGCCCCGAGTACCGATTGCTCGGCTTCGGCGCTGTGCGGTACGGTGCGTAGGTTGTCTCTTGCGCTCATGCTGCGTCCTGATGTTCACGTTGCACCTGAATTCCTCGGGTGGTGAGGGAAAAGCCATCGTCTTTTTCAAACCAAAGGCGATACCAGTTTTCGCGGACAGCATTGCGAAAGTGAGCGCGCCAGTCTTTTTGCTTCTTTCCGCCCTCGATGCTTTTTCGCCTGAACTCAAGCCATGCATACCGAACAAAACTCATCGGAAGTTTTTGCTTTTCGGCATAGTCGAAGATCGGATCGTCTTCACGAACCAAGTCCTCGCCAGCCGCTTTGCAGGAAGCAACCCAGTCGACAAATAAAGCCTCGGTCCGAGCGACGCGAACTTTCTTTTGAGTTTCTTTTGAAAGGTTTTCTTTTGTGTGTCCTAAGTTGGGACTACCGACCTGTCCTAAGTTGGGACTATCTTTGTCCTGATCTGGGACTAGTCCCGATTTAGGACTACTCAACTCCTTGGGTAAAACGACAGGGTCAACACTATCCTTGGTAGTACCGATTCGGGACAGGGTGTCCTTTTTTGGGACTACCTTTGCCCAGCTTTTATGGTTTTTGTTGATACCGAGTGTGAGTCCGAATATCCCTGGCGCACGGGTGAGCACATTCAATGCAACAAGCTGCCCAATCACCTCGGTAACGTGATTGCGACCCGTGTTGCAGATCTGCCCTATTTGTGCCGCTGACATGTCGTCCTCTTTTTTTCCATACCCGTACGTCTTGCGAAGCACGGTCAACAAAACCAAAATCTGTCGTTGCGTGAATCCATAACCCAAAACCGCCTCGAAAAGCTCGTTAGCGATCCGGGTATATCCGTCTTCGAGTTGCGGGGAAGCATCTTGCACGGCGCGCCTTGGCTCATTTGCTCTTGATCATACGAATCAGCGCTTGGCAAAGAAGATGCGCTTGCTGCCGTTTAGCTTTTTTGTCGCGGAGCCGCCCGATGTTCTCGGCCATGCGATCAAGATTGGCGTCTTCAAGAGAGCGCTGTTTAAAAAGGTCTGGCGTACGATCGTTCATGCGATCTCCAATGCAAGGCCGGGCTGGCGCAATCTGTCGCGCTGCAGCGGCTCGTAAGCAGAATTCAGCTCGCAACCAATCCAGTGGCGCCCGAGCCGTTGCGCAACTGATCCGGTAGTGCCGCTGCCAAAGAAGGGGTCAAATACGATGTCGCCGGGCCGACTGCCGGCCATTACGCACGGCTCGACCAGGGTTTCTGGGAATGTGGCGAAGTGCGCCGCAGCGTATGCTTGAGTAGGTATCGTCCAGACACTGCGCTTATTGCGTGTCAGCACGTCCCAATCGCTTTCCACTCGGTCGGGCCGATGTGTGCCGACAGATTGGCCGGGAATAGCGGAAGCTCGCTTGCTATTATCGCGCTTGAAACTATCGCGCTTGCTGCGGCCGCGCTGTTGGATCCGCTCGGGGCTATCAAATCCATGCCCAAAGCCGACGCCCGATGGTGTCGCGCCGAATGATGCTGGCTCTCTAATAGCCTCAAAATTGGAGAAGTACTGTTCCCGCTTGCTCAGGAAGAACAAGTACTCGTGCGACTTCGTGCAGCGGTCCTTGATGGACTCCGGCATCGGGTTTTTTTTCGCCCATACGATGTCTTGCCGCAGGTAGAAACCGGGCTCAAAAAGAGTGGGCGGCGCAGGGTAGTCCACATCTGTCGCAATGCCGTTGTGCAAGTCCATCATGGCTTGATGCGCAGTCGCCCCAGCCTCTCCGCTTGACGGGCAGTTATAGATGAGCCGAGCTTGCTGGCGCTTCCCAACCAGATGCGGATAGACCTCGCGAGCCAGAATCTTCACCTCGTTCGGGGCGAGCCTCCACCGATAAATGGTCTGCTTGCGCCGATTGTTTTGCGCGGGGCTTTGTGTGGTCATGGTGCCGAACCCTGCAATCTCCTGAACGCGATCGATGATCGCTTTCTGTGTGTTGCATATCTCCAACCCAACCCCGTAGGTGTCAACCTTGCGAACATAGTTCGCTTCCGTGCCATCGGCGCGGGTGAACCGAGAATGTGCGCTGGATCCAGCCTTTCGCTTGTGAATGAAAAAGCAGCCTTCCCCGTCGATCATCGCGCCCAACCACGCGCGGTCGGCTTCCCTCTTGATCTTGCCGGCGTAGTAGGGCTCCTGCAGGGCAATCGCGAGCCGGTGAGGCTGAACCGCCAACTGCTTGTTTTCCAAATACGAATCGCCCATGTTGACCCACATCGTTCCGTCGTCGGCGAGCACTTCGCGACAGAGCCTGAAAACCTCGACCATGCCGGCGATGAACTCGCGCAACGTCGGCTCCATGCCGATCTGCCCGTCAACGCCGTAATCCCGAAGGCCCCAATACGGCGGCGACGTAACGATCGTTTGCACCTTCACGCCATCAGCGATCATGCGGCGCATCGTGTCGCGGCAATCGCCGAAGTGACATTTGTCGAGCCAATCGCTCATGAATCCATCCCTTTCGACGCAACAATAAGTAACGCGCTCATCAGCGTTTTATCAACAGCCGCGGCGAGCGCGACCTCTTGCCGAACGTCATCCGGCGACCGACCCGGCTTGGCCGCGCGCGCGAAAGCTTCAGCGCAAATGCGCTTGGCCTCGGCATAGTTCATGCGCTTTTCCTGGCGTCGAGAACCTCTTCCATCAGCGTCAGTTCGACTTGGCGCACCAGAAATTGCGTGATCGCGCGGTTGCCGAGCTCGCCCTCGCTGACCGCGATTTTCTCGGCCGGAAGTGAGCGGCGCGCGCGACCGTCGGCGTGCGTATCGGTTGGGCTGAAATAGTCCGTGACGTGCGAGGCGTACAGCCCGCAGCGCTCGGCAAAGGTCGCTTTCGTCATGGCCTTGATGCGGCGATGGCGCCACGCAAGGCGCACCGCATCACGGAACGTCACGCATTCCTTGATCTGTGCGTCCGGCAGGAAGGCCGGGGAGCGCATCATTCCGCCCATCATGTGAAGCTCGTCGTTACTGGGGCTCATATAAAAATCCAATCGAATTACCTGTTGAATTACCTGTTGGGCTAGGAGCCAAATAAAGGGGCCGAATAACCAGCCCCTCAGAAAACTTAATGCCCTACTTACCCCACCAACCGCCAAACAGCATCAGCCGGAAACATCGAGGCAACCAGGGCAAACAAAACGACCAGCTCGGCGAACGTTTCCAGATCCACTGCATAGAAGAGCGCGCTCCAGAAGATGGCCCCGAGCACCGCGACGAAGCCAGCGATCAGCGCCCAGTCCGCGAGTGGCTTCGCTGGGCGAGCCTCGCCGACCTCTCGCGCTACGTCGGGGACCAAAGCGCCGAATCCACCGATGGATTGGCGGGTAACGTCCTTGCTCATGTCCTTTACTTGAATCATCGTGGCGGTCCTCGTGTCAGCTTTTAAGCAAAACCGGTGGGAATTATGAAATTAGTACTACTTAGGGGTGTCTTCGTCGATTTCGCCAGCGGTGGGCGGCTGTGCGTCATCCGAGGCGATCGCGCTATCTACAGCGTCCTTCCCTTTGATTTCACGATCCTTGTTTGGCTCGTAAAAGAAAGCTATCAAGTCAGCTTTGCTAAACTGCGCGCCGAACTGAAGGCAGGCCTGGTGCAACCACTCCATTCTCGTCGGGCTAGGAATTTTTCTGGCGTAGACCAGATGCGTTTCGATATACCGAACAGTAGTTTTGGCCGCCTCGGCAAAGGGTTTCTTGGCGGAGGCGTCTAGTGAGCGGTAAAAGCTCTTGAAATTGGCGGGTTCGGTCGGTCTCATGACCAAAATATATATTACCCGTACGGTAGTTGCAAGCGGATTTTACTACCCTGCTGGGCAATTTACCTATTGGGTAACAAATGGCCTAATATCGACATGAAATCAAATGAAGAGGTGCGCCGCGAAAACCTGCAAAAGGTGATCCGAGAGCGCTACGAAAACAGCCAAACTGCCGCGTCTGACAAGCTCGGGTACGACCGGCCGACCCTTGTGAATCACTGGATAGCTGGGCGCAAGGCGATCAGCACGGCGTCAGCAAGGAAAATCGAGAAAGCTTTTGGGCTGCCTGACTTCTGGATGGACTCTGACCATAGTTCAGGGAAATTCGATCCGCCAAACATAGGGCGTAACCACGGCATAATTAAAGAAGCGCTTAATTCGCCCGGGGATACGCTAGATAAACACGAACGAAAAAAGTTCGACAAAAACGTAGACCCGGCGCCGCTGGGTAAACGCGAAGTACCGGTCATAAGCTATATACAGGCGGGGATGATGACCGAAGTTGTTGACCCTTACGCCTTGGGCGACGGGTTCGAAAAAATCATGACGGACGCGGACGTTTCGGAGGGAGCATTCGCGCTCGTTATCAAGGGGCTATCGATGGAACCAGAGTTCCGCGAGGGCGATAAGGTCATTATTGACCCTGCGGTGGCGCCCCTACCCGGCGACTTCGTGGCGGCCAAGAACGGCCATGAAGAGGCCACTTTTAAGAAATACCGCCCGCGCGGATCCAATGAGCACGGAGACCAGGTATTCGAGCTGGTGCCGTTAAACGAGGACTTCGCCACCCTGCAGAGTGAGCGTGACAAAATGCATATCATCGGCACAATGGTCGAGCATCGGAAGTATCGGAGGCGTTGAGGCTGCGCAACCAACTAAGCCAGTTGTGTCTCGCCAGGAAGTGGTGTAGGAACACGTCACATCACTATAAAAAGTTGTGTATCATGGTGAATATACGCAACACCTACACTAACCGGAGAGCCATATGAACACCAAAAACGCGAAGAGGACTTTCGTCGGTGATTCTGCTCGTCCGATGATCACCCCCAAAAACATCGTGCGCGTCGCAAGCGAGTCCGATCGCCGCATGGTCGTCACTGCGGCCCGCGCCGTCATCAAAGAGCATCACGACGTAATCAAGGCACTCGCGAAGCGCTAGCGCATGTTAGACGCGGATTTTGTCCTGCAAATCCACGACGAAATATTGCGCGACGAACCAGGGCTCAAAGGTTTCGCTGGGCCGGGATTTGCTGGTCTAGAGAGTGCTTTGCTGCGTGTGGATAACTGGGCCACCTATGCCGACCTCACAGACGTCTTCGGGGTCGCATCAATATACGCGGTCGCCATATCGCGAGGGCACATTTTCAATGACGCCAACAAGCGCACCGGCCTCGTAGCCGCCCTCACCTACCTCAAGCTCCAGGACATCAATGTTGAGCGAAACGAGGGCCTTGAGGATTTAATGGTTGAGGTCGCAGAAGGCGCGCTAGACGTTCAGACGTTCGCGAATATCCTTGCGGAGATAGCTTTGTAGGCCGGTAACTACGGCGAGAGCCAACCCGCAACACCTAGCCCGCCCCGAGCGGGCTTTTTTACGCCAATTCCAGCAGACCCGCCGACCGCGGGTATTTTTTTATCTATCGCTACTACCCTGGCAGTAGAAATAATTCATCGACTTTATTACCCTAAGGGGCTATCGGAATTGCTACCCGTGGGGTAATATTATTTCCATCAGCAGCACACATCGCTGCATCCAGATGGAGTGAAGAATGCAAGCCACTGTCACCAACAACATCGAAGAAGCCGCTAAAGCATTTGCCGCCGGCCGCATCGTGCTCGGCGCATTCGAGGGAAGCAAGTTGGTTGACTTCGTGAAGTTCGACAAAGAGTCGGACATGCGTGCCATGAAGTCGCATCTGGAAACGAATTACCCGGGTTGCGTGATTCGGCGCAAGACTGCCTGAGTCCGCCATGACCCTTATCGACCAAATAGACGGAATCCTCGCAGCACTCGTTTTTGCTTTGATGCTGGTCGAGATGGTGCGTGGGTTGAAGTTTTGATAATTGCGGCATGGTGCCGCTAACTAGGGGATAGGAATGACCATAAGACCCATCACGGACACCCTGCGCCATATCGGCGGTGGCGTGTTCATCGATACAGCCAGCGACAAGATGAACGAGTTGGTTTCGGCTGTTGATGCCAGCGGCAAAGCCGGAAAGCTCACGCTTGAAGTGCTGGTCAAAAAAGCTACGCGCGGTGGCGCCATGCACATCACTGGCAAGGTCACGCTGAAAAAGCCGGCCGAAGAGCCCTTCGAAGTCATGTTGTTCGCCACGCCCGAAGGCAACCTGATCGCTGACGATCCGCGCCAATCCAAGCTCGATTTGAAGCGCGTCGAAGGCGCTTCCGATGCAGCGCCGTCCGCCCTGAAAACGGCATAACTTTTTACAGACACTAGGACTGACCACCCATGGACCACGAACAAGAAAACTTAGCTCAAACGCTCGCCCAAGAAATGAAGGCGCCGACAGAGCTAGTCAGCAATCAGACGCAGCGGCGCGTTGCGCTGCCGCCGAACTGGTTGATCAAAGAGTTTGACGACGCCGCATTGCAGCCTGCGCCGTTGCGCAAAAAGGCCGTCGTCTCCCTGCGCGACAGCGACAGCTTTATCAGCTACGTGAAGCGCCACGGCTCGCTGACTGACAGCACGGTTTGGTGTACCGCCGACTACACGAACGGCAAGGTCGACTTCACCGCGATCATCAACGATAACGGCGAAGACCCGGAAAAAGCAGCGTGGCGCGATCACAAAGCATTTTTCTCGCCCGAGTTCAGTGAAGAGTGGCGCCGCTGGATCGGCAAGAATAAGCATCCGTTCACGCAAGCCGAATTTGCCGCGTTCATTGAGGAAAACCTCAAAGATATCGCATCGCCCGATGATAGCGGCTTCCCAGCCGGCTCCGCGATGCTGGAAATGGCAATGTCGTTCGAAGCCAACCAAGACATGCGCTTCAAGAGCACGATCCGCCTGCAGAACGGCGGCTTGAATCTCCAATTCGTGCAAGACGATGACGCTCAGACGCTGCAGAAAATGCAGGTGTTCGAGCGGTTCGCGATCGGCATACCGGTTTTTTGGGGCGGCGATGCGTACCAGATCGATGCACGCCTGCGTTATCGCGTTCGAGACGGCAAGCTCGCGTTCTGGTTTGAGCTTATCCGCCAGGACAAAGTGCTCGAAGCGGCCGCCATTACCGTAATCGACCTGATTAAGGAAAAGACCGGCAACCCGTTCTTTTTCGGCAAGCCGTTTTTCGGCTAAGACGTAGACAAGGCAATCGCAGTACTCAGCGACTTCAACGAGGTTGCTGACTAAAGCGATTTAGTAGTACCCGCACCCGCCAGAGGCGGAATTGCGAACGGTCTTTAACAATCGATTATGCAGCGGCCTCCCGAGAGGGACTCGCCCTGCCGGCCTTATCAGGTCGTTAGTTGGGAGATGCACCTCACGCTAGGCCGAATTTTGGCTACTGAGCAGATGCATCGCCGCCCAACGAAGAGCGCAGCGGACCCGGAGCCGATTCAATTCGGGTGTCGCCAGGACGCTGCGCTGATTCACCAGATTCCATTCTATTTGAGTGGGATGCGGTTAGTCATCCTAATAACGGGAGCCTGAAATGCGCACCATTCTGATTCTGCTATCGCATGCGTACATGGAATACGTCACATGGCCGCATCAAGTTTGGAGCGAGCGGCTCGGGCGATATGAGCAGCCTTCGATTTACCGAAGAAGTGTTTCGTACGAACAAATCGTGTGGTGTTGAATTTCCAGTAGCTGCATAAGGATGAACTTAATCGAGATCGAAATGAGAGTGCGAGTCAAGGATCTAGCGGGGCAAAAATTCGGCCGCCTCTTGGTTGTCGGGTTTGATCGAATTGATGAAAAGCAGAACGCGCGTTGGTTATGCGAATGTGAATGCGGGAAGTCGGTGGTGATGCGCGGAGCGACTTTGACCGGCGGGAGATCGAGGTCGTGCGGGTGTCTGCAGCGAGAAGCTGCCTCGGCCATGAACACAACGCACGGCGCCACTGCCGGTGGAAGAAAGGTCAAAGAATACTCGGTGTGGGCATCAATGTTTGCTCGATGCCGAAACCAAAGTGACCCGGCCTATAAGGATTATGGCGCCAGAGGAATAGATGTATGTGCCGAATGGGCTAGTTTCGAGCAGTTCATTGCAGACATGGGGCCGAGGCCTTCCGGCGATTATTCAATAGACCGAATCGACAATGATCTTGGTTACTGCAAAGCGAACTGCAGGTGGGCTACTAGGGCACAGCAGGCAAGAAACAACCGCAGAAATCGTTTCATAAATACGCCATGGGGCGTGATGGTTCTGACGGACGCCGCCGCTTTGGCTGGAATACATGTGGGGGCCGTGCGAAGCCGGTTGCGTCGTGGGTGGGCTGAGAGCGATTTGCTTAAACCTGTCGAAACCAAGCGCAGCACTTAAAGAAAACGACCGTCTGGTCTGGTGCTGATTTAACAACCATAAGGAGTAGTCATGCAACAGATTCAACCGCCTCCGCTTGCCGACGGCGAAATCCTTCTCTTCTCCATCGCCGACCATCGCGGTGAACTATCGTAGGAGGATCAAATGAACCTCGCCCAAACCGAATCAGCCGCTGACTACGCCAGCGAGGCAATTTTCGCTGCCGCCGAGCGCACGAATGCGTTGATTGAAGCTTATGACACAGAACATGACCGACTTGTCAGGGCTGAATTCTTTCGGCTGATGTCAGCGCCTACAGTCCAGGACTTGCAGATCGCGATGGAGTGCTGGGGCCTGACCGAGGCCATCGTGTTTCATGCAGGTTATACGAGCTTCGGTCACGACATCGGCACGCTTGTGATGCCGGTTGGTGAGATGTTCAAGATTTCGTTTCAAAAAATGGCTGACGCGAAAGCAACGGCAATTATGGATGCGAGGTTGACATGAAAAAATTTCCAGTCGGAACAATCGCCATCTTGCAGCGCGGCAAAACAGCGCAAGCGGCGTATAACGGCACGCAATGCAAGATCGTGATCGGCTATGGCGTACATAAAAAGATTCATCAAAGTACGGGCGAGGAATTTACGTGGCTCGGCTACGGCATTGAATCATGCGATGGGCGCATGTTTGCTGTCGAGCCGCATCATTTGCGCGAGCCGCTGCCGTCTAGATTTGATCGCCTGATCGATCAGATTGTGCCTTGGGATGATCAGGTCCGGGCGATTGCGCATGGGGTGTCATTGTGAGCGATATTTTCGATGCCGCCTTGCTTCGTGAGCCAATCCCGTTGCATCCACTAGAGCAGCACATGACGGCAATAAAGCGGCGGGAGATTGAATCGCGTCGAGCAGCAGATGAAATCGAGCGGCTGCGCACGAGCAATGCTGATCTGATCAGCGCCTGCCGGAAGGCCATTGTCGCGATCAAAGGTCGTGAGCATACGGGATTTTTGACTGAGGCAATTGCTCGCGCGTCAATATTGACGAATCAATTCAATGAGGTGAACGCATGAATCTCTCTCCTAACGTCGATCTGAAACGTATCCGCCCGAGCTTGATTTACCGCTTCAACGCTTGGTGCGATAAGCACCCGAAAACCTCCATCGGCATGGGCATTGTCGCCTGCTTCTTGATCCTAATTTTGAAGAAATACGTGCAGCATTGAAAGCCGTTCTGCTTCTATCGGCGCTTTGGATTGTAGTGCTGGCTTGGTGGATTTTTCAGTAGGTGAATGTGAGTCGACCGGACATCTCACTAACAACTTAGGGGATCGACATGCGAATGCAACCGTCCAAACTTTTGAATATCTGAGCCTGCATCGGCGGCCTGAATGGCCTTGTAAAGGCGCGCTGTAGTGATATCTACAGCGCCACGAAAAGCAAGAAAGCGACATGCCGCTTTAGCATGGACTGAGAGCGGCCCGGAGCGCTGATCCTCCGGGACTTTCAGGGCTGCGCAGCGTGGAGCTTAGGGTCAGCGCGAAAAATCCGGGGTGCGTCGCTGGATAACTGATCCGATCTGAGAAGCGCTTTAAATCCTGCGGACATGACAGGCCGCAGGACGCAGCCCTGAAAGCATCACCCAAACAACGATAGGAGAAGGAAATGAAGATAGTCATTCGCGGATGGCTGTATGCACAGCCGAACATATTTAACCCGGACGAGCCGCAGATCAGTTTCTGGAGCGGCACGGAAACAAAGTTTTGGGTCTCGGAAGGCTATGTGCCGCTGTGCCAGCACACCATCGAAGTCGATGCGCCCGATGTCGATATTGTCGAAGGACAAGTGCAATGCTTGCTTGCCAAGCGCGACAAACTGGTTAAGGAATTCGAGGCATCCGCCGCCAAGATCGACGATGCGCTGTCGAAATTGAAATGTCTGACGTTCGACGCAAGCGGGGTGGCAGCATGAGCACCACTACGCCGCAAATCGCAATGGATGCCGTCAAGTCGTCGCAAATCCACAGCATCGGCCACGATGCAGAAACGCAGACGCTAGCCATCCGTTTCAAGAACAAGGACGGTGCGCCAGCGGGCTTGTATCACTACCGCAATTTCACGACCGACGATCTCAGCCAGTTCAAGAGTGCCGAGTCGATCGGATCGCATTTCTATCGCGCAATAAAACCGAACAAAGAAAAATACCCTTTCAGGAAGATCGATGAAAGCAAAGAAGATTAGGGCCGGAGTTTATTGTGATCGAGGAATACATCCACTTGCGCCATGGCTGGGAAGACTTGACCCGCGAGCTGCAAAGCTTTCTGTTCGAGAAGCTTGTCAGTGTCGGAGAGGAGTTGGTCGGCGCACCGCTGTAGGAGGTTCTTATGGACACGGGCAATGGAGCAGATTGGCGGCAACAGGAAGAGCTAGACGAGCAATTTCAATCAAACAAGGAATCAGAAAATGAGCATCGCAACCTTAATCATCGGCGAGAGCGGGACCGGCAAGACGACCAGCTTGCGCAATCTGGACCCGAGCCAGACCCTTTTGATTCAGGCGGTGAAAAAGCCGCTGCCATTCCGATCTGGCGCATGGAAGCCAATCGTCAAGGGTAAGGGTGGTTCTGTCTACGTGACGGATAACAGCGCAAACATCGTGGCCGCCATGCAGCGCACCGAAAAGGAAATCATTGTGCTTGATGATTTTCAATACTGCCTCGCCAACGAATTTATGCGGCGTGTGACGGACGTTGAGACGGGTAATGGTGCGTTCGCCAAGTACAACGAAATCGCCCGCCATGCCTGGGACATCCTCATGGCGGCGAGCTCGTTGCCGGATCACAAGCGCGTGTACATCCTCAGTCATACCAGCACCGACGACTTCGGAAAGACCAAGATCAAGACGATTGGCAAGCTTCTGGACGAGAAGATCGTCATGGAGGGACTTGTCACTATCGTTCTACGCACTGGCGTGACGAACGGCGAGTACACGTTCAGCACCAGGAACAACGGCCAGGACACAGTAAAGAGTCCGCTGGGCCTTTTCGAATCCGACCATATCGAGAATGACCTCGCGATGGTGGATGCAGCCATCACGGCTTATTACGACCTCAAGCAAGCAGCCTAAAGGAAATCAGACATGTATCAACTCGACAAGCAAGCCGCGATGAATGCCGACTCCACCGGCAAGTGGCTCAACGAAACTGGCAAGTACATCGGCAAGATTCTCTATGCAGAGGATATCGAGGCACAGACGGGGACGCGCGGCATTGTCCTTAACCTGCAAGCCAACGATGGCCGGGAGACTCGCCAGTACGTCTATACGATGAAGAAGGACGGCGAAAAGCTGTCTGGCTATGACCTGCTGATGGCTCTCATGACGTGCCTGAAGCTGCGCGGCATCAAGCCTGTTCCGGGGCCGGTGAAGCGCTGGAACAAGGATACGAAGCAGGAATACACCGAGCAGGGCCAGGTGTTTCCTGAGCTGGCCAACAAGCCAATCGGCTTCCTGCTTCAGAAGACCGAAGAGGAAAGCCGCAAAAATAAAGGTCAGACGGCATGGACCGCGAAACTCGTCGGCGTGTTTGAGGCTGGCACGGAACTGGTGGCGGCCGAAATCCTGAACGGCAAGACGAAGCCTGAGGCGCTTGCATTGCGGGTTGCGCAGCTCGCTGACCGCCCGATGAAGAAACGTCCCGCTGCGGCATCCCATCAAGATTACGACTACGGCGATCCGCCAGCAGACGCAGGCTTCAATGATGACGTGCCATTCGCCCCGGCTTACGCGCGCGCAGCCTGGTCAATCATTTAAGGAGGCGATAATGAATGTGACTCTGGACATCGAGACCATACCCTCGACCAACCCCGCCGTGCTCGAAGCCATTCGCGCCGATCTGCGCGAGAACTTCAAGGCCCCGTCCACGCTGACGAAGGAAAAGGCTTGCGCTGACCTCGGCATGACTGACGCGGACAAGATCAAGTACACGTCGAAAGACAGCGCGATTGCAATGTGGGTGGAACGCTTCCGCGATGAAAAGCTCGAGGAGTCCGCGCAAGAACAGTGGCGCAAGACCTCATTCGATGGCGGATCCGGTCAAATCGCCGTGATCGGCATTGCACTGGACGACGCCGAGCCGGTCACATTCTATTCCGAAGACTGGGCGCATGACGAAGCCAAGGTGCTGCGATCCGCATTCGACGCGATCAAGGATGTGTACACGCCAAGTTCCGACCGTCGCCCGGTGTTTATCGGCCATTATGTGACCGAATTTGATCTGCGCTTCATCTTCCAGCGTGCGGTCGTGCTGGGCATCAAACCGCCGTCAATCATCCCGTTTCACGCACGCCCCTGGGACGATTACGTTTTCGACACCATGACGCGATGGGCCGGGTTCAAGGGATCAGTGGGGCTTGACCGGCTCTGCGACGCGCTGGGCATTCCCGGCAAGACTGACGGTGTGGGCGGCTCCAAGGTATGGGATATGGTCGCTGCCGGCCGTATCGCCGAAGTGGCCGAGTACTGCGCAAACGACGTGCGCATGGCTCGCGCCGCATACAAGCGACTGACGTTTCAAGACACCGCCCACCTCGAAGCCGAACACGCCTAACCCCTTCGGCGCGCAGTGTGGCGCCTCTTATTGAGAGAAGAAAATGGATCTCGCCCACTACATCGCCCTCACTTTCTGCCTCCTAGCTGCCGCAGTCGTCATCTATGCAATCAAACAAGCGCTTAAACATCCGCGATGGGACTTGATACAGGCTGGCGACGCGCACGAGGAATTTGTAGCGAGGAAGGCAATGCATCCGGTAGCGAGCGGGGATTCTATGGAAGATTTGGTACGGGGAGAGGTTAAGTGAGTTGCTCTTGTGATTACGACGAATATGCGGCCGTTTATGTTGCAAAACGCATTATTGCGCGCAAGCAGCATAAGTGCAGCGAGTGCAGCACGCCGATCCTGGCGGGCGAGCAATACGAGCGCGTTGGATCGTTCTTTGATGGCGCGTGGGGCACCTATCGAACTTGCTCGCGATGCTTGGCGTTGCGCGACTTTGTAGAGGCGCATGTGCCATGCATGTGCTGGCAACACCACAGCATGAGAAGCGACGTTATCGAAACGGCTCGCGAATATGCGCACGAAGGACCGGGGCTGTTGTTCGGCGCATATCGGCGAGAGGTCCTGATCAAGAGAGCAAGATTGCTCGCTCAGTCGGCGGCTAAGGGAGGTGCGTGATGAAACTGACTCGATCTATCGAGCGTTGGGCAAAATGCTCACCCGATGTCATGAGCGAAATGTCCACCGCTGCGATCTGCTTTGCCTTTAAGGATGCGAAGCATGATATTGCCGCCCTCGCCGCCTCGCATGCAGCACTACTAGCAGCGCTTGAGCGAGTTCGCCAGAATATTCCGGACACGCAAATTTGCTGCGAGTGCCCAAGGGCAGATGGTTTCGATATGGAGCCCCAGTGCTGCAACGAGCCCGACAGACTGCATGACGTGATCGACGCTGCCATTAAGGCTGCGAAGGGGTTGGGATGGATGAGCGAAGAAGTTCTGACCGTATCGGACCTGCGAAGGCTATGGCACATGCTCGGTGCTGGTCCTGATAGACCGATGCGGAACTGGGGTTATCGAAACCACTACGCGTCAGGGATTGTTGGCGAGGCATACGAATCGATGTGCCGGATGGAGCGCCTCGGTCTGGTTGTGGCGGCCCAGCGTGACGGCAGCATGACGTTCTTTCACGCGACTGAGGCCGGGTGCCGAGAAGCCGGTCTAGACGCGAAGCAGATTAAACGCGCACTGGAGGATTGAGATGCTGAACTTTGATGCTTGGTTGCGCCAGCCGATAACGACAGAGACCACAGAAGAAGACGTTCTGTACTTGCATTGCATCGGCTGTGGCAAAGACGAAATGGTCACCAAGAAAGCTTTAGAAAACGGCGATGCCTGGGCCACCGAAGAACTGTGCGGCGGCTCGCATCTGTGCTGTCCATAAAAAGGAACAATCATGAGCAACGAACTTAGCGATAGCCGCGAGGCGTTTGAAAAAATCGAAGCGGCATCGGAATTGTCGCGTGACGAAACCGGCGATTACTCGAATCCTTGCGTTCAATCTGCATGGGAAGGGTGGCAAGCCGCTCTCGCCCACAAGAGCGAGGGGGCTGTGCCCGTCGCTGCGCCGGTAGATGCGAGCAGCGAGCAGGCGACCAGCACCGGGTGGGTGCCCGAAATCTTGGAGGGGCCGGGTGAGAATGTTTGCTACACGCAAGACAACACTCCGCGCGCCGAGCGCAAGGAAATGGTGGTGATTTCAGCGGCAGACCACGACAGACTCCGCTATTTCGCGTCGATCGACGAATTTTCTTACGCCGAGGAAACCAAGTTACTCAGCTCGATATCGCCGACAGTCCTTATCGGTCAACTGCGGAAATTGCGGAAAGATTTAAGGGCAGCAAAAAAGGCGATCGACCCTGCGCCCCATAGCGGTGAGGCTGCGCCCGTGGTGGCAGATGCGCAAGCCGAGGCGGATTTGAACGCCGTGTACGACGTTTTTGCCATCGGGGCGAAGGCGCGCACGATTTCGACGCTACTTGTGAACTGCCAGAACGCCTCGCGCCGTTCAGGTTGCCTATCGGCGATCGAGCGTGAGTTTTTCACGACGGAAGCACCTGCCGAAGACCCCGAAGAAGAAGGCGATACTATCGAGGTGTGCCCGCTGAGCTGGGGCTCCAACCGGACTGAGTACGTTGAACAGATGCGCGGCGCGCTCGCAGAACGCGAAAGGATTGCGGTCGAAGCATTCAAAGCCACCGCCTCATCGCAGCACGTGGCTGTGAGTGATCCGGTCGGCCACTTCATCGATGATGCAGCGGACGGCGAGAAACCCCACTATTCGCAGGTCGCCGAGGTGTTCAAGAGCGCGGCCGATGTGATCCCGCTGTACCGTGCTCCCCTTCCTCGCGCCAGCGATGCGCCTATCGGTGAGGCTGCTGTTTCTGACGACAGTGCGCGCATCCAAGATTATGCCGAGCAGAACATGCTCACGCTTGAGGAAGCAGCCGACGAATTGCGAGCAGCGCCACGGCATGACCGCGCACCTGCTATCGGTGAGGCAGGGGGAGTGGTGGCGGAGGAAGTACTAGCTGCCATAAAACTGGCATGTGAATCACGGGATATTGAATTTAATGCCGACACGCCGCGCGCAACCGTTGGGAGTCTATTTCTCTGGGAAAGAGACAACGCCGCCCAGCCGCAAGCAGCGCCGAGCGGGCTGAGCATGGACCGCATGCGTGAGCTAGCACGCGAAACGCTAGACGAAGGGTTCTCAGGCGGATTCTACGAGGAAACGTTGACCCGGCTTATCGGTCGAGCTATCGCTGCTGCTCAGGCTGCCGGGAGCGGAGCGTGAGCGACGTAGCCGAAAAGACAATTCTCGACCCGTGCTGCGGTGGACGAATGATGTGGCTTGACCGCCAGCACCCGAGCGTGATCTTTGGCGACCAGCGTCACGAGGTGCTGACCGTTACTGACCGCTCGCATGGTAACGACAGCGGCACGCGCACGCTCCGCATTGAGCCTGACGTGATGCTGGATTTCCGTGCTTTGCCGTATTCGGACGGCGCTTTCAAACTGGTTTCGTTCGATCCGCCGCATTTGGTGCGTGCTGGAGCCAAGAGTTGGTTGGCAGCTAAGTATGGCCAACTCGGTCCCGACTGGCGCGACGACCTACGCAGAGGCTTCGCAGAGTGCTTTCGCGTGCTCTCCGTGGATGGCGTTTTGATCTTCAAGTGGAATGAAACGCAGATCAAGGTGAGTGAGGTTTTGGCGTTGGCTGAGGTCAAGCCGCTCTTTGGCCATCTAAGCGGCCGCAAAGGGCTCACACACTGGCTCGTCTTTATGAAGACCGCTGCGCATGGAGATAAATCATGACCACCCCAACACCCAACCCCACAGTAGCGCCAACGGTCGAGCAGGTTATGCTTTTGGCCTTTGAATGCGAGACCCTGGCAATTCCTCTGATGGGCTACGTTCCTGGGGCTGATTCCAAAAAGCACCGAGAAGCAATAGCGAAACTCCGCTCGGCGGTCGAGGCGCTAGCAGTTGATGCAGAGCGGTATAGGTGGCTGCGCGATAAGAGCGAGCCGGGGATATGCGCATTCTACCTTTCAGTGGGAAAGGCATTCCATGGCGTTAAGTTCAAGCCGGAAACCGTAGACGAAGCTATCGACGCTGCCCGTACCAAAGGATCTTGAAATGGAAAACAAACTCGCGAATTTTACGGTCTCCGAACTAGAGATGGAATTGGCTCGGCGGCGGAATTTTGAAGACTTCATGGACCACAACCGCCATTGGGGTGGCCTATATACCGTGCAATCGCCAGAAGATATGCAGCGTGTGCAGAACCAAGGGCAGCAAGCTGGGCCTCCTTATTACGGAGCAGACCCGAAATGAAACCCCACATCCAAGCTGCAGGCTGGCACTACAACTCGCTGGTCGGGATGTTCAACTGCAACATAGGCGGCGGAGTGCTTGAGTGCACAATCCCCGGCGATGATGTTGTAGGTACGGGCAGCACAGCCGTCGAAGCCTACGCTGCCTGGAAGTTGGCGAAAGAGCGGCGTGGTGATCACGAGACTTGGGAAAAGCGGCGCGCTGAAACGTACGCCAAAGACGACCGAATTTACACCTTCGTTAGATTGGGCTTGTTCGCCCTGCTGGCGATACTTATATGCTGGGTACTATGAAATTCTGTAAAGATTGAATTTACTACAAAGCGTCATCATCAGGCGATGGCGGCATTCTACTCCCAGGTTTCGCATTTTTCGTCGCTGCGCAATGCATGAAAAATCCTACCCCTGTGACCTATAATCCTGTCGATGGAACTAAGCGTGGTGGCTTATATGAAACATGTGATCAGCAGCGACTCGAGCCGAAGAAATGCGGCATGGAAGCAAGGTATTTTAAGCCGGCTAATCTGGATGGCCGGTTGGCAATGCTGCCACAAGATGTCTGAAAAGGGACTCCTATGAAAGACGACGCAGAGCTATGTATCGGTAAGGTGCCCTTCGAATCGCTCGAAGCAGCGAAGAAGGTCACAAACCGCAGCAAGCACCGGATCCATAGCCTGCGCCGCGTGCCATATCGCTGCCACGTCTGCGGGAAGTACCACCTTGGCACTAAGACCAAGGTGACTAAGACCAACCATCGTAAAGCGGATATACGCGCCCTAGACGTTGAGCGCGGCGAGTCGGACGACTGAATGGTATGATTTTAGTGCGGCTAGGAGGCATCCGAACAGCGTCTAGTCAACGCTTGCCGCACACCACAGACTTCCTTGACCGGAGATCAAATGCTTACTCAAGAACGCCTAAAAGAAGTCCTTCACTATGATCCCGAAACAGGGATATTCACTTGGGTCAAGCCTTCCTCTAATCGTCTGAAGCCTGGCGATCTAGCAGGATCAATAGAGCCGGATGGCTACAGAAAGATCATGGTCGATAACAAAAACTACAAGGCCAACAGGCTCGCCTGGTTATATATGACCGGCGTCTTCCCTGAACATGAAATAGACCATCGCAATACCTGCAGATCGGACGATAGCTTCTTTAATCTGAGGCATGCTACACACTCGCAGAACGCCCAAAACGCGTCGATTAGAACTGATAACACTTCTGGAATAAAAGGAGTGTTTTGGCATAAATACAGTGCGAGATGGGTAGCTCGACTTCAATCCAATGGGAAGCAAAAATGCGTGGGATATTTCATATCGAAGGAAGAGGCTGGCAACGCTCTTCATGAGGCCAGGGAAAGACTTCACGGAGAGTTCGCTAATCACGGCTGAATCTCAACCAGAGCAGACAAAAGCAGCGCCAAATCTCCAGGCGCTATCTTGTTGCAAGGCGCAATCAACGGCGGAACAATCCCGCTTTTCTCAGTGCAAGCAGCGCCCAGCTCAGAGCAGTACCAGTCGTTAGGATCGCGCCAATTCCGACCCACCACAAAGGCGGCAATGGCTTCTTGGTCATATGGCTTCCCCACCTGTTCTTGAGCATAGGCGTAGAACGCCGCTTCCTGCTCGTCTGTGCACGGCACCGACACCCTGAGAACTGATTCCCCGTCCACATAACTGGACGGGCGAATCTGCACACCTGCCGGTATGCCTAGAATCATATCGTCGCGGGCGCCTAGCAACGTGCCGTCTCGCAAGACGAGATCGACATGAGAGTAACGGTCGTGATCAAACCATTCAATTAGAGAGGAGCTGAGGCCCCTCCCCTCGACGAATTGGAAGGTTACGGCACCCATGGCTTAGCTCGCTGCGATACCGGCGACAGCAGCGGGTGCTGGAGTCGCAGCAGCCGTGCCGGTGATGTCGTTGCCAATTGCGGTTCCCACCGAAGTCGGGGTGAGCGCGCCGGGAGCCGCTAGCTTTGCGCTGATGGCGGCGAGCGCGGCACTGATGAGCTGAGCAGCGGCCGGAACAGCGGCGTTTTCGATGGCGGGCAGGGTAGCTACCAGATTCGCAACGAATGCGGTTCCTTTGATCGTGGCGGATGCAGGGTTCACCCATTCTGCGGGATTGGCTTCGATATCTGCCAGCGTCGAATTGACGAGCGTCAGCACAGGCGGAAATGCTTCCGATGCGGCGAGTTGCGCGAGTTGCGCGAAAATCGATGATGCAGTGGTGCTGGACATGGTGATCACCTCTTTACTAGGGTTGGACTGCGGAAAAACTTTTTTGCCGGTCTCGTCTATTTCTGCGCACCGGCCTGGGCCAAAGGGTCTGGCTCGACCGCTTGGAGTTTAGTGATTGCTTGGTATGCGCCGTGGAAGCCCAGCAAGGTGGCTACACCAGCCCCTAGCGCGATCGTAAGCGGTTGTGAGTCTGCCTTGCCCAAGATCACGAGAGCCGCCCATAAGCTATATAGGAAGCAGGAAACAATATATGTTGTTATGGTTGAATTCATGAAGCAACTCCGACCGATAAAGTGCCGCCAGCCAACTGATAGGCTGACATAAGCGTCGCGATAGTGTTCTGATGCTGACCGTACCCATTTCCGGGCAGGCTAGCCCAAATATTCGAGCACAAAGAAACTGCCTTCGGGAAATTACCGGCATCGATAAATGGAAGAGCGCCTCTTTCCCTGATCTGCTGCAATGCAATCCTATCCTGCGAGATCGGGCTGAAGTCGGGCAAATTGAGGTTCGCTTGGTACGCGAGCCAGTATCGATAGAGAAGCTGATACCGGCCCGCAGCAGTAGATTGAAGTCCGCTGGTATTTACTGTCACCAGCACGTCAGGGTGCGACGCGTAGCTATCGAACCGCTGCGGTCCATTCATACCAGTTACGAGTACATCATACCCATCGTCCAGGGTTGCAGGATCGGTCACAGTGCCTTCGCTCCCTGCGACCATATCCAAGAATGCAATTCGGTTCTGGCCTCCTGCCAGGTCGATTGATATTCTAGCCATGAGTCGTTACTCTGTGGCCTAGAAGTGAATCCAGCTTCGTTTCAAAGCGCACCATCGTTGCCGATAGAATCGTCTCCATGCGCTCCACCCCCGAGACGCGTGCAAACGTTTTTTCGACGTATGTCTCGAAACGCAGACTCTCTTCCTTGAACCTGTGCATCTCTTTCAAAAGCTCTATAACTTCCTTGCGGGCCTCATTCGCGTCGCCTTGTGCATTATCCACATGGCGCCATATGAGAGCACTAGCGCCTCCCACGACGATCACTAGGATGCCTGATATGATCAGGGCCCATCCACCGTCTAATGTCATGACTTCGCTCCGTGCGGAATATCGGTATGCAGACGATCGTTCGGCGTTAGGAACTCAACGCGAATGACAGTCACGCCATCCTCTGCGAATTCTAGCGCCTTAACATGCGGACAAATATCGCCGTGGAAATGCGAACACCAGCGGCATGGAATCGCTTGATCAAGGCTCATTTTGCTTCCTTAGCGAATACGTCGAGCAGCAATGTATGCTGTTGCAGTCAAAGTGCTAACCGTAAACCCTGCAAATCCAACTACAAAAACTGTAGTTGGAGAAGAAATGTTGACGCGGGTAATTGGCAAAAAAGAAGACTGCTGATTGCCAGCTATGCTTGGGTAATTACTCACGGCCTTCAATGGTGAACTTGGAAGAGTGGCGGAAGTAACAGAAATTCCAGATACAGACTGCACAAAAATCGTCGTGCCAGCCGGATCATACTCAACATTCCCGCGAACATCCCAATCGCCAGGAGTTAGCGGAATGCTTATGATATTTGTCGATGTCGATGTCGAGAGAGAAACTGCCCCACTCTGTGCTGTTATGACCTCTCCTACGCTTCCAGCTGCCGCATTTGATGTATTAGTTACACCGATAATATTCGGAGTCGTGATTGTCGGAGATGATGCGCCAACTACCGCAGTCCAAGCCGGCGCGCTCGAAGCTCCGGTTGAAACTATTGCCTGTCCACTTGTCGAACCAACCGGGCTTATCAGTTGGATCGGGAGATTTGTGGCAGCATGTGCACAGATCGATGCTGCACTGAACAGTGAGATAAATAGTCGTTTCATTTTCATCCTCAAGCGTAGACCTTCTTCACTTCCACTATCCAAGTGCCAGTACCGAAAGCTGCGGATGCAGCGCCGTTGACATTGGAAAGCATAAGCTCAACCTGATTGCTGGTCGTTACGAAGCCACTAGCGATACAAAATGGTATCGCATATGGCACCTTTACTGCTACGGAAGACCCTCCTACCGCGCCAGGCACTGTAACTGTTCCGGGAAACAGAACGGTACTATTGCCGGGCACAGAACCTGGCGCCCAAGACACGCTCCCAGTCAGCTTTGAGTTCTCGTAAGTTGCGATAAAACTTGATGCTGGAGCGATCGACAGAACGCCAGAATTGGAAAGATCATTTGCTCCGCCGTAAATCGTCCCGCCATTGATCGTGAGTGCCCCATCTAGTAGTGTCTGCCCATTATTCATATGGACTTCGGCATTGTTCACTATCGATGATCCGGAGCTAGTGAGGATCATCTTCAATTGCGCTCCGGACAGCGTATTAACCTTTACCTTCATGCCATCGTGAGTGGTGCCCGATGTGTTTAGGATATATGCCGAACCTGTCAGGCCCGCCGAGGTGCAGTCGAATACGAGGCCTTCTGTATTTCCGGTAAGTGCTGCGATTGCTGGGAATGATTCAAAATCCCCAGTGAATCGTATGTTTGAGCAGTTCTGGTAACCATCCGCCGATGACAAAATCGTCATGGCTGCGGCTATGGCGCCGCCTAGAGCGCCATTTAGAGACCAATTGCACTGATCAAATGTGGTATCGGCCACTCCCTGTAAGAAGCAGCCCGTTCCGTTCCTAGCCAAGAAAATACATTGCCTAAACGTTTTGTCGGTATTGCTGAACGTAGTGTTAGCGACTGTCGCGTACGTTGACACGAAACTTAACTCATTCGCCAATGTGGAAGCATAAGGAGTGTCGGAAAGAAACCAGCACATATCGAACAGACAATTTTCCATGCAGTTGTCTGCTAGCGCGATAGACCCCGCGCTACTTCCTGAGCTTGACGGCAACTCAATGATCATCTTGAACATCGAGTTGAATATGGCGAAGCCGACTACAGTTGACCTCGCGTACAGACAGCCTAGCGTCGAAAAACCAGTCGCGGCGCCATTGGAAAACCAGCGCATATGCTCTAGATGTAGGAATTGACAGCCAGTCATATCGGCCATCCATGTGCCCGTCTGGAATAGAAGCGTTGTCCCCGTATTTTGTTCTAAGTATCCCCCGTCGCCACTTATGACTAAAGGCACGCTCCCACGATTCGTGAAGTTGAGCGTCTTGGTAATCAGATAGGTGCCAGCCGGCACGCTGATCCGAGTGGCGCCCGAGTTGATGGCGCTCTGGAATGCTGTCGTATCGTCAGTTGTACCATTGCCGGTTGCCCCGAAATCCTTTACCGAGACCGAATTTGAAAGCCGTGCCTGGACAGTTTCAGCGACGGCGCCAGTGTAGGGCGCAGTATAGGAAAGCTTGGATGCCTCGATCCCTGCATTGGCGGCTACGGTGGAATCTGTAACTGTCCCTGTTCCGGGTGCACCAATACTGACTGTAGTGCCTCCTTTTATGTAGATAGCTTGAACACCAATGGGGATAGGAGCATTGAAGGTCAACGTGAAATTATTGAGGCCAAACGTATCCTCTCCCTGCGAGGCAGCATCGAACTGGATCCATAGATTCGACTTGCTGCCATAGAAACCGACCAGGGTCAGGACCGTGCTGAATCCAGGCGCAAACTGATCTGTGCCTGCCGAGGACATTGGCTCAGAGGCGACGGTTTGCGGTGTGCTGACGGTCCATGAGGTACCGGCCCCCCCCGTGATCGTCGTTCCTGCGGTTACACCAGCGCCGAACAACGTCTGACCAATGGCAACCGATCCGGTCACTCCGCTGATAGTCAATGCAGTTCCAGTGATGGAACCGGTAAATGTTGGTCCGGCCAGGAATGGGCCTTCGTCGGTCATGCTGCCTGTTTCTGCCCCGCCGCTTGTGACATTTTCGGCAACCCAAATTTGATTTCCGTGTGCATCGAATAGCGTGAAGGTATAAACGACCGCATCGAAAAGGAAAAGCTGACTCGATACACCGGACGAATTGGAAATCTCGCCACGGGAGTTCAAAGGGATCGGATTAGGCAGCGGAGTGCTACCAGCAGCATCCTCGAATGTTGGATAGTTGACGCCGCCAACCTGGGTTAGCAGACTTCCACCGACATTTGGTAGCCCCGCATTATTGAAAAATTGCAATATTGCGTCAGGTGCCTGAACGACAGACGTTCCCATGATATTATCCAGAAACAGTATTTATGGTTAGGAGCGGTAGATGCCGAATAAAAATACACGGATCCAACCGGGCGAAGTTCATGGCGAACTGACCGCTATTCGAAGAATTCCTAGGGGATCGGGGGATGGGAAGTCGACGCAGTGGCTCTGTAAATGCTCTTGTGGAAACGAAAAAATCATCAGTGGTTTCCGGCAAAGCGTGCTCATATCTTGCGGATGTGTTACTCCGACAGGAAGGAAGTATATTCGGAGCGGAAAATCTAATACGCCTCTTTATTGGGTATGGCGAGCAATGATAGATCGCTGCAACAATCCGGAAAATCCAGCCTTCCATTGCTATGGTGGCAGGGGAATAGTCGTCTGTGATAGATGGCTGAATTTCCCATATTTTCTCGCTGACGTCGGAGAAAGGCCCGGGAATCTCGAAATTGATCGCGTCGATAATGATGGGCCATACGCGCCGAATAATTTCCGTTGGGCGACCAGAAAAGAGCAACTCGCTAATAAGCGCGGCGGAAGAGACGAAAGAACGGGCCGCTTTACAAAGGCATAGGGAAACCATTAAGGATTCCCCTTTGTTTTATTGAGTAATTGATTGAGCGGAACCGACTTAAGTCCGGCACCCGGCTCAAGCGAGCTGGCCACGGATTTTGCATCAGCACGCCTTGCGAGTGCCTGCCGGGTCCATGTTCCAACGGGAATCCCATGAGCCGCAACGTTAGCCGCACCCTCTGCCGATGACTTGGCAGCGTTTGCGACCGACGCAACAAATGTGTTGCTGTTATTGACATAGCTGCCTCGCGGTTGCTCCTGCGTGTAGCGCGCAACATTGCCGAGTTTCTCGACCGTCTGCGATGCCTCTGGACCGAGCACAATGCGCGTCTTATCGCCCAAGTTTTGAAGGGATTTATTCAGGCCCGCTTGACTGATATTCCCCGACCCAGTGCGTAGGTCGACACCGGCCTGGCTCCTGATATGGTCCATCAACCCGGAAGCGACGAGCTCCGAATTGACCGGATCATTCGACAGGTTCTGCATCATGTTCTGTACGTTTGAAGTCTTCCCGCCAGCCACGTACTTGCGCACGAAGTCATCGGCCAGCGCAGAAGGCTCTCCCGCGGGCGCTATATCGTTCACTGCGGCTTTGTAGGCTGGGTCCGAGTCCATCGCTTGGAAACGCGCTCGCGCACTCGCCTGCGCGGTCTTGTACGCTGCGAAGGCGTCCGATCCCGCCGCCGAAGGGTCAAGCTGAGAATTCACGACGCTATCGCGCAGTGCGCCGATGTCGTGCCGAACTGAACCATCCGTGGCGCCGCGCATGGCTCCCGAGAGCGTTTTATCGATATCCATCAAGTCGCCGACATTCATCGGACGCACTGACGAACCGTTCTGCTCGAAGCCAGCCGGGAGAGATACCTGATTGGCGCTTGCGTCGCGGAAGATCTGTTGAACGTTAGATGGCAGCGCATTGAACCGTGTGGGACCGATCTGCGAAGCGAAATCTTTCATCTGCGGCGCAGCGTTGACCAAAGCGGGTGTGCCGTCGGCGCCGCGTGCCTTGGAATACAGATCAGAAATCTGCTGCGTGATCGGCGCGTCCATCTGCTTGTATGCATCAACAAGCGCTTGTCCCGTCGGCGCGCCAGAGGGAACATTTACGTTTGGCGAGACTTGATCCCGGATCGCACTGAGGTTGTCAGCGATCTGGCCATTCTGCATATTGAAGCGGTTCGCCAGTTCAGGGTTCTTTCCTCGAGCATTCAATTCGTCGGAGAGTAAACGCACGTCGCTACTCGCTTGTCCGGCAGTCAGATCGATCGGAACTGGCAAAGAACCGGCCTCGATGTGCCGGCCTGCTGAGACGGGGTTCAAGGTGCCACTCTTTTCCGCCGCGGCAATTTTCCCGACAAGCGCATCGGGAACGCCCTCGGCCGCAGCCTGCTGCGCGAACGAGGTTCCCGCCGCGCCCATACTCGGACGGCCTGCAGCACCAGCGCCTACAACAGGTATAGATGCTTGCCCAGCAGCTTGCTCGGTAGCGACTTGTTGAGGCGTCTTGATCCCAGTCGCCACGCTGGTCGCGTTCTTGAGGTCGCCCGCTGTCTGCCCAACTGCTTTCGCGGCATCAGACGCTGCATCTCCGACAGCGCCAGCCGCAGCCTTTATGCCTTGGCCAGCAGCAGAAGCGGCGTAGCCGATTTCGTTCGCCACGCCTTTCGCTAGCGGAGCAGCGAGGTGAGCCGCACCGGGGACCAACATCGATGCAGACCCCACCATATTGGAAACGTCTTGCGGCGGTAGACCGGTTGCACTGGCCACTGCATTAACGCCTTTCCCGACCACATTGCCTACGGCCTGCGTAGCTTGCTGTGATGCTTCATTCTGGTACTCGGGCGTGTTGGTCACGCCGAAAGCGTTGCCGACAGGATGGACTGATCCGCCGAAGTCGCCTGCGGAGCTCTGCTGCGCTTGCTGGGGATTCTGTCCAAATGCACGACGAACAGCGTAGTCAGCGGCGCCAGCAGCAGCGCCAGGAGCGCCTAGCACTGTATCTGCGAGTCCAGCCGTCGACCGGCCTAGGCCAGCGAGAAATCCGCCTTGCGCCGGAGGCTGCTTATCAGGTGCGGGCGCGGCAGGTTGCGCAACCTTCGAAGGTTGCGATGGACCCTGCTGGAGCGTCGAGAATAGATCCGACATTGGACCCGAGTCGCTCTGTGGCTGAGCACCGGAGTTCGACTGCCCTGGAATCGTCGGTGCCGGCGCGCTTTGCTGGCCCGTTACACCGCTCATCGCCTTCGCGACATACTGTGTAGGGTCGGCGGTCTTGAACCCGCCATAGGCCTTCAAAGCGCCTTCATAGCTGCCGCCGTTCTGCCCTTTGAGTTGCTGCAAATAGTAGTCGGCAGCATTACGCGCTTCTTGCGGGTCGAATGGGTTGAACTTGACGCCCTGCTTTTGCAGCATGGCTACAGTGGATGGGGTGAATTGGTACGGACCCATGGCCTGGGTTTTCGGGTTAATAGCATACTGGTCGCCGCTGCTTTCCTCGCACGCGAGATTGTCGAGCAGCTTTGCTGGCGTGCCATAGCTCTGGGAGGGACTGAATGCGCCACTAGCCGACGACGCAGCCGGCGCTGGTCCGGCCGGCGACGCGCTCGGGTTTCCGCTTTGGATCGTGGCGAGCAGATCGTCCATTACTGAGAACCGCCAGTATTAGACAGTTTCTGGAGGTTCTGAGCCTTCTGCATCATGTCGTTGTAGCCTTTTGAGTTCAGGCCGCCCAACTGCTTAACGATAGCCTGCTGCTCGCCAGTGTCACCAGCCTTGATCGCGTTGTAGTACTTGAAGATGTTCGGGTCGAAGTTCGCGCCCCATTGCTGGTCGAACTGGCGCTTGGCGATAACGCCAGCAGACGGATTCGCAGCGATGGCGCGTTCTAGGCCAGGCTGATACGCCTGTACGCCAGTCGTAAGAGCATCGTTCAGCTTCGTCACTTCTTTGATAGCAGCGGGCGTATAGCCAAGCGAACCGTTAGCCTTGATCTGCGCGTCTAGACCAGCATTTGTATTCGGCCCCATCGACTGTGCTGCCTGCAATGCGGAGCGCTCCAAGCCCTTACCCACCAAGTCATATGCAGTTGCCGCATCGGTATCTTGGCCAAGCCCAAAGACGTTGAGGGCGGCGCGTGCCTTCTGGCCGACAGCGCCGGTTGCCGCAACGTTATCGATATTCTGCAGGACCAGTTGATTGTTGGTGTGAGCAGAAGGAGCGCTTGTGTATGCATTGCGCGCCGCCTCGCGCTCGGCAGAGAGTCCGGGAATCGCTTGTGCGTCTCCGGGTTGCGGGACGTAGACGTTCTGCGTCGGCGCATTCGTGATCCCGGTAACTTGCCCCTGTCCATTCTTGTTGACCACAGTGGGGCCACCGGTCAGTGCATTGGTGCCGACTTGCGAACGCTCACCCAGCGGGATGCCCTGCGCCGTTTCTGGTCCGACCGCGCCCATTGGGACAGCGGAAAGCGGATTAGTCTGTACTGCCTGGACGCCGCCGCCTGGGCCGGTTGTAGTACGTATGCCCGGTGTTTGTTCCGCCACCGTAGTAGCCGCAGGCTGGAATTGCTGAGCCAGACGCTGGATTGCCATATTCCGCTGATCCATAGGCATCTGCGGATTGAGGTTTTGCGATAGTGCTTTGACGCGTGAGACCGCACTAGCAGCAGTTGGATTCTGCTGCGCATACGCATCCAGAGCCGGCCCAACCGTCGCCACAGGATCGGGCGAGCCGACGCCTGAGCGAATGATTCCGGATAGATCATTGTTCACGTTCTGGCTCAGTCCGCGGATTGAGTCATTCAGTTTGATGTGATTATCCTGCGTTTGGATGATCGACTGCAGCACACCTTGCCCCGTCAGAGGCAGCGATGTATTGGCAAATTTCGACATCGCAACCGGATCAATCTGGCCGCTAGAGTCTTTTACTGAGGTTCCATCTGGCGCCGTGCCACTTGCTAACGTTTGCTGCAATAGCTGCCGCTCCTGCATCTGCTGCTGAGCCTGCTGCGCTTGCGCTTGCCCGACCTGCAACTGTTGCTGCTGATTCTTGAGACTCAAGATCCCGGACAACGATTGTGTAAGCTGGTTAGGGTTCGGCGGTGTTATACCGGTAGCGACTGGGGAGCCGAAGTCGGGCATGATTTCTCCTTAGAATCCAGCGTCTTCAGCAGTTAGGCCGGCAGGAGTGGCACTCCCCTGAATGGCACTCCCTCCCTGGTTAGCGCTCAATATGCTATTCAAAGCAAAAGCGTTACCCGCGCCACTTATTCCGGCTCCAGCGGCATTTGCCGCACCCACGGTACCGGCCGCCTGTGCCGCGCCGCCTGCTGCAGTCGCCTGAGCTGCACCGGTTCCCAGTTGCGTCCCTGCCGTCCCAACATTGCTCGCCGCATTCTGTCCCAAGCCAGCGATGCCGGAAAGGCGTGAGAAAATATTATTCTGCGCAGTCTGCTGAGTATTAAAGTTCGTCGTGTATGCGCCCAACGCTTGATTGTAATAATTGTTGTAATACTGCTCGGCGTTACCAGTTGCATAGTTGGTCAAAGCTTGCAGGGCAGGTCCAGACAGCGCCCCAACGTTCGGCGCTATTGCGTTCTGCGTCTGCTGCAATCCCTGGCTTTGAGAAAATTGATACCCGGGCGAACTTGTGATGCTCGATGGATTGAATGAAAACGGCGCTGGCCCAGCTTGCGACAAGTAACCATTGCCAGAGCCACCGGGCGTCAGTCCAAGCAATTGCGACAGTGAATTAGTTGCGCTGACCCCAGCCGACATGAACGGCTGTTCCTGCCCGTTGATGGTATTGAACATCGCCATCTGCTGAGCAGAGGCAGCGCTATCTGCGCCAGCCTGCGTATTAGCAGCAGACTCAGCGCCACTTGCAGATATAGCAGCGCTGCCAACCGTAGCGGCCCCAACTGCGATTGCAGCACCTACCATGATTTTTCTCCTAACCACTTCTCATGCGTGGTCTCGACGGGTTCAAAGCCCAGATACTTGAATAGCGCAGATGCATCGTGATCTATCTTGCTACCCACCGCCCACCGCACTACGCCGCGGCGTCTAAGTTCATCCTCGACGAATCGAAACATCCGGATGCCCAAGCGACCCTTGCGTCGATCTGGCTTCACATAGAAAATGTCTGGCGAGCAGGTCAGGCAGGTTTCATAGTGGAGCGCGGAAGCGATAAAGCAAAAGAAGTACGAGACGATATCACCGGCTTCGCGACCAACCACAATCATCAATGAACCATCAGCTTGGCGATCCTCGTATACCTGCGTTCTAGGCTTTAGCGGAACGCCATGCGCCACGTGGGTGGAAATTTCCACATAGTGCTCCTCTAGCAACGGCTTCATCTCGCCGTACACGTCGGAGAACCGCTCGATGGAAAAGGTGATCACGAAAACCTCAGATCGATGATCATGTGAATGCGGTCATTTGCGCTGTTATTCGTGACCTCATGCTCAATAGCATTTTCGAACCACCATAGTTCGCCAGGCCGCATGTGCACTTGCTCGTTGCCACATCGGAAAACGTTACCCGGCTCCGACTGCAGAACTAGGTGATAGCGGTCCCAATAGTCCGCGTGCCATTTCGTATCTGCATGAGGAAAAATATGCCCGCCTGGAGCGATGCGGTTAATCATGCAGCGCCCTAGCCGAGTTGCTCCCATACCGCTCATTAGAGCGCTGATATGTGTCCGCGCCTCCGGCAACTCATTCATTTCTGGTCGCCACGGACATTCGTGGAGGTCATGGCCTGCTAGGCGATTTTCTTCGTAAGCCTTAACTTCCGAATCATCAATAACCTGCAATTTGTCTTGGAACCGAAGATAGATCGTATCTGTCTCGCCAAACGGGCCTTGTGGAAACTTTCTAAGGAAGTCATCGGCTTTCCATAGTTCGGGTTTTCGGTACAGCGCATTTAGAAGCGGCGCGACCGTAACACCTTCGAATATTTTTTGAAAGTTCCGCATGATCGCCTACTGGATCAGGACGCCGGAAGCGGTGAATGACACAGACGTAGCGGCGCTAGAGAAGGCGCGTAGCTGTGAGCCTGCAGGGATGACAGCGCCCGCGAGTTCAGGCGATACGTAGGATTCGCCGGGGGCAATAGTGCGTGCAGAGATCATTGATGTTGCTCCGAGTGCTCCACCGGTAGAGATACCGGCAGTGATTGTGACTGCACTCGCCGTGGTGTTGGTGAACACCGCGCGACCAATTTGGGTCGATGTCTGCGTACCGGAAGTATATACGGACGTGTCGACCGCCGCTAGTTGCTGTGGCGCGACAATTTGAACCGGCGTAATCGTGGTCATGAGGTCTCCTAGTCCGGCAGAAATACGACGAGAGGCAATCCGGTATACGTGATACGAACTTGATCCAAGCGCCGCAATGGAATTAGCCCACCAAGCGAACTGAGCGTCGAGGGAACGGCACCTTTCACGAATACATTCGCGGTTCCGACTGGAATCGGCGCGTTAAACGTCAGCGTGGTGCCGCTCAATGAATAAGTATTTGGCCCCTGCTCAGCCGCATCAAAGGCTATCCAGAGATTGGATGCGCTGCCATAGGCCTGGGAAAGAGTGAGAGCGGTAGTCGTGCCGGGAGTGAAATCGGTGCCAGCCACAAAACCAGGCAGGCCACCAGACCCCTTCTCATCAGTCAGAGCGCCGATAACACCTGCGCTGGAAAGCGTTATTCCGGTAGGAACAACAATTCCCTGTCGGATAATTACGATCGATGACGCGACGCCATTGCTCACGGACAGGGTTCCGTCATGAAGCGCGGTATAGGTGAACGGAGATGCACCGACAGTGATATTCTGTGCTGGCTGAGCACGTGGCGAGGGGTCTACAAGAGCGCCACCAGCGATAAGCGTGGCCAGATTTTCCAGTCCTCGGTATGCCTGCGGGACATCCGCACCTTGCGCGAATAAGTTGGCCGCATCCAGTGCGTCGAACGGAGAAACAGGTGTAGTGCCGCCGCCCCCGGATCCAGTCCCCAGCACCTGTACACCTAGGTTATAGAGGAACAGATACCAGTTGATGTTCAAAAATGCAGGTGCACCCTGGCCGTCGACCGAGATAGGGACGCTTTGCGGAGGAATGAGAGTAGGCAGACCGCTCATGCTGAACTGAATGCTTTCATCGTTGCACCAACAAGGTCGCGATTCACTGGATCGATCACTTCCAGATCGACCACATTATCCCGGCCCCAGCCTAGCTTGCGCCACATCGTGCGTGTGCGATACTCACCTATTGCACCCATCGGCGCATACATACGATCGCCGAATGTCCTGCCGCCATCGCGAGAGATCGAGAGTCCGCAGCGCGGATTCGTACCCATGCCGCTTGGGTTGCCGACCCCAACGTTAAAATCGAGTTGTAGGCTTTGCATGAAAACACGTCCGCGTTGCCCGCCGTCCCAAATATGTGGTGCGCGTCGCTTTGCCAGCAGTGGCCAGCCAGCATCGGTATAGGCGGCTCTCGTAAGTTGGTACAGAGCCCCGTTTTGATAGTCGCCAACGACGCGCATACCCTGGAAGTTCATGAATGCGTTCGAACGGTGGCGATGGAACTCCTTTGCATACGGATCGTACGAAAGGCGCTTGTGCAGCAGCCCTGATTGCCCGTCATAGCACCAGCACGTGTCTGCGGTCGGGAATATCAGCACATAGAATTCATGCGTGTCTTCCTGATAGGTGTATCCGATTGCGTCGTCGGTGGTCGCGTATGTGGCCACCTCCGCACCGAAAGAAGGCGTAGATATGACCTGATCGAGAAAGCCTTGCGTCCGCACGATCACATTCTCGCCGCGCTCCGACCGCCCGAACCAGATCAACCCTTCCTGACCCTGGGACCCATAGCGAGCCACCGAGTGTTTAGCCTTGCAACCGACCTGCAAAAGGGTGCCGACAATGCGCTGAAAGGCAAAGGTCGCGCCTACACCACCTGGCGCGCCGCCAGCGTTGTACCAAATCTCTGTCGTCTTATCGCCTATCAACCACAGCAGCTCTTTGTTCTCGATCACGGCCACGAGGTTGTCAGCCGCGGCATCCTTGAGTGCGAAGAACAGCGCATTGAACGTCAGGCTATACGGCTGCGAGTTCGAATAGAACGTCTGTGTGCCCGGCTTGTTGAAGATCCACCAACCGTCGATATAGGCAACCGTATCTGAGCCTAGAAAACTCGGATCGTTGATCTGAGTGAAGGCCTGCGTCGCTATGTCATAGAGATAACCGTTCGGGCCATCTACGATCACGGCGTTGCCGCCGCCCGTATTGTTGTCGCGGATGTGCACGGGGCCGGTGCTGGTTTGGAGCGTACCGACCGAAGTCAGAGACAAGGTGGGAAACACGGTGGGCGCCGTCATTGTCGCAGTGACGAGATAGCAAGTGTTTCCAATGACCGCTAGGGCTGTCGTATCGACCGTGCTACCCGTCCCGTTCGGCACCGTGTCGTTATTGGCCGGAAGCTCCCACAGCCCGCGCACCTCCAGCGAAGGGCCGGAGTACGGCATGGGCCACACGGTCATTGTCGAAGTGAATCCGGGCGCACCGGCCCCGGCGACAGGTGCGGCGACAAGTTGGTTTAGGCCTGGGCAACCCAGCAGACCAAGCACCTCTTTGGAGTTGCCCGGATCGACCTCGGCGTACATGTTGATGCACATCTGATCGTCTTGCAGATGGTTAGGCGCATTGTCCTGACCGCCAGCCAGGCCAAAATCACCGAACAGGTTCAGAGGTCCGTTATTACCGCCTGGCATTATCGGTAACCTCCATGAGTCACCCATCCGCCATCGGGCCTGTTCCCTCGCGACAGCTCACGGTCATAGTTCGACACGTTCGCCGGCTTCGCATTGAGCGCTTTTACAAACTCTCGCGCCTCCTTCGCATTCAACGTGATGGCCGGAGTAAGCGGGAAGCCATACTCCGCACAGATTTCTTTCGCGAGCAGCCACTTGAGCATTCGGCTGTAGCCCTGAGGCATGACAAGGACTTGCTGCAACGTAAGATTTTGTAGGATCGTATCCGTGAACAGATGGCACTCTGTGCTGTTACCCGGGGTCTGGTAGACATTCAGAAGGCCATACGGGAACGTATTGTTGTACCATGCCACGGTAGGCCACGGCCCAGGCTGGGCCTTGTATAGGAATTGCGTGTACTGTGTTTCCGTAGCGTAGACGTCAAGCGTGAAATCGAGCGCATTGAAGCGTGTGAATCCGTGCGTGATGCGCAGCGGGCGCGGAATCGGCAAGTCACCGGGGACTGTGAAGGTGATGCTATCCAGGCCGGCAGAGTTTCCGATCGCCGGCGCAGACATCGTTATGGTCGTCGGCGTTACCGACAGCACTGTGGCATTGACCGGAATCAGTCCCTGCGCATCTGACAGGATCGAGCCGGAGCCAACCTGAAAAGCCGGATTCTGTCCGGAGACAAGCTGCGGCGGCAGGTTGGTAATTCCGGCTATGACCGGTGAGCCTGCCGTTAGAGTCCCGGTAAAAGGCTGCAGTCCGAGCAGGGTGCATACCGGATTGCCTATCTTGTACAGGCGCTGCTGCGCCGTCCACGAAAGAATGTTTTCCTGCGAGCCAAATATATGGTCTTTATCCAGGCTGAGCGAGTCGAGCAAATCGTTCAGCGTGTCCAAACAATCCGCAGCGTCGAACTCCGCGAGCTGCTCGCCAGACTGATACGAATTGATGCGACGCAGCGCCCCTTTGATGAGGCTCTCTGCCGTAGTGGTTCCAATGGTCATGAAAAAGCTCCCGCGGTGAACTGGCTGGACACGGCCATCTTCGGCGCATTGACCGTAAGCGTTATTGGCGGCGTGTAGGCTTCGCTCACCGGAGTCGTGTTGGTCACTGTGACCGGTTGCCCTGCTGCTGGCGATTGCGCTGTTACGACGTCTACCGGCGCTCCGGGTTGCCACACGATGGCCACCGGCCAAGGGGAGAAATATCCAACTGTCGGCGCAGAAGTCTGAGCGTTCGGCACAGAGCCATCGTTCGGAACGATATTGGCCTCGATCAGCGCCACGGTAGCCGCTCGATAGTTCAGGCCAACCAGATTCGGCATCGTCGCCATACCCATTCATCCGAAAGAAAAAGAGCCGCCCTAAGGCGGCCCCAAGGCCCCGAGGCCACCCGAGGAGACTCGATTACCAGTCCATCTGGTTGCCAGAAGCGGGCTTGATCCAGTTGGGTTGGACGCGCAGAACGTTGACCTGATACGTTTCAGCGGTGGGCGTGATCGGCGATGCGGTTGCGTTGATATAAGTGATCGCAAGCGTATCGACTGCCGACACGCGAACGTTCACGATACCCAAACCAGCTTGGAAGCTCGGCTTGCTCACATCCACATTGTCGGTAACCAACAGGCCAATGCCGGTTGCAGCAAAGGTCTGTTCGGCAGTCGTGTTTGCCGCCACAGCGGTGGGCGTCAGAGCGATGGAGAAAATCCCCGTCTTCTGGACGTTACCGATCGGCGACTGGACGGTATCCGGCTGAGTCGCTACGTTCGGCCCAGGATTCGAGCCATCGACGTTAGTGCTTGAAGGGAATGCCATGATATTTTCTCCTTAGCCCGACACGCGGCAAGCCAGCGAACGATAGAGGCTCGAAAATCCGTATGCCACATCCATACGTGTCGGTTCCGCGTCGTTATTGATCGTATATTGCGTTGCAACCCGGATCGATAGACCGAGATCTTCATCGAATGCTCGACTTGCTTCGACCGCGGTGCGCGGCAGCGGCAAATCGACGAAGGCCAGTGCGAAGGCATCCCGATGGAAGTACAGATTTTCCGTCGAGGAGGTCGCCGCTGCTGCGCCGCCGTTGATCGTCACAGCCGGGTTCCCAGTGAATGCAGCACGCGCTTGGCAGTTCTGGAACTGGCCGCCCGTGATCACGCACTCGCCGATCGTTACCGACAGCGTGCCGGTACCGCTCGACGTATAGACGCCGGTCGTTGCGTTGAACGTGCCAGCCGCGAGCGTCGCAGGAGCGAAGCCGGGACCGCCAGGCGCAGCCGACCCAGTGAGTTGCGCGTAGCCGCCCGGAGGAAGCACCACGAACTGCTTGAGCGTGGTGCCGTAGCTGCCGCGGTTCTGCGGGTTGACCGGGAAGATACCGGCGATCTGGATCGTGTCGCCGACCGTGCACTGAGCTGCAGTGTTGGTCAAGCCTTGGATGTTCAACACACCCGTCTGCGCCCAGCCCGAAGTGAGCAACGCCGAACCAGCAGAAGCCGTAGTCACGCCAGCCAAGACCGGCGTACCAGTCAAGGTGCCAGTCGTATAGTTGGCGATGTTCGGATCTTCGAACCAGTCGGCGCCGGCGGTCTTCAAGGCGATCATGCCCGTCTCGAAGTAGTCGCTGATGTTCGCTTGCGGATTGAAGAGGCCCGACAGTGCCGGCGTCAGGAACGCATTGGCAATTGGGTGCATCACGGCGGTCGGGATCAAGCCCTTGGGCATGCCTTCCGACACGAGGATAGCGCGAGCGTTGGTGAATGCTTGGAGCGCCGCCTGTGCGGTCTGGCCGCTGCCGGGGGGCGTACCGGGCGTGCCTTGACGGTTTGCGGTGTTCTGCAAAGCGAAGTAGGCGCCGTCCGAATCGATGCGGTTACCCACTGCGACGCAAGCCGGGTGGATGAAGCGCTCTTCGAAGTCGTCGATGTCCAACAGCATGTTGATGGTGTTGAACTGGATGTCGACGTGGAACTGATACAGGATGTTGACCGGTACGTAGTTCTCCGTGCTGGGCTCGACATTGAGCGCAGGGCCGAAAGTACCGAGGTAGCGCGGGGGCAGGCGGACGTTACACGTCGCACCGATCTTGCGGCCCTTTTGCCCGAATTCTTTGTCGTACTGGCGGTTGAATTTGTCCGTCAAAACGCACATGTTTGCCAGAACCGGGAGTGCCCGGTTGGTGATCTGGCTGATCGTGAGTAGCTGATTTGACACGTGTAGCTCCTAAGCGCGCCATGAGGCGCAAAGCATCCGCAAAAGCGCAGCTTAGGGACCACCGGAGATGCGGCTTAATGCCGCTTACGTGAACCGAGATTGACGCGGTTGCGCTTGGCAAAGTCCTCGATTGATTCCCGGATGTTCATATCCTTCGAATCTTTCGAAGCTGCTGCGTTACCGCCTGCATCTAACGGCGCGAACACCGGGGCCGGCTTGCTGCGCGGCTTGCTCAGGTCAATGCCTGTATTGGTGCTCGGCTCGGTCTTGGCGACCTTCCCGTTGGATGCTTCTTTGCTCGACTTGCTGTCGTGCTCGGTTTGAGTGCTACCACCGAATGGCGTGAGTGTACTCTCAATTTTTCCGATTTTCACTAATTGGGTGTGTGGCGACAATTTCAGTAGCGAAACTAATACATCCGGGTTCTTGGCCAGATAGTAGGTCAGTTCGGCCACCATCTCGGATTCTTCGAGGTAAGTACCGATGGCTGGCGACAGCGTAGAGTCGTTGCCCATGATCGTTTCTTCGAAGTCTGGCACCAGGTCTATGGCCTTCACAATGCGGCCTTTGGCGGTCTCGATACGCTCGTCATACTCGCGCTTTTGCGCCGCAGTACGGTCTTCTTCGGCCTTTTCAGCCAGGCGTTTGTCGACGCCGTACTGAATCATTGCGTCCACCCAATCGTTCTCGCTGGAGAAATTCTGGCGCAATGGGGGTACCGGTGCAGTGCTTTCCACCGTCTCCGGGGTACTCCCTTGCTTGAGCGCCGCCAATTGTTTCTCAAGATTCTCGGCGCGCTGCTCTGCAAGATGGCGCTGATTGTACTCGGCCTCGGCGAACTCTTCGGCTTCCATGCGCTTGCGATGCTGCTTGCCGACGGCCCTTTGCATGCGCTTCGTGAGCACCTCCTTATCGGCGGCACTCAGACCTTTTTCATCTTCGTCGTCGTCTTGGTCTTGATCCTGCTGCTGCCCGGTCGGCTTGCTGGCATCCTTGCCCTCGGGCTTTTGCGCTTGCACTTGCTGATCACCTTGGGGCTGATCCAACTCGACTCCGGCATCGGCCAGGATTCCAGTCAGATCGGTACTATCGAGTACGGTTACGGTCATTTGCATTCTCCAACGAAGAGTGGCGAATATTTACGCTCGAAAACCTCTTTCGGATTGATATAGACATACCCATCCTCCTGAGTTACCAGATAGTCACCTTCGATCGGAAAGTAACGAGCCGTCATTTCTTCGGTGATTATCGAGTTTGTACCATCTCGGAGAGCCACGTCGTATGAACCGTTGTTGTGCGCCTCATTGTCAATGCTAACTATCTCGATAGCTCGTACCTTTACTGGTTTTGCCGTATGCGTAAAGTTCATTGCTGCTCTCCGGTGGGCTGCTGAGGTTGAACGGCTCGGTCGGCCGCAGATTGTGATGCATCATGCAAAAGCTGTTTTTCGAGCATCCGCGCATCGTGGCCACGGTCGGCGTTTGAGTCGATGATCTTGCCGCCGGCGCGGATTTCTTCGACTTGCAGCGACGTAGCGGCACGTGTCTCGGTGTCGTGCGCTTTGACGACAGCCGCCATATGCGCCTTCTGCAATCCCTGCTTGATCTCCGTTGTCACCGCCTGGAGCTGCTGCTGGAGCGTCGTGATCTGGTTGGCCTGCGCCTGAACGATGCTCTTGGCGCGGCTCGATAGGCCCTCCATGATCTTCTTCAAGCCCTCGGGATTCGAGGCCATCAGCCGGTCGGCCAACTCCTGCATGTACGGATGGTCTATCGAACGGAATACCAAATCCGGGGCAGTCTTGGCGATAATCTCTGCTAGCGGCGGGATCTTGATCATCTCGACCAGATTCGATGCACCCTCTTCGCGTTTCGTCTCATAGCCTGGACCGGTGTCCATCACGACATCGTACTTGCCGATAGAGAGGTCATTCTTGACGCGCTCGATACCGCCATCGTCGGTCTCTTTGTCGTTGACCTTGACCATCTGCGGCGTCGAGTCCTCGCCGATCACGCGCTGCATGCGACCTGGTTCTGAGTAGTAAGTCGGAATCCATTCGACCATAACGCGCCAGCACTGGGCGATGGCCTGCGTCAGGTTGTCGTAATACTGGAAGTGCGACTGATCTGAGAGCCACTGACGACGGTCTATGGCGCGGCCAGATACAACGACACCCTGCTGATCCTGTCCGGGCTCGTTCGGCATGCCAGCCACAGCGACCAAGTTAGACCTCATACCCTGCACGAACTCGCTGAAACCCGCCTCGATTTGTGCCGGTGGCTGACGTGCTGGCGCTGGGATCATGATCGGCAGACTGCCGGTCTCGATGACGATCGGCTTGTATGTCAGTACCGAGTATGACTTTTGGTTTGCATTATCCCACTCAGGGTGGCCGTCAAGCTGCCCTTCTGCTGCGACCCACGGCGCTTTAGGCGCGAGCCCTAGACGCTTGATCTTAGCCACTTCGCCATAGTTGACCATGCGCTGAGGGTCCATCATCGAATCGACCATGCCCTTGCGTCGGATCGCACCGTCCACATCCATCGTGTTGCCATCGACACGAAACACCGGAATCATGCTTCCGGGCAACTCCTGGCGCTCGACTACGACCAGGCCATTGAGCCTGAACCATTCCACCTGGCGCTTTACCGAGTCACGCTCGTTGACAATTCGAATGCCTGCCTGCGTTAAGCTATCGACAGCATCTTTCAGCGAGGCCACTGAGCCTGTTATCCGCTTCAACTCCGACTGGTAGACCATATGCTCTTGGCCAGTCTTGTCGACGATCTGATAGAGCTTCTCTGGCTTCTCACGGATGCGGAAATACTCGGCGAGCCGGATTTCCTCTTTGTCTTCCCAGTCGATGCGGCTCTGCTGGCGGTCGATATCGTTCCACTGCACATTCTTCGCGTTCGGGTAGCGACGGCGGTACTCCTGCCGCTTCATCTTGACTGATATCAAGCACCAGTTCTGGTCAGCGCCGCTAGGCATCATGGCGCTCGGGTCCATGTGCACACTGAAAATATTGCGGATCGGCAGGATGCGTAGATCCTTCTGGAACGAGCGCGGGTCGACATACTCAGCGACTAGCCGGAAGTAGCCCTCGCCTGCATCTACAGCACGCTCGGCGGCCAGATCGTAGGCGATCGACGCTTCGGAACGCGTTTCAACATGCCGACCGATGCCGTTGATGATTTCGGCGAGCTCGACATCGGCGCCATCGCCTACCGGATGGCACTTGCCGCGCGGACGCTGCTGCTTGATGTTGTTCACCACGCGGCGCACGAATGCATCGGTGAGGTTGATGGTCAGCTCAGGCGAATCCTCGGAAGCGCTCGTGCCCGTATCGTGGTCCCACTGATCGCCGTCACGGAACAGCATCGCAGCCTTAGCGCGTTTGCGGTTATCGGAATAAGCTTCAGCCGCGATCTGCAGGCGGTCTTTTGCTTCGAGCCATATTTCTTCGTCAGAGATCGCAGCAAACTCGCGATCCTCTTCGGTGCGCTGGGTTGGCTCGTTGGCGCCGTGTGTTACTTGGTCGGTCATGATCTCATCCAGCCTGTGTTTGACCCAAGGCGCCGATGAATGAACTGCGGCTTTGGCTCTGGTTTAATTGCTTCCGGCTTGGCCAGCTCGGGGAATAGATCGGTCATAGCCCATATCATCGCATCGGCACGGTTCGGGCTGTTCTCGCCGGTATAGCCATGCGTGGTCATTGCGCATAACTCGTCTTCCATCTCTTGGAACACGCCAGCTAAGCGGACCTTTCCAGCGTCTACCAGGGCTGATATCGGCTCGGCTCGGATGACCTTGCCACGCGTCGCGGTGACCGGCCTGAACGGTACATTCGGCAGCGCCGTGCGTACCACGAACTTGACCATCGCGCCGCCATAATTCACCTCACCGACGATGCGATCGCCGCCCCAACGCTTATAGGCATCCGTCGCAACCTTGCCCCACACAGCAGGACCAGCCTTGCACGTCAGATCCTCCAATACATACCCATTCCCATCAATTCCGAGACCAGCCACGACAATTCCGATTTCGTCATTGTCGACGTTGTCATCATCATCGGCGCCTGACGGATCGACTGCCACGACGATACGCAACATGTCCGGCAGTTCGTCATCAATGTTGCGCCAACGTTCAAACACTTCTTCGGAGAAAAGTGCATTAGGCGAGGCATCGCGGAACTCTCCTTCGAGGAAGCGCTTGCGCATCCGTGGCGACATTTCGGACAGCGTCTTCAGGTAGTCGGCGGACAGATTCTCTTGGTTGTCGCGAGGATTGATCTGCATGAAGGCGTAGTTGTCGGGCTCGCTCAACGATGCACGCGTTTCGGGACTCACCTTGGTCTTAAACAGGCGATAGGTCCAATGCCCTTTGTCGGGCGGATTCTCGTCGTAATACATCTTCATGATCAGATCGTTGCCCGTCGCATTGTCGCGTACCTTCTGCGCCAAGCGCGTCATGACCATTTCACGCCCCGAATATGGAATCTGAGAGCACTCATTCAAAAAGATGTCGGCAAACTCTGTGCCGAGAATCTTCTCAGTGCGCTGCTTGTCATCGAGGCCGCCGAACCACAGCTCACTGCCACCGGGAAACGTCGCATAGCCCAGCGACTTATTCACGTCATATGGGACGCCCGGAAAGCATATGGACATCACCTTAGGAAAGGTGTCCAGCATGATTGAGTTCTTGACGTGACCAAAGCGAAAACGAAGCACAGCGCCGCGTGAGCCGGGCGCCTTAAGACGACGTTGGACCTGCTTCCTAATAATTAGCAGCGTCTTTCCGGACCTAGAACCACCCGCAAGCATCACGTGCTTCGCCGGCCCGTTCAGCATCTCCTGGGCTTCGGCCTGCCTAGTAGTGAGCTTGAACTCAGCCATGTACGTCTGATCCATTGAGCACGAGCTGCATCGGTGCTTCCGGATCGCCGGTATGCTGCACGCTATCGCCAAACTTCTTGCGGTTGCGTATCTTCAGCTCCCACTTACGAGCGTCCATGCGGTTCTTTGCGATCGCCGAGTCCTTTTCCGTATCCGCGATATAGACGATATCTTGCAGGCAAGAATCTTCGTAATCCTTGTAGGCCTGATCGTACTGAGCTTGCAGTTCTGGCGCACGCTTGCGCCATTTATTAAACGTCGCCCGGTCGGGCATGCCCTTCAGTTCGCACGTCTCGCGCAAGCTCTTGCCGTCTGCAATAAGCTCGCATATCTCATCGAACAGCTTCTGAGAGAACTCAGTACGCGGCGCTTGTCCTTTCTTACCGGCCATCGTTACGCTCCTGAGCCGATCTTGATCTTCGTGTACTGCGGTTCAGCGCCGCACGATTTGCGCAACTCACTGATGCGCTCTTGACGGTCCCAGATGTCCTGGCTTTCCTGCATCTTCACGAAGAATTCCATCGCCTTCCGATTGATCTCACTTATCGAGAGCAACCCCTTCGAGTTGCCGAAATTGATCGTGCCGTCTCTATTGATCGTTGCCATCTCAGTGCCCGCAACAGGGTTGAGTTTTGGAGCCGCATGAGATGCAGGTACGAACCGAATCCTGCGCGATATCGTAGCTGTGCTTTGCTATAAATCCCGCAGTGGAATGGCGGCGTGGAATGGCATCCCGAAATACAGCATATTCTCGGTCGAGAGCACCTACCGACTCTTTCAGTATTAACATGCGAAACGCTTCGCTGATGATTGCCATCATCTCGCCCTCGGGTCATGACTCTCGCGGGCATACCAACCGGAAACGAACGCCTGGCACAGCCCGTGATTCGGAAAGTGAAGCGCGCGCTCGGGTTTATCGTGGTCTAGCTCCTCGGGATAGAGCGTGACGACATATTCCGGCCCGTAGTTGCGCACGTTGAGTAGGTTGCCTTTGCGCCAGTCGGACGGGATGCTGACGTAGCGCAGTTCGTCGCCGGAGTCATCGATTAGCGCCTGCTCGCTGGTTTCGGTAGGCACGTCATCGACGGCCTCGACTGGCAGCGCACCACGCTTGACGTTAGCGCGCTTCATTCTGCTTTCGCGCTTGGATTTCGCGTGCATAGCAGAACAGCTTGTCACGCATACGGCGATCTTCTGTGTTGATATACAGCGCGTCTTCGATCCAGGCGCTTTGAGCAGCGATTGCTGCGGCGATGTGCGCACGTTTGCGCAGCTTGTGAAGTGCTTTTCCTGTCATCTTGATCAGTTTTTCCTTGGAAGCAACGAAGTCCGATGTTTCATCGATCCAAATCTTGTCGAGCGTATTCATGCTGCCTCCTGTTCGACTATCCCGCTCACATCGGCTTCACGGCACATGATATGCATCGTGTTTCCCCAATAAATTTGCTGAAAGCTGTAGCCAACATACCGGCCTTCCAACTGCACCGAGCCGAGCTCAACGATATCGCCCACCTTCACCTGGGTTGGCAAAAATGTCTTGCTGCGCCACATCTTCGTGCGACGGTGCTTGTCCGGGTGGTCATATCGCAATGGAAAGTGGCCAGGCCCAACAGCCTTCACGATCCCGCGAACCGGCTTGATCTCTTCGACAACAAGCAGAATCTTCGAATGCTCTATCGGCAGCGGCTCGACCACGATGTAGTCGTGAAGCGGCTGGATCTTCTCGTCGGGCGCAACGTAGGTCTTCGTCTCGTAAGACAACTCCCCGCCAGCGCCATTGGTCTTGAGGTTGACGCCCATTATCGAATCCTTGTTTCGGCATTCAAAAGAAGTTGTCGATGATGGTCATCCAGATGGCATGCATGGTCCACGACGATGCCCTCCAAAATCTTGCCGTGCCATCCATGGTCTAGCCACGAAGGCTCTACGATCCTTAGGTCTTCCCGCAAAATCTTCGCAGCGAGCTTGCGGACATAGTCGGTGGCGAAAGGATGCGGAGAAACATATACGGCACCGCGCGGCGCAGCCTTCATTTGCTCTGTCGTGCGCCCAGTTCCACGCTCATAATCGATAGTCATCAGCGAAATCTCCGTATGTAGCGCTTGTGATACCGCTGAATATCCGTAACCGACTCAAACGGCATATCCCATGCCATAGCAGGTCCGAATGTGCGCAGCACCCACTTCCCAGCCTCGCAAAAGATGTGTGACTTGCGCTGCGGCGGACTCACAATCGAAGGTAGGTGCATCATGTCAATAAGCCTCCAACCCATAAATCTTCCTTACTCTGGCATCCTCATCCGCATCGTATTCAGTCGCAGCAGCATGGCGCAAAGCCCCGAAGAACTCCTGCGGCGTTACACCGTTCTCCAGGCAGATCCGATCGAAGTCCGCGGCCATTTCTTCCATGGTGATAAGCTGGTTAGGCATCAGTGGCGCTTCCTGCCGTATGCCGGCTCAGGCTTCGTATAACCCGGCTTAGCGCCCTTCTTCTCGGTCACCTTGCCAGCATCCGGCGTCTTACCACTGCCAGCCTGCGCTTGCTTGGTCATGCCATCCGGCTTGTGATGAACGCCAAGGTGCGTAATCTGCAACTCGACATGGCGCTCTTCATCGCCGCCCTCGCGCTTCTCTGCACGAGCGCCGACGACATGCGCCTTCGAATGCATCGTGACCTCGCTACCGACCTCGGGCATATCGTTCATGCCCATCTTCTTCATGCTGTCGTGGTCGAGATGCACCTTTAGGCCGTACGGATACTCGGGGCCGTCAGAGTTGGTCATGGCATTGGTCGCGCCTTCCTTCTTCGCAGCGTTGGTGCGGCGCATGTCGGTCATGTTGACCGCGCTCATGGTCTCGTCGCCCTTGGCCTTTCCTTTGACGTCACGGGGCATTATTTTTGCTCCTTGCGATCGTTGTAGGCGTCTGGCGACTTGCGTACTGCGCCGCTCTGCTGGCCTTGGCTGGTGCCATTCCGGTCGAAGTGCCCAGTGGGAAGCCTAGGCTGCGATTTGGGTTGACTCGGTTTCTGTGAGATTTTGCTCATGCTGCCCTCGCGAATTGGCCATGGAATTGCTGCGCTGCTCGCATATAGGCGGCATGCGCCTCTTCTGCGCTATCGAATAGGCCGAGGTACTTGAGGCTCCCCTCAATCCGTATGTCGGCCCTGAATCTACCTATTTGCTTGTGGAACCCGACACCCTTGAGCCCACTGGTGTTACGCAAAGAAATCTTACTATTTGCATTGTTTTGGGACCTTGTTGCCTCGCGAAGATTGCAGGGACGATTGTCATCACGTACTCCGTTGGCATGGTCAACGTGCAAATCTGGCCAACGACCATTTGTCATCGCGAACGTGATTCGGTGCTCATAGATGCGCGAACCATCGATGTAGACCCGGCGATACCCATCGCTCTTCAGGCTTCCGGCGCGATCGTCGGCGTGATGCCCTAAGCTAGCCCCTCGCCAGCACAGGAACCCGGTCGCTTCATCGAGGCGCAACAAAAAATGTAACCTAGCGATCGCAATTCGTCTCATGACCTAACTCCTTTCTTGGCCTGCTCTCTGGCTTCCGAGTAGCCCAAAGCAAGGCGCTGCTTGACGTTCGAGTACTTGCGATCCTCACGTTTCGATGACACAAACCGCGAGAGGAAGTCGGAAAGCTTCTCGCCCTGTTTAGCTGCTGGCATGGCGACTCTCCGAAATGTTGATGGCGGTATTCATACCTCAATCTTGATGATTTGGCAAGATTATCGGGTGTGGACTAGCCAAGCACCCGCGAAAACGAGCGATGCAGCCACCGGATGGACGAACAGTCCGACCAAAAAGGCGACAAACAGCGTGCAAAGGCAGAATTTCAGCATGATTGCTCCAGGGTTGATGTGAATCGTAGCGACTGCCGAACGAATTCGGGCATGAGATGCGCTAAATCCGGCACAGGAGGCGGCGCTAGCCGCGCCTGTGCCTCTGCGTATCGCTTGGCCGTGTAGGCGCTTATCCTGAACTCGGCAGCGTCGCCAAGGGGCTCGCTAGTGCGGAATAGACGAGTTTTCTGCGCTCGACCTTTGCGATCACCACGCAGCATGCCCAGCTCGATAAGTAGTAGCGCCTTCTTGCGGATCGCGTCCGGCTTCTGGCACATCACCTCGGCCAATTCATCGAACGTGGCCCCTGGATTCGCCTCGACCGCCAGGCATAGGTTGCGATGACTATCCTTCATGATGATCTCTCCATTCGATGAACGGCTTGCGCAAATGCTCGTGAAACCGCTCAGCAGCGGTCGGATTCGTGTCCAGCTCGCGGCGGCTGTCTATGCCGCATACGACGCGCACGACCTCGGCAGCCTCTGCCGCATCCCCCGGATTGAAATCGGTGTCGTGCACGAGCCATTGTCGAAACACAGGGTCGCGGCAGAGGATTGCTGAGAGGCGTGCGAGGGACTGCATGGTTAAACGAATCTCGTAAACGAAAGCGCCAAACAAATCGCATTGAACTCCCGAGACGCAGTTTCAACGGCGATCATGTAATTTTCTTGCTCTTTAAGCATCGCTGAGTGCATCACCGCGTTCTGCTCCACGACAGCCATCTGCATACGCAGAAGCTCACGCGCTACATGCTGCGTGCGCTTCTCCCTCAATCGTTCTGGCGTCATCACAAAATCTCCAACGAATGTTGAGCCACGGCATAACTGATCGGCGCGAGGCTGCTCATACGAAATGCCTCTGCGCATACCTAGCGATCAACAGAGCGTCAGAACGCCCATGATGCTTCTTGAGCGGACAGAATGCAGAGCCGAACAGCTTTCGCGCATGGGCAAGACTCTGATCTTTGGTATCGCTGATTTCGCTCTTGCGGATGCCATACCATTTCTGCCATGCCTGGGGCGAGACGAATAGCGTGTCTACACCGCACAGTTCGAGCACTGTGCTGATGACAGCCTTCGTAGCCGCCAGTGATGCCATCGTCTGCACCGAACCGCCAGCGAAGGTGTTTAGCACCTCCATGACGCATATGGCGCTGCGATCAGCTGGCAAGCGTTTCAGCAGAAGCGCCTTCAAAGCGACGGGGTCGATCTCGTTCTTGACCTTGCTCACATCTCGCTTGAGGCGGATCGGCAGGTCATCGACGTAGACGCTTTCACCGTCGAGAGTGGCGAGAGCACCGGTTATGCCAGGGTCGATACCAATGACGATAGTCATGCTTTAGCTCCATCGCGCACGCGTGTGCTGGTGATCATGGTGTCTCCCAAATCTTCTGCCCAGTGGCCAGTTTCAAAGCCCTGGCGATCTGGTACAGGTTCGTGTATTCCTCGCGATCCTCATCCGCACAGTTCTCGAGCACCTTGCGTCCAGCGCTCGAAAGCATCGCGTCAGTAGCGCAGCGACGGACCTCATAGGTGAGTGGCAAGCCAGATAGCGACATCCCACGCCGAAGCAGCTTAAATGCCCACTCAGCGGTCGGCTCGGGGTTGGTCAACCGCTTGAGCAGCGGTCCAATCTGCGCGATATGGGCATCAACAACACTCGGCGTCGATTGACCTCCGCTTTCAAGCCGAAGCGTATGGCTGGCAGATTCGTAAAGCCGCGTCTGCTTGCACAGGCCGAAGAACTCGGGAAGCGTCGGCGGAAATTTCAGCGTAAGAAGCGCGCCAACCCCGGCTTTGAGCTCAGCGTTCGATAGTTTCGCGAGTGCCCTGCCCCACTCGACCTTAACGCCTTCGAGGTCAACCCCGCGCCACTGGTCGAGGAAACGAGCGCCCCACGTCCTGGCCATTTTCTCGAACAGACCCGTGACCCAATGCTCCGGCGCAGCATCCTTCGGCCAATTGCTCGGCGCTAGGGGGTTAGATGTCGATGATGTCGCTGGCAGGTTCATGAGGCGTGTTTCCGGTGAGAATTTCGTAGGCGCGTCTGCGATCGTCATGCACGTTCAAAGGCTTAGAGGGTGATGCGCGGGCCTGTGGCGCAGCTGCTTCGGTGGTCCATCGCTCGGCGATTCGAAGGACGTACGCCGGCGCTATGCGCTGACCTGGCTTAGCGGCTTTGGCTTCCGCACATGCGGCTTCGACCGTTGCGACGGAAACACCGGCATCAGCCGCTGCGATGATTCGGGGATCTGCGGGTTGCGCTGCGATGCTGTATCGACGCATTGCAGCAGACAATTCGGCAGGTTGCGCGCGAGGTATACCGCTATGCGTACTTTTTCCGCCTGTTGCTAAGGTTTTAGGTGTTAACGGTAATGGTAATGGTAAAGGGCATTCCTCAAGCACCTCTGGGGCATCTACTTGAGCAATGCTCGGAGCATCCTTTTTTCCCCATCTCGCTTCCGCTGCCTTCCGTGCCTTTTCGCTCGCTGCCCCTTTTCCCTCAAGGGCAGCAGCGATTTCCTCATCAATTATCTTGTGATGCCATGCACCATCATGGACATAAAATAATTTCTCTAGAACAGGCCGCGTTTTCTTCCAAAGAAATGCAGATAAACGCGTGACGTTTTGCAGAATTTCATCATCGTCGGGCGGCGGACCAGAGCGCCAATAGTCCATCATGAGCAGAAAATATGCCCCATGTTGTTCGGTGGTCAAGCGAGTTGTGTCCGCCAAATAGTTACCGATATAAATCGGCATCCATATGTCGGCCTTGTTCTTCTCAGCGCACGCCATGATGCTCTATTCCTGCTCTTCTCGGCCATACCAGAGGTCTTTTAAGACAATCGGTAAGTTGCGATCTTTCGCAATTTCGATGATGCGACGATGGTGCTTGCCCGGCACTTGCCCTCCTTGCGGATCTTTCGGGCGAGGCCTGCGCCACCGGCAAACCGTTGCTGAGCTTATACCCAGAGCTCTAGCGAGTGGCGCGATTCCATTGAATTCTTTGATGACAATCTCAGCGGGGGTCATAGCAGTCCTCTTTCCGTTTCGTTGATATTAGCGTATCACCAAGAACACCTCAAGGGAATCTTTCCTATACTTCGGTGGTCAAGTTGTCATTACCCCACTGGAGTATCCAATATGCGACACATTGACCTGAAATGGTTCCGCGCATTGCTCAAGACCCGCAAGATGTCTCAGAAGGAACTGGCGGACGCGATCCATATGAATCCGTCAAGCATGTCCCTCACTCTCAGCGGCAAGCGAGAAGTCAGGCTCGGCGAGGCTCAACAGATAGCCCGAGTGCTTGATCTGTCTATAGAAGAACTCGTCGCACACTTCGGAAATGGCGACGACAACCGCACATCGATTGTCAAGTTCTCCATAGTCCGAGGCCGCAAGCGGAGGAAAAGGACAATACCGCTATTGCCATGACGCAAATATTTATTCAAAAATCATTGGCAAAATGCATACGTTGAATTATAGTTGATTCCAACGCAGCACCACGAACAACCGCGAGGCCGTCATGTACCACGTAATCGATATCCGAACCGGTGCTGACGAAGGCGGCTTTGATACGCCTGACGACGCCCACACTTTGGCTGATCGGCTGGAACAAGCAATCGGATACGTGCGGTATGTGGTGCGCTGGCTCAATTTCTAATAACTGGAGAGGAAGAGATGAAACTGACACTGGAAATGCTCGATGCAATCGCCCTGAATCATGGCGGTCACGGCTCGCCCGACGATGGTCACTGCCTGCTCGAAGTCGTGAGCATGTTCGCTAACGAACCGTTTGGCGACACGCCGGAATGCGTCGATCCGGTGCTTCGTTCTTTCGGCATCTCGTGGAACGACGGCATGCACTGCGACGAAGAGCGCGAGCAGCTCAAGCAGTACATCGTGCGCCTGGTTGGCACGAACAAGGGTCCCGAACTCTCCCGCAAGCGTTCTTGGATGGCGATGGACTGGTTGGTACGCGTGCATACCGCTGCCTGGCTCACTTTAACGCCGGCACTCATGCCCCATGCTAATGCGCTGAAAGCGCTGCCACCCTTAACGTGCGAGCAAGACTTGCGTCTTGCGATGCCAGCACTTGAAAAGGCAAAAACCGAAGCCGCAAACGCATGGGCCGCCGCAGGGGCCGCCGCAGGGGCCGCCGCACGGGCCGCCGCATGGGCCGCCGCAGGGGCCGCCGCATGGGCCGCCGCATGGGCCGCCGCAGGGGCCGCCGCATGGGCCGCCGCAGGGGCCGCCGCACGGGCCGCCGCACGGGCCGCCGCAGGGGCCGCCGCATGGGCCGCCGCAGGGGCCTACAGTAAAAACCCTCCAAGCCTCCGCGCATGAACTGCTGTCGCGGATGATCGACGCCGAATAGCGTTAAGCGACGGCCGCTCCATACGCCGCAGCGGTGGGACGCCGCACCACTCTCAGAGGTATCCATGAACTTAGCCCGTACCGAATCCATAGCAGAAGCGCGCCACGAGCAAGCTGCATCGCATTACACGCGCTTGCTGGGCCAGATTGAGGCATACAACGCTGAGCACGAGAAGCTCGCTCGCACTGAATACGAGCGCCTCTGTGCAGCTCCAACCGGCCTCGACATGCAATGCGCTGTCGAATACTTCGCGCAAGCTGAGGGCACGATTCTGAGCTGCGCATGGGCCGGCGACGAAGCGAATCGCGATGCGCGTCTCGGCTTTGCTGTGCGCACACTGCTGGCGACTGCATTCGGCAAGATGGCCGACAACAAGGCAGATGAGCTGATGACTGCGGCTGAGAAGGCTGCCGAGCGAGGTGCAGCGTGAGCGAATCCAAAGCTTACGCCGAAGCGATGGTGCGCGGCGACACCGACGCCTGTTTGCGCATCGAGCAAGCGCATGGCCTCTATGGCTATCCGCCTGAGCTTGTGTCCGCTGGTTTGGCCGCGATCGACCAGGGCGGCGACGCTCACAGAGCTATCGATGCAATCCTCGGAGATGACGAATGAACCTCTCTCCAAACGTCGACCTTAAACGCATCCGCTCGGGCGCGCTATATCGTGCTCGCAGCTTCCTGCGCTCAACCTTTCGCCGCTTCGTCGCATGGGATCGCGCACACCCGGTCTGCGGGATGGTGCTGGCTACTCTTCTGGCGATTGTTTCGGCTTATCTGGTGGTGCTGTTATGAACGCACAAAAGCACTATGGGGCGCCGAAGATGGTGAGCCGTAAATGTGCATGGTGTCGAGACCCTTTCCAAGCGCGTGAAGCAGATGTTAAGCGCGGCTGGGGCTTGTTCTGCTCGAAGTCGTGCAAGGCAAAGAAGCAGGAAAAGCGCACGGGCCAGAACGCGGCATATATCGAAGGCTTCGCCGCGCGAAACGATTACGACGATGACCAGAGTTGGGATGCCCATAAATGAATGACTCCATGTTCCCCGGTAGGGTCGTCTACGACCTCTCCATCGAGAAATACCATGCCGATCGCGACAGCATCTCGAAGACAGGCCTCGACCTGATCGACAAGGCGCCAGCAATCTTCCATGCGTGGCAGTCGCCCGATGCGCCCGCTCGTGTCGCTAAGCCCGGGCAACTTGAGGGCCACCTTGCGCACTGCGCGATTCTTGAGCCGGAAGAGTTTGGCAAGCGGTACGCAGTACCGCCGAAGAATGCGCCACGCAAGCCCACCGAAGCCCAGTGGAATGCAAAGAAGCCGTCCGATGACAGTATCGCGGCTATGGAATGGTGGTCTGCGTGGGCCACTGAGAACCAACAGAAGTTGCCGATTGCGCTCGGTCAGTACGAAGTGGCGATGCGGCAGGCTGAGAGCGTGCGCGCTTTGCCGGAGATTCGTGAGTTTCTGTCGCGCGGTCGCGCCGAGGTGTCGGGCTACTGGACCGATTCAATCACCAACGTGAAATGCAGGTGCCGTCCTGACTTCGTGCGTCCGCTCAGCAAAAGCTCAGTCGTGCTGCTCGATGTGAAAACCTGTGGCGACGCATCGAAAGCAGAATTTGCGAGAGTCGCAGCACGCAAGAACTATCACCGGCAGGATGCCTTTTACTCTGGCGGCTATGGTGTAGCGGCAAATGTTTCTGTCGAGAAATTCATTTTTATCGCCGTCGAGTCCGAATGGCCATATGCCGCGGCATCGTATGAACTAGGCAATGAGAGCCGCGAGGAAGGATTTCTCGAAGTCCACCGCCTGTTGGACATCTACGAGGAATGCCTGCGCACTAATGTATGGCCTGGCTATGCGGACAGCACCACCACGATAGACCTGCCGCCGTACGCATTCAAATCTCAGGAGGTTGAAATTGGCTACGTCTGATATCACAAATCTTCGCAGTACGATCGTACCGAAGTCGGATCAACTAAACGCCGATCAACTGCTTGACGGCGATATGACGATCACCGTTACAGACGTGCGCATGGGCAATGATGAACAGCCCGTGATCCTGCACTACAAGGATGATCAGGGGCGTCCGTTCAAGCCTGGAAAGACCATGCGCAAGTTGCTGATTTTCGCGTGGGGTGAGGACGGGCGCGAGTGGATCGGCAAGTCCATGACGCTTTACAACGATCATGCTGTGAAGTTCGGCGGGATGGTCGTGGGTGGAATTCGCATCAGCCATTTGAGCAATATCGAGCGCGAAATATCGCTGTCGCTGAATTCTACGAAGGGCAAGAAAGCGACGCATACGATATTGCCACTCACGGTCGTAACGCTCGATGACGTGCTCAAGGCAATCAAGGCCGCTACTGGTCGCAACGCGATGAACGCGGCGAAGGTGATGGCAATGAAGCTCACCTCCGAGAGCGACGTGCAGGCAGCTAGTGATGCTTATGCTGAACGCGCGAAAGAGTTGCGCGGCGGTGTGACGAGCGCCCAACCGCCCGTCGAGCCCCAACCTGCCGCACTCAGCGTCGGTACCAAGCACCTCATCGACACCATGAACAGCCGCATGGACATCGACGCACTCGACGCCGACGCCACCCTGATCAGCGAATTGCCCGAAGCCGACCGCGAAGAAGCGACCGAGCGTTACCACCAGCGCCGCGAAGAATTGCTAGGCGCATAACCAACCCCGTTGGGCGCGCATCCCCGGCGCCTCTTTTTCTTCGCTGGAGATAGGCATGCCAACCATCACGCAGAAGGGTTTTATCCACGCCGCCGTAGACGATTACACGAAGCTGCTCGAATACAAATTCGCCACTTACCAAGACATGACTTGTATCGGCTGGGTGTTCGTATGCGAGCACGAACTAACCTTTGAGGTTCCTGGCGAGTTAAACCCAATCGCTATCGAGACGCAGGCGCTGAAGCGCAAAAAAGCAGAGTTGACCTTGGAATTCAAGAGACGCGTGACGCCGATCAACAGTCGCCTGCAAGACCTCAAGTGCATTGAATCATCCGCCACATAACCGGAGTTCGCCATGATCGGATGGATATACATTTTCGGACTAGTCTCGCTGCTTGTTACCTTCTTGTGTGTATTCATCCGCGGTGCTGATGAGCGATGTTTGCGTTCAGAGCCGAAGCCCGATCCTTCAATTGAACGTACAGCTCAGATCATGCTTGATGAATACCACGCACAGATGCGCGCGGGCGGTGAGCCACATTTCCCACACTGGGCTGACGACATCGTAAGGAGCAAGAAATGAAAACCAAAGAGCTAGAAGCATTCATAGCAGCCGCGCATGATGTGATTGATATGAATCACGTGCGGCTCGACGGTGTCACCGTATATGGTATGGGAAAGCTTTGGTCAACATTGGCAGCATACGAATCGGTCGAGCTGCACAAGCCTGCGCATTTGCATCCGAAGGCGAGCGAGCAGACCGATGAGGTGCTCACCCAGTCGGCGTCTAAGGGAGGTGCATGATGGAAGATTTCGTGGTTCGCCACTACAGCGCTGACGAACGGCCAACCATCAAAGGAAATGGGTTCGATTGACTGCGTCTTGGAGAGAATCGAGAAGAGGCGCAGGTACTTACCGAGTATATCAACAGGAAGTTTGACAAATTGCGGCGTCTCTCTGCATCACATGCAGCACTGCTAGCAGCGCTTGAGGAAGCCGAAGCGATTATCGCCAAGAACACGTATCCATGCCCAGATAAGCCAAATAGCACATGGGGCAAGTTGGAATCGATGCGCGCAGCTATTAAGGCTGAGAAGGAGTTGGGATGAAAATCATTCAGATACAAGCTATGGGAGGGGAAGACGGAGACCTGTACGGGCTCGATGAGCAGGGAGGGCTCTACGTATATCGGTCTGCTATGGGTCCTCACACACGCCGCAATGGTCAGCTAGAGGATGGGTGGACGTCGGGATGGGCCCCGATGGACTGCGGCATCTCGGAACCAGTCCCACACCCGGAAAAGGAACAATCATGAGCAAAGAACTTAGCGATAGCCGAGAGGCGTTTGAGAAATATTGGGCTGACAACTATACCGGCCCACTGATGGTCGATGACTACCCATCGACCGAAGCGCAAATCTGCTGGCTCGGCTGGCAAGCAGCTATCGCCCACAAGAGCGAGGGAGTTAAGGTGCGGTTGACACAAGACGTATTGGATCATTGCTGGGAAATGTACCAGCAAGGTCAAATATCGGCCGATCACACCGCTAAGCAAGTGTTCGAGGGAACACTTCTAAGCTTGGCAGTATGGCTTGCGAAACACAATCTCGTCGCTGTCTCCTGCAAAGCATGTGATGGCTACGGTTCGATTTGGACCGGGATAGACGAAGCGCCTGCTGACTTGTGTAAATCGTGCTCAGGAACGGGAACAGCACCTGCTGCGCCCGTCGCTGTGCCGGTAGATGCGAGCATTCCACCGATTATGTACAACGGCGATACGAAGCGCGACCCGGCATTGAAGGCGCTGCTTAATGCGCAGATTGCTGATCGGCTTTCCATGACGACGGGCCAAGTCAAGCAATTGGATGCGGTTCTAGACCGCATATTTGACGGACCTGTGATAGTCCCTGCGGCAGCGCCGAGCTACTCGAAACAGATCAAATGGCCAGAGGGGTATTGCCTCGACCCGAACGGGGCTATGACGTGCCCAGCAGGAATGCATGAAGCATGGAGCTTCGGATATGACTTGGGCTATGCAGACGCGCTGATCGCCAAGGCACCGCAAGTAGCATCGAGCACGGACGATTACGCTGCAACCCGTTTGCGTGGCATCTGTAAGACGCTGGGTTTAGAGAGCGCTATTCCAGCGGACGATGCTGAACTGCTTGACTCTCTCTTTTCGGTGCTGGGTCAGATCCGCTTCCAGATAGAACGGATGCAAGCTAGCGCCCCCGTGCCCCATAGCGGTGAGGCTGCGCCGGTAGGAACGGCAGGCCCCGAAGGAGGCGCACTCGTGCAGTTTTCGAAGTGGTATGCCGCACAAGACTTTTCCGGGATGCCGGCAAAGGAAATTTCTTCGCTGTCATTTGATGCGGGGCACCTGTTTTGGCACGAAAAAAACTTAAGCGAAGATTGGATTGAAACGGCAAAAAGCCTTGCTCGAAACTGGAGATTATCCCGGCGCGGTGCTGAGTCACAACAGGCATTCGCAAGATTTGAGAATCACCTTAAAACCCACGGCGCCCCTATCGGTGAGGCTGGGGGAGTGGTGGCGCATGTTCCGATTCATCCGACGCAAGGGCCGTTGTGGGCCAACACGGTGCCATTGCTCGATGTCGGTGATCGTCCGAAGCATTACCCGACACTCCCTCTCTATTTCGCCGCCCAGCCGCAAGCAGCGCCGAGCACTGATACTCGGCACGTTGGCGATTCCAGGTTCGAAGGTTGGTATTCGGACTACCGTGCGCACGGCGCGAGTCCCAAGCAGATAGCGCGGGATGCTTACGCGGCTGGCATGGGCGATCAGACAGCAGCGCCGAGCGGGCTGAGTGATGCGGTACGCGATGTGCTGGCCGAGCGAGTTCGTCAGGTGAATGTTGAAGGTTGGACGGTCGAGCACGATGACGAGCATACAAATGGGGAGATGGCGAAAGCTGCCGCAGCATATGCACTGAATGCAGGAAACATAGCGATCGGATGGCCCAATGATCCTATGCGTGCATTTTGCGAGCCTCCTCCATGGTGGCCTTGGAGCCGCGAGTGGTGGAAACCTGACACGCTGCGTTGGATGCTTATTAAAGCCGGGGCATTGATCCTTGCCGAAATTGAGCGCATCGACCGCATCGCTGCTGCTAGCGCTACTGGGAGCGGAGCGTGAGCGACGTAGCCGAAAAGACAATTCTCGACCCGTGCTGCGGTGGACGAATGATGTGGCTTGACCGCCAGCACCCGAGCGTGATCTTTGGCGACCAGCGTCACGAGGTGCTGAC